ATGGCTGGAAAACGTAGTAATGGCGAGGGTTCTATCAGTTATGATTCACGAAGAAAACGCTATAGGGCAAAGGTCACTATTGGATGGGAAATAGATGAAAAAACGGGAAAATCAAAACAAATTGTAAAAAATGTTGGTTCAAATTTTAAGACCAAAGGTGAAGCAGCACGAGCACTTGCAAACTACTTAGATAATCCATATGACCTTGATAGTAAAAATATTACATTCTCACAATTGTATGAAAAGTGGTATGAATATTTTGTAAAGACGCATGAATCTCAAAGATATAGATTAACATCTGCACATGCGTATTGTTCTGCTATTTACGATAAAAAGTTTAGAGAGTTATCCATTTTAGATATGAAGAATGTAATAGAAAATGGATTTCGTATCGGGACAAGAGGTAAAAATAAGGGAAAGGAAATGAAAGCAAGTCCTCAGACAAAAGAAAGCATTAAATATTTATTTAATCACATATATGATTATGCTATTGAAGCCAGGATATGTGAAATTAATTATGCACGAAACTTTTTCTTAGATAAAGAGGTATTTAAGCAAAAAGCAAGAGAACAAAAGATCAAAGATCCTTTTACAGAGGAACAATTAAAAACACTATGGGAAGCAAAAGATTTTGTTCCATTTGCTGATATGATATTATATGCTTGTTATAGTGGTTGGCGACCTAGCGAATTAATTAGTTTGAAAGTAGAAAAAGTTAGCTTAGAAGATAATTATATTCGTGGTGGAATCAAAACTGAAGCAGGTAAAAATAGATTAGTTCCTATACATCCATTGGTTAAGAATATAGTTGAAAAATATTACAATGAAGCAATCAGTGTTAATAGTGAATTTTTGTTTAATGATATATCTAAGAAAAAAGGTATGGGATTATCCTATGACCAGTATTTATCTCGCTTTAATAAAGTCATAAAAAATTTAAAGTTTGATGGACATCTTACACCACATTCAACAAGACATACATTTATCACTAAAGCCAAGTCTTTAAATGTGAATATGAACGAATATATCCTAAAGAAAATTGTTGGACATAAAATAGAAGATATGACTGAAAAAGTATATACTCATCGAGAAATAGAAGAATTGGTTGCTGAAATGAACAAGATAAAATCGTAAAAAAATAGGGTACACAGAAATTAATCTGTATACCCTATAATTTTATTTCTATTTCTACTTGTGGTACAACAATATAGTTATGTTTCATATTAGATTCAATTGCGAGCCATTCTAATATATCAATAAGAATTTCTGCATCATCCATTGTATTAAGTGTTACATCTGATAAATTTTTTGTTATTCCATCATATACTTTATATTTCATTGTAGCACCTCACTTATATACAGTATAATAGAAAGGTACTTTTATTGCAATTATTTTCTTAACAAAACACAAAGATTGTTACTGGTAATAGAATTGTACTTCCTAAAATTACTCTTGAAAGTGGTGGTCTTGATGCGATTATATATACGATAGACAACAGTTATATAAAACAAGGCTATGAAGCTGTTGGAATACTTGGTGTTGATACAAGGGGAGCTGGTCTTAATACTGTGGTATTTGAAATTTCTAAAAAAAATACAGTCCGTCTTGTATTCTCAAACATAAGCGCAACCAGCATAACAAGACAGCCTTTTGTAAAAGTTCTTTATATAAAAACTCAGGCTGTTTCATAAGAGCAATAAGATTATTAATAACGAACAAATATCATATTGCAATATAGGTCATTAACAGTTGTAGCTCCACTTGAGATATTTTTGTAATGTAACCTTAATGTACCATCACTCCTTGGCACATCGGATGCCCTTACTGGAATAACGTAATTATTTGAACTAGTTCCTCCAATGCCTAACACACATTTATAGTTTTTAACAGTCGGTACTGAAAAATATATTTCTGCACTCTCTCCGGCACCAATTGTTGTGGCAGCATATATTTTTACTGATTTAATGATTACTATAGAGCTTAAATTTGTGTTTAGTTGGATAATTATTTTTTCTTAAACTGGTATATTTTCTTGCCAAACACTTTATAGTAAGGTGGAATATCAATTAAATAATCAAATAATTTCCAATCAATATAATCAAGCATAGGAATAATTGCAGCTACAATAAACATCCAACAACCAATAAACATTAAATTTATTTGTGAATTCCAAAATGAGAATGGTAAATTTCTATAATCCCATATATGATAGTCATAATTAATTATATTACCGACAAATCCCTCCATCAATGTTGAATATGTAGTACAAACCATGATTTGTATTAGATAATCTGTCTCATATGTAAACACATTATTGAAAAACATAACAAATAGACCAATAAAACCTGCTAGAAAAAACATACTTAAATCGGTTCTTTGTCGGAATGCCATCTCTATAAGAAGATATAATCCTCCACAGAAAGAATATGCAAATATGCATTTACAGATAAATTTAAGGATTTTCTTAACTATTTTCATGATAATGCTCCTTATTCTGTTGCAATAAATGCTTTTGCAACAGATTGTTCATGCTCCATAATTGTATTATATGTATTCAAATATTCACCAGTTAAGTCCTGACCATATGCAATAGATTCAACTTCAGCCTTTTCCTTTAATGATTTTACATATAATTTTAATTGATTAGCATATGTAATATTGTGAGCTTTATTCATTTTCTGAGTCATATAAATTTTTATAATTTCTTCTACCGTATATAATTTACAAGAACCATTATCACAATGATATGATTGCTCCATATTTGTAGATTTTGCCATTTGAGCTATATCATCAATATTAGCTTGATCTTCAATTGTATAAGAAAAATGTTCAGTCTTGCCATCTATCTCAACATCGACACCATCTATAATCATCTTATTGCAAATTGTATTTAATTCAGAAATTTTATTTGTTTTAATGTTTTCCAATGTTTCAATGATAGGTTCTGTTGGTTCTGGATTTTCAGGTGTAGGTTCAACATATTTAGCCCCTGTAGAAAGGTAGTAAGCATTATCTGTTGATTCTACATATATAGTTTTATAATCACTATAATCTGCCATAATACTATCATTAAATTCATTAATTATTGCAAATCCATTTGTAATAATTTCGTTTGGAATAGCTTTTTCTGATTCAATTTTAATGACATCATCTTTAACCCGTGTCATTTTGACATTAAAGATATTATCATTTTTATTAAATTTTATTTTTTCCATTGATTTTTATTCCTTTCTATATATTTATGTACGACAAAAAGCCCTTATTATAAAGGGCTAATAATTTGTCGATTTTTTATATTCACACTTATACAGAATATTTCTGATAAGACGCTTTTACATTTGATTGATTAATATAGCAATATACCTGAGTTGTTGATAATTCTGAATGTCCCAAAATACAAGCAACGTCTTGTATTGGCATCCCTTTATCAAGAAGATTTGTAGCAAGTGTTCTTCTATATCTGTGAGGATGAGCATTGTCAACACCACATTTATTACCAAGTGTTTTAATAACAGCTTCAATACCGTTTTTTGACAAACGTTCATATGGTGACTTTTCTGAAGAAAAAAGACAGTCATTTGTATCTGTTCTACTATTTAAATAATCAATCAATCTCATTGATGCTATATCTGTTAAATACACCGTTCTTTGTTTATTTCCCTTACCAAGAACAATTACCTCTTTGGTGTAAAAATTTATATCATCTCTATTTAATTTCACAACTTCTGAAACTCTGCAACCTGTAGCATATAAAAATTCTACAAGTGCTTTATCTCTTTTAGTGGTACAAGACTCTTGCATTTTTACCATATCAACATGAGAAAACGGTTTCTTTATTTCTTTCGTATATTTTATCTGTTTTAATGCAGCACATGGATTATTATTAATAATTCCTTCATTAAAACAAAAATTAAAGAAACTAGAAAAACACCTTCTCATACCATCCAATGTCCTATTGGATACCTTTCTACTTTGTTTGTAGAGTATAAGGTACATTCTTAAATCTGATGTTTCTATATTGTCTATAGGTTTGTTTATATAATGCAACATTGGTGTACAGATATTTTTGTAACGCTCTAATGTCCCGATAGATTTTCCTTCCATTTGTTTTGTCAAGATGTATCTCTTTAAGATTATATCAATAGAGCTTTCAACTGGTATTATCTCTGTAGATTTTGGACTTATATCAGAATCTTTAAAGGTAATATACAACACTTCTTTTAACTTTCTTAATTGCTCTACTGATAATTCTTCTGACATAAAATTTAATACTTCATCAAAACGATCTTCTCTGTAACTTTTCATAAATGTTCTACCTCCAAAAATAAAATAGGGAAATATTTCCAGTTAAATATTCTCTGTTTTAAATATGAAAATATAGAACATGCGTTCTTAACAAAACACAAATTTAAAAAACGCAGTTGTTGTCAAAACGTATACAAAACGTTTAGAACTTGCTGCCAATGAGTATTTTGCAACAAAAGTGACCGCACCATCTGTAGAAGGATATAAATGTATCGCATCATGCTACTGCGCGCAAGTAAACGGGAATAATACAAAATCTTATATTTATTTTTCCGACTACAGTGAGAAAAATAACAATCTTGCTATTGAAAATTTACTTTCGCAAAAAAAATGTATCAGAACATAAGATAGTATTTATACAGAACAATAATGGCAAATATACATCTGCCATATCTTACGATGAAGACAATTATTACTATTGAACTCTGCTAATTCCAACAAACCTTGCTTCTGACGCATTTATGAAAAAAGCCTTATTGTACGGAAAGATAATACAGTATCGGTTTGATAGTTACCTTTTCACTTACGTTATGTGCTAACAGACCAATTGTTTTACTGTTCTGACCAGTTGGAGTTATCTGAACAAATCTAGTGGTTGCTTCTATTCCAAGTGGGATGATTGTTTTATTTCCGACACCAATATCGGATTTATTTAAAGTAATGCTTGTTCCTGTCCGTGCTTCTACGGATTGTGTCCATGTATATGCGTGTATAGTGGTCAAATTTGTGTTTAGTTTAGTAATTTGTGACTGTAAATTATATCCACCAGCAGCCGATAATGCATAGTTATCATTGTTGGTATTCAAGGAAGAAGTAATTCCATTAATTGCACCAAGAGTAGTTTCTGCGTCACTTCCGTTATTGAATTCTACTTCTGATGCCATTTGCCATTCGCTAAACAACTGATATCCGTTATCTGTTTTTATATATCTCTTAGCTTTAAAAATAGTAGATAAAATATTCATTTCATATCCTCCTATTTAGAAAAAGGTTGTACCCAAAATACTTTCCCAACCATTTGTTCATCTGTTGGTTTTTCGAGAGAGTAAAAGGTGTCTTGATCAGCAGTAAGATTGAGAACCCATACTGCAAGTTCCTGTGTTTTCTTTTTTAAAGAATTAAAAATAGAGGCTCTACCGCCTCTATCAATATTTGCATTATTCAATTTTTCAACAGCGGATGAAAAGTTGCCAGAAGTTATATCTTCGTTATAGGACTCCAATACATCCATATCATCTGCCTGTAAATCACTGACTGGTATTCTGGTTGTATCTAATTCAGCCAATTTAATTCCTCCTTTTAATCCAATGGTTGTATCCAAGATGAACCAGTATCATAATCTAATGTTGGTTTATCTTTTGATACAACTGTCCCTGATAATCGTTTTGTGTATATTCCGATATTTTGTATTTCTTCAGCAAGTAAATTAAAATCAGCAGCATTTACTTCATAATCATCCAATTCAGGATGGTCATTTCTTAATGCTTTTGCTTTATTTATTTTATTATTTTCTATAAATGAATAGATTTGCATGACAATATCCTTTACGGAATCGTCAATGTCTTTTTTATTATTCATAGACAAAATTGAGTCTGGAAACAAACTCCCAGACTCTCTTGAATAAGTTATTGCCATATTAAATTCTCCTATTCGTATAATTGCAAGAACCGATACATTGTAATAGTGCTAGTGCCGGCTGCAAAATTATCAGATTTTGATTTTACAACATATGAATATGTTGTATTCTCTTGCTGCTTTTTATAGTCTAATTTTACATTTACATCTAACCAAGGTAACAGAAGAGTAGTAATAGTTACCGTATCATACATTGTCGTTGTAGACCTATTACTATATTTTGCATTCTGCATTGCAACTGATTCTGAAATAATATTATCATACTCATCACCCGACTTAGAATCTAAAACTTCTCCCATTTTTTGTACACAGAATGGTGAAAATGGTTCAACTCTAAAAACTATATTTTTCTGTTTTACGTTATAAACCTTAGAAAAATAAGCCTTTGTATAATATGAATCATTTTCATTGTTAGTTAATACACATAATGCATGTGGTTGATATACGCCAAGATAATACGCAACATACTTATCTTCAATTTTATATATTTCAACTACAGCAGTTTCGCCTTTTAACAACTCTTTTGCATTTAATGGGGTAGTGGTATATTCATAATAAATAGGAATTGCATCAAGAGAATTGATTTTAAGTTTTGCACCAGCAGAACAATTTGCAGTAGGTTTAAATGCTATCATATCATATTTTGAATAAGCTCCTACATTATCCAAACTTAATGTATACATATTACTTATATAAGTTACTTTCTCTGCAAAATAATCTATATCATAATCTTTTCCAAATACTTCGGTTACATTTCTGATTGATTTAGTATCATAAGATACAGACTCTGCCGATGCACCAACTAAGATTTGCTGAATATAATCGTTATCTAACTCAGCTCTGTCTGAATCCAACGAAGGAATCATATCAAAACAGAAATTATCATAAACATCAAAATACATTTGACAATTAGGATATAAATCTCTAATCTCAAATAACATATCGCTTATATAATTTCCGCTAGAGAATTCCAGGTCATACGGTATGACGTTCCACTCATCATGTAATTTTCGATACTCAGCATAATTATCATTATTTTGCGGCATTCCATAAAACTCACCAATATCATCCACTATGTATTTATCTACATTAGTAGATGATTTTAATAAGTTTATAGTAGAACCACGCAAAGTCTGTTTCTTTCCGTCCACAATTTTCGGTATTTTAATTGTAGGAGCACCGCCAATTTGACCATTTCTTGTACCGTCAAGTTCAGCCATTCTATCGGATAATTCTAATGTGATAGAATTAGTTGACTCGTTATAAATGGTGCTTGAAGATGTGATACAATACCTGCCATATGGATAGTATATATATTCATCTGTTCTTTGATTGAAGATTCCAACTTCGACCTCATAATACAATCCAAGCCAATGTGAAATCTTTGCTTCTATATCATTAATAAAGTCATCTAATTTAATCGTACAACTTAATGTACGTCTTATATTGGAGTCAGAATCTATGTTACTAGAGCCAAGATCTGTAATGCCGGTTAATACATCTATGATTTTTCTTTTATTGTTTGTTACAGATATTCTCATTCGATATGTTAAAGCATTTGTATTTTGAAGAATCAACTCTTTGTCTAATTCGGTTATTCTATATCTCATATGCAGCACCTACCATTTATTCGGTTCTACATCAGATAATGCAGACCAATACAAATCTTTTTCACTATCAGAATCACCAACTTCTGTAAAATCAAAACTGATTCTCTTAATATCAGGATGCCCACCATCAACAATAGAAGGAGTTCCTGTTATCTTAACAAGTTTCACAACTCCATTATCGAATTTTAAAATCTTTGGTTTTCTATTGGTAAGCCAGTCCATTATTTCTAATAAATAATCCATCTGTTTCTTACCAACAAGAGGTTCACAATTTTCACCAAATTGTAAAAATAGGGCAGTAATATTACCAGAACTGTAATTAGTATCTGCATTATTTATAACTGCCGGATATTTACTATTTAACAAAGTGAGTACGCTGTTGGTTGTATTTTGAGTGATGTCTGTAGAATCTAAATTATAAGCAGTCTGATAGAAATGGTCTTTATCTGTAATACAGATTCCAATAAATTTAGAAGCAGAAGAGAGCAATTCATAAGAATTTTCAATACCATTAATTGTTGATATAATCATAAAATCATAATCTATATCTGACTTAGCATAATTATATTCTTTTAAGAAATTGAAATCCGGTAATTCTTTTATTGGAATAGTAAATATAGTAACCCAATCGGTTTTTCCTTTTTCTCTTCTTTTGATAACCACTGTGTCTGTATTTTTTAATGAGAATGCAGTATTACCACCTTCCAAATTCTCATCATACGGTGCGTTTACTCTCGTATTTTCATTCCATTCATCGTTAATATTTGATACTGTATCTGTTGAATTTGTTGATATATATAAGTGGTCGTATGTTCCACTATTAAGAGATATTTTGTCCATTTCTTGTGTGACGATAGGTTGTGGTAACATTGAATATTTTCCACTAAAAAAATCTAATCCTAAGAACATATAATGTCACCATCCTTTCTACGCATAATATGCCTTTAATGAAAAAATTCCATTAATTCTATGAATCTCAAAATTAATTATAGAATCTTTTGTATGAGTTGCAGGGCTGTCAGTAAGTTCTTTATATATTACATATACACTGTTATCTTCAGTTGCTTTTAGCTTGCAATAACGTATATTTGAAATCGACAATAATGATAGATTTACTTTTGCTTCATCATACAAGATGTTACAAAAACATGTATCATATATATCCTTTGCTCTAATGATTACGGTATGGTCATTATCGACATGATTTATATTATAAGTAACAACATTATCACTATCAATAATTGCTTCTCCGTTGACAATTTTATAATTATTGTTCTTAACATCATAATCAATTGCAATAATATTTGCGTCTATGAAAAACTGACCGTTCTTTGGTATAATATTTGCACTCATATTAGTTACAATCGTTTTGTATTTGACAACAATACCAATATATCCAGTATCTATTTTAAAGCCATAAACAGTAGATCCGATTGCTCTAATATAATAATTTGTTAAATTTTCTAAGCCATAATAGATATGATTAGAAAAATCATCATAATACATATTAGAAGAATATATATTGGTTTTGTTATTGTCATATAATAGAAATTCGAGTTCTTTAATAGAATCTCCTTCATTCTGTGTAAATGTAATTTCTGATTTTAAATTAGCAGTTGTTATCATCTCTCCATTAGTTATATCAGTGAAAACTAAAGAAGGAGTAGAGTGACAACTAAAATTCTGTGCTTCAGATAATGTACTTGCATTTCCATCTACATCAAACACTTGGACTTGAACAACATAAGTTTTATTGTTTGTCAAGGTATTGGCAGGAAGAGTGTGAGTTAATTTTAATCGTTCTTCGGTTTGGTCATAAACAATTGAATAATCATCATTATTTCTAATTACAAGTCTGTTTTTTACTGCTTGTGTACCAGAATAAGAAAATTCAAATTCAAACTCTTTTGTAGCATCAAATACATCTATTTTATTTATTGTAGGAGTGCTTAAAGCCATTTTATTTTATTCCTCCTTATTTAGTTCTTAATCCACAAATATGCATATTCCTTAATTCTCCAGATGGTATTTTAACCCATACCAATTGACCAATAGATAGATCACAGGGCAATGCATTTGGAATCGAATGTAAAATTCCCTCATATGGTATCTGATAGTTTGTACCATCTTTACCATGTACTACAGCCGGGAATGTTTTATCTTCACGACATTTTCTGCTGTTAATTAATATCTTTACTGATTCTAAAATATTATTATTCATAAATTTCTCCCAAAATAGGAGAGTAGCATAAACCACTCTCCATAAATAAATTCCTTTAATTCCGTCTATTCGCAAACTGGTAAGCGTCAAGTTTGAGTCTGTTTAATTCTCTTGTCAGGTTTTCATAACCAGAGTTATTTGTAACATTCGGTAATGTTATATTTACACTCTGAGTAACCATAACAGGAGTATTATTAGCCTTCAAACTAGACATCATCTTTGTATAATCAGGTGTTGTATACAAAGTAGCAGCAGTTGGAATACTTCTTAGTGCTTCACCAAGATTTTTGATTTGTTCTTGATTCATGACAGCTTCGCCTTGTTTTAAAATTGCCGGTACTTCATATTTCTTAAGACCATATTTTTGAACAAGGTCAAAGTTGGAATCTTTCTTGTTAAAATCAACAAGACCATTTTCAAGACCATTATGATAATATTTTACTAAGAATCTTCCGGCAGGACTTAAATGCTTCTTGATATAGTCATCTGCCTCTGATTTGCTACCAAAGCTAAGATTTGAATAATCTTCTTCTTTGTAAACATACCATTTTCCGTCTTTATATTTATAGACTCCTTTACCATTAAAGCTACTTATTTTACTTGATGCTTCTCCGCTTGTGGAATAACCACCTACAAGATGCAATACATGATATGCTTGTTGATTTTGAACAGGAGTAGATGGAGCAGAACCACCACCTCCTGAACTACCGCCAGAACCGCTACCTTCAGATGCAACAGCATCATTTCTTGCTCTTGCACCGTCTAAAGCAGCTTGTGTCATCTGACGCTGAATTTCAAGATATTGGTCACGGAACTGATTTAATACATCCAAACGTCCGTCAAGGACATCTTTTTCCCAATTAGCACCAAGAATCTGAGCAGCATACATTCGTTGCTGTTCTTTCTCGTAAGCAGATGAGATTTCATTCCACTGTTCCTTCAGTTTGTTGTAGTAGTCTACCTTTTCCTGATAAGAATCAATGAGAGACTTGTTATCATCAATCTTAGACTGGATTTCAAGATATTTGTCTTTAAAAGCTTCAATATCCTGAGTACGGTTCTGAAGAATTAGTTTTTCATAATTTTCGCCCCATAAAGCAACCGCAAGAGCTTCATTGGTTTTCTTCTTATAGGCATCTGCAATATCATTCCATAAGTCACGATATTTTTCAAGAAGTTCAATGCTATCATCTAAGGCATCTTGTTCGTCTTCAAGCTTTTTGATGACCTCTTCATTCTTAATGTCTTGAAGATTCTGCTGTGCATCTTTATAAGCATCTTGGTCGATATCATAAAAATATCCACGACCTTCCGCATAGATTTTTACATTTCTTTGCTGACGTACTTTATCTAATGCAATTAACGCTTCTTGCTTCTTACGTTGCAATTCTAAAGCATCATTCTCATCATTGATTGCATCAATCTTGTCTTGTAATAAATCTTTCTGTTCATTAAGTCGGTCTATTTCGTCCTGATATACTTGGTCTACTGCCGATAAGATAGAATCGTAATCATCTTTCTGTTTTTCAAGAAGGTCGTTTTCGTCATTTAAAGCATCAATCTTATCTTGCCATTTCTGTGCCTCATCCTCTAACAAATCGGTTACAGCAGACAGAACAGATTTATATACTTCTAATTGCTGATTTAAACGTTTCTCAACATAGTCAAAATACTCTTTAGCTGTGATACGACCTTTATGATACATATCATCTAATTTGAGAGTGACATCACGAACATAATCACTGTATGTGATTCTGCCACCTTCAAGAGCTTTTTCGAGGTACTCCATGTATGCTTCAATTTCTTCTTTGGCGGTGTCTGATGCGGATTTGCCTGAACCAGAACCTTTAGAACTAGAAGATGATTTTCCAGCTACTTTTCCAAAATTACCTGCACTAATAGAAGCTTTTGTAGTTTGGATTAATTTAAGTTTTGTATCCAAACCTTTCATAACATTTTCAGTTGCAGTCTTATCTTTTCCTGCTGCATCGGATATTAAAGCAGACAATTTCTGTGCTTGAGCGGCAGTCATAGCAGCTTTTGCAACACCGTCATAAGAACCACTTAATTGTGCCAGACTACTCATAAGAGCAGCGTTACCTGCAATGTAATTAGTAGTTGACTGTGCAGCTTCTCCGTTTGCAATAGCTTGTAATTCAGTCATTGCTTGTGTAATAGCAGTAGCTTGTGCATCATCAAGTTTTGCTTGTGCTAACTGTGCCATTGCGTCAGCATTAAGAGATAACTGTCCGTTCTCTACTTGCAAACAAGCAAGATAGTCGTCACTAAGAGAAAGAAGTGACTGAATTGTGTCGATAGATAATGTTCCACCATTTGTATTGTATTCCTCTACGGCAGAATTTAGGGTGTCGTATGCAGACTGAATTGAGTCTATTGCAGAGTTAAGGTCTGAAATTTGTTGTTTGAGAGTGTCTGCGTCTGGAATTTCGAAGGAATCTTCTGATGCTTTTTTGTGCTCATTCCATTTTTGAATAGCCTTGTCAGCATCATTAATTCCTTCTGTAACCTTGTTAAAATCATTGACCTCTTCATCAGTGTTAATACCTTCCGTATCAAAGAAATCTTTAATCTTATCAGAGTCATTAAACCTATCTGCTGTCTTTTTGATAGATTTTTGCAAAGCATCTGTATCCTTAATTTGAGGTTGTAAAGATATACTAATAGCATTATCTTCACCAAGAAGGTCGTCAAAATAATCTTTTATCTGCTGTAAGTAGTTAGCTTTTTCTTCTGGTGTCAAATCTTGATTCGTAAATACTTCAGATATTGCTTTTGAAATTTCTGGATTGTCTTGTACGTCATTAATAGCAAATAGAATATTGCGTCTTAAATATTCGCTAACCGCATTCCAATCATTTTTATCAATATTGTCTGGTAAACTAGAAAAATCAAAATTCATAATCATATCTTGAACAGCAGTTTGTAAACCACTATCGTCAATTTGATTATAAGTAAATTCTGACTGTAACCATGTATTCAAATATGAATCAATAGAAGATTTTTCACCTTCTAGTTGTTGCTCTGCATATTGGAGATTTTTTCTTGCTGTTTCAAGCTTTGAAGTAAATGCAGTATCAATATCACCTGTTGCAGTGATTAAATATCCAGTTACTTCATCTCCACCATATGCATTTTTTCTTGTAATATTTGTTTTCTCATAAGCTATGTTTAAATCTTCTAATGCTTGAATATAGTTTGCTAATTCAACTGTAGCTTCTTCGCCATCTTCGTTCTCAAAAGTACCCAAAAGGCTATCTTTGTCAAAAGCCTGAACCATGCCGCCACTATTTTGTAACTGTTGATATGCATTATTAATTTTGTCAAATTCAGATTTTGCAGATTTTACTTCTGATTCTGCTTCACCCAAGTCTTGTACATAACCTTTATAAACATCAGGAAATTCATCAATGATTTTTTGGTTTGCAAGGTCTTTTTCTTTCTGAAGTAAATCGTCCAATGAGCCAACAATAGTGTCTACATCGCCAGATAAATTTAAAATAGCGTTACCATTATCGTCATAATTCTTACTAAGTTGTGGAAATACATCTGCAAGCTGATTGCTCAAATCAAGGAATTCTTCATACTCGTCTGTACTTAACGAACCACGACTTTGATTTACTTTACCAAGATTTTCAACTTCTTGTGCAAGTTCAGCATAACGCTGTTTCGCATTTTCTACTGTTTCTGTATTGGTCTTTAAATCATCGTTGATAGAAGCAATTTTATCTTTTGCTTCTTCTGCGGCTTCTGTAATTTCCCTAGAGCTATTTATCCAAGTTGCAAAAGCACTTACAACTCCTGTGATAATAGCAGAAATACCAAATGTTAAAGCTGCGTTTAAGGCAGTAGTAGCAATAGTGAGCCCAACAGTTTTTGCTGTTGAAGCAATAAGAGATACGCCATAACCACTTAAACTTGCTTTCGCACCATTAAGTCCTGTTAAGTAAGAACCAAGTTTTGCATTTGTCAACGATACAGCAGTTGCAAAATTCTGTTGTTCTTTTTGACTAACCGCACCTAAAGCGTTGTACTGTTTCATGGCTTGTGTTATCTTTGTATATCCTGTTATATTGCCTTGCAATGATACAGAATATGCCGACATTGAAGCTATTGAACCTTTTATGTTTGTCAAATAAGAAGCTAACCCATCGTCACATTGAGCTATAAGTCGTTGCCAACCTTGTTGTGTTAATGAATTGTGTTCGATTGCTTGATTATATTTATAAATAATCTGCTCCGCATTAGAAAATGGTGTAATAATTTCTGAATTTACAGAAGATGCCGTTCCTGCAAACCAAGATTTCACTGTGTCTTGTTTGAATATCGTACTATTATATGGTATACTTGTTTGAGGAGTATATATTTTAATGGATTGGAGAACGATTTATGAAAAAACAGAAATTATTTATTTTATTTTCTCTTGTAGTATTGTGTTTATCAGGATGTAGTAAAACTGAAAAAGACAATTCATTTGATACAGACTTATATGGAACTTATTCAGATAACCTCAATGCTTCAAATATGGATTATGTAAAAAAAGAAAGCTATATATTAAATAAAGATAATCTATATGAACATATTGTATATGAAAAATATAATGACAGTATTTTAAGAGATTCCAAAATTGATGATAAAATTGGCAATATTTATGAAACTAATAGTGATATTACAGAAATAGAGTTAAACAATGGAAACTCATTTAAAATAACACTTTATAAATATAAAAATATGCTCGGAAGATTTTATGAGACAGATGTTCCGAGTGGTAAAACATTTGATTTATTCCTAAAAAACGAAGATTCAAGTGTTAATGAAGGTCTTGTGTTTAATAAAGATGGGAAATATCATTATTGCACCAATTATGATAACTGTACTGATGATAGTAGTACATTTACAAAATATAAACATAAAGGTGACTATATTTACCAAGCCGATTCTGATGGTAATTGGACTATCTTGCTTTATGCAGTTGATGATGGTTTATTTGCAAAGGAATATACTAAAACTGAAGAATAGGAAACATATTATGGATTTTTTACCTAAATCAAAGCATAAAAAGAAGAAAAAACATCAGCAAAATAATTATAAGAAACAATATAATACAAATATTCCTGTGCAGAAAGTTCCAATACCAAAAATCAATCAAAATCAAGAGAAAATAAAACAGAACTGTCCTTGCAATAAGAAAGGATGGTGTGTTCTTGCTGATAGAAAATGTGTACCATACTCTCTAAAATGTAAATATAATAAAGAAGTATTTAAAAATAATACCTTCTATTACCAAACAGAAAGTAGCAATAAAACAAATACGGCTACCAAGATATCAAATTATAACTTGTATGAAGATGAACGACATGGCTCAAATAAAGTCATAACTACTTTATCTGATAATAGTATCGTAGAATTATATGTATTCAAAGGTTTCTTACAATTAAACCCTTTTCAGACGATAGATTATGAGATTACAATTAAGGATCTTCACACAAATAGAACAAGTACTATTTTGGTTGCGTATAATAAAATAACAGAAAAATATTATATCTCTGAGACTCAGATTAAATACTGGCACAAAAGAAATTTCTTCCCTAAAATTATTCTCAATATGTGTAATGATGGTTCTGTTCCCATGATAACTGATGGTTTCCAAGAATTTTCTAAATTGGCTTTATATGGGTATAAAGTTGGAATTCATGGATTAAACGAGATACAAAGACATAAAATTCTTAAATATGTTATTGATAATAAAATCATGAGAGGATATGAAATTATAAAGCATCTACAAGGATTAATATTCTTGCGGAACGAGCAATATAATAAAGACTTTTCAACCGCAATAGAAGATTGGGAGAATGATATTATTTTTATTGAAGAATATGTAATTTCCAAATCAAAATAACAGAGTAGAGTCCCTAAATGTCCGACCTGTGGATTAACAAACATCCGCAAGATGGGTGGTATAGAGCGTGGAGTTTCGATAGCTGCATTTGGTATATTTAGCAAGAAAATTAACAAGACCTTCAACTGTGGACAGGTGGTTGTATTAGATGATGACACCGATACAATGCCACCTTGCCCAAGCTGTAATGGAACAAAATTCCATTAATCAGTTAATGCGTATCGCTTGATATTGAACGGCTTACCAAACCACTGAGTCCAGATTGCGAGTTCTTTTACTCTATTTTGGACTCTATACTTTGAATAATAAGTTAATGGCAATAACTGTTTTAATGTGTAAATAATTTTTTTCATAATTTATTTCCTTTCTTTTTTTAATTTATATATATAAAGACCTGCAATATATAAAACAGGTCTTTTTCTATGTGTGAAAACATACGTTCAGACTACAATATTTTCAAATTTCGTGTTACACTGAATAAGAACTGTATATATACAGATGCAACTCATTAACTATACACCAAATGGCTTAGAACCATAGAAAGCGAAGGTGTATTCACATCAGAAGTTTATACAATTCTGGACGTTCTGTCCCATATAACTTCCCAAGACGATCACTCAATAATCAGAAGGGAGGTGAGATATGGAGCAGACTTTTACTACGTTGCTTTCGTGTGTTTCCACGATCGCAATTGCCTTTGCGTTTACATTACTTGTAGTAGTTGTAATCTTATTGGTTTGTAACTATGTGAGTAACGTAAAGTATTTTGAACTACATGCCGGCAAACATCTCTGGTTCAAAATTAAACGCAAATAATTTTACATAATTATTTTAACTTCTGCTAGAAAATTTGAGTGTTTAGTGTAACACGGTGCACAATAGTGTGAGGATAACATTATGTTGTCCTCATATTTATATATTCTCTCTTTCAAAGTTCAGTCACTTATGTATGATAATGAATAGAAGAGAACTAACGTTCCGACTATCCTCATTCAGTATTCAATGGTAAAATATTCCTATCAAGATAATGTACAAGGGAGGAATTTTACTATGGATAATACAGAATTTGATTCAAAATTAGCTGCACACAACGTTGCAACAATACTCACTCAGGCAAGTATTGGAGAGATTCAAAAAGAACAAATCCCAATAAATGTAAATTCAACCAATATCGCAACATCATTCAGAGATTATAGCAAACAATATGCTTATTATTATAAAAGCTTTTATAATGAAGCATTGCGTCATTTTGAAAATGAATTAAATGATTACTAAATAGAAGAGGGCAATTAGCCCTCTTGGTTATATTTATCCACTGTTTTTAGTGGTTCTCTTAATATTAACTTTTTATCGTTTTCAATTAGACCAGACAGAGATTTTACAATTTCATCAGATTCAATGATTGAAAAATCTCGTTCTTTCATTGATGAATAAATTTCATAAACAAAATTGTCAACTTTAACAGGGTTATTCACCCCATCACGTTTCATATTGTTATGTCTAATATTTTCCCATATTTCATTATTTATCATAATCTTTTTCTCCTTTTATAATAATTTAGGTTATTCCGTCCAAGTAGATAGGAAAGAAGAGCAGTAAGAAATTGCTACTCTTTGTTTTTCATTGTTATCTAATGAAAAAAGACCGCCCCATAATATAGGCAGTCCTTAAGATAGTAGAATAGCCATGCATATGTGCATGGCTACCTAATTGATCTGTTCATTATAATAGACTCAGTTGCACGTATGCAATTCGTCCGTATTGAGTATTTCTTTTGCAAGATAAATGTATCACTCTATAGGGAAGTTGTCAATACTAAAATTAAAGAATTCATTGATTTTCTTGTAAATTCTCAATATGTTATATTCCCCAACATTGTACGTTTTCGGATAAGAAACCTTTTCTATTCTACGATAATGAATCATTCTCATTTGGTCAAACCTAAGATATGATATTTTCTCAGGATTTCGTTCTTTATTAGGAACTCCTAATTTAATTGGAAACTCCATAATCCTCAATGGTTCACTTGAACATGGGATAATAAAGTACATATTCGCTTTCATTCCTGATATAATTATTCCGTAATGACCATCAGATAATTCACTGCAATATCCATAGCCAAAATTTATATAAACAATATCGCCTATTTCAATATTTGTTGGATAATTTGAAGGCAAAAATTTCTTTTTCTCTTCAATTAATTCTTTTCGTTTTTCTACATCCTTTTCTAATCTAATTTTGGATAACAAAGATTTCTCTTTCTTATCCTTTCTGGTATCCAATGCTAATTTACGACACCATGAGAAAAATAAATCCCAGTCTTCACTTCTTACATTATCAATAACAGTACCTTTTAATGAACCAATAAGAGAAGATATTTTTCTGTTTTCTTCTTCTGTCATAATATTCCTCCATTTTAGAATTTGTTACACATAATTATATGACAGAATTTACTATATATCAACATAAAAGAAGAGTAGCCAATCGACTACTCTTCAAAACATTTTACTGCAATGTTTTTACAATTCCACGCCAATAATCGAAACGTCCTTTAACATTCTCTCTACTGCCAGTTCCAGATTGGACAAACTGTTTATATTCTTCATTGGAATCATATGTTATAATAAATTCAGAGACTTTTTCTGCGAGTCTCGAAAATGATTTTTTGTCTTTTATTATTCTGTAGCCAGCATATAAAATTTGTGGGATACTTGTAGATGGAATTTTTACTTCACCATCAAACGATTCATTAAATCTATCCATAGCTTCTTTTAATGTGTCAGCTCTATCAATATACTGATCTGCATAATCAGTTACATAAGAATCAATATCTTTTGTTCTAAAAGATGTAAATTCCTGTTCCTGGGTAGAAGAAATAAGCATCATAGCTTGGATAATTGTATCTCTGTCTGTTCCATTCTTGCGCTGTGTTTTTGACATAATTTTATCCATAAATGGATGATTAGCGAGAGAGTAGACTACTTCACTAAACTTATCCGACTCATGTACTACACGAAGCAATTTACCATTCAGAGGTTTTCCTGAATTCTGACGAGCAAACATGATTTTTACTTCTTCATCTGTATAATCAGATAATGTGCAAAATTCTAAGGTACAAGCGAGAAGGGTTTCTTTTACTTCATCATCAAGTTTTTTGAATTTCTTTCCTGCAATTTCATATTCCTTAATGACTTGTTCTCCATTTTCTTTTACGGATATGAATACATTTGGAGTATCTTTGCTTAATGAAAATACATCATTAATATAATCAATGCAGGTTGATGTTCTTTGAGAACCGTCTAATGGATAAATTACATTTTCTTCCTCAACAACATAAATTGGATTAACTGGAATACCACTTAATAAACTATGAATCAATAGACTCTTCATGCGTGTATTCCACTGTCCAGTCGGACGCTGTAGGCGGTGTTCAAATGATATATTACCCTTCTTGTTTTGATTATTTATCCATTGTAAAGTGCGTTCTTTGCTAGAATTTTTCATCGTGTTACCTCCTTCAAAAAATGAAAATTTTTACTAATTTGAAGATAACACAGATGAAATTTTTTGTAAAGATTTTTGAAAAAATTTGAAGATTTTTCGTATTACATAAATCGACAAAACATATGTTTTGGATTGTAAAATTATGGTAATTTGATACAATATTCGTTGAGGTGGATGTGTTGAAAACAACACGATCAAGGGAACTAGGCAATATCTACACGGCTGTCTTTACTGAGGCTTAAGAACAAAGTTTCTCCTCTTCTGATATATATGTTAGGAGGGATTTTATGAAATTTACTGTTGATTTCAATAGTATGACTAAATTTGTGATTGCCATCACAATATTTACGATTGTTCTTAAAATTATGTAGTGAGTCTAGTGAGGGAATATTATATCATTTTCATATATAAGAGAGTAGAGTGTTCTGCTCTCTATTTTATTATTCTCTGTTTGAAACAGAAAATGTATTTGCAAATAACAGAATATGTGCTATGATATATTTATATCAAGCAAGATATATTCCCTACAAAATGGCATTGCTCAAAATAGAGTGGTGTCATTTTTATTTTTCAATTTGAAATCGAGATTTCTTGGTTTTGTTCCATCTTATCTACCTCTAGGAACTGAGAGGTCAAACTGTGCAAAAGCAGAAGATAAGTTTCCACTAAATAATATACCGTTGCACATCGGCATAGCATCGAATGTATATTCTTTCGACAGCGTTTCAGCTAATCGACTGTAGCCATTTCATTACAGTGAGGGTTCATCATTCCACAAATGAGCAGAAGAGAGGCTTCCCTGCGGATCTCATTTAGATATATCATAAGATATATGGCACAAGATTCCCCGTCATGGTATTATTTCCCATGAGTCTATTCAGACCATATCGACCTACATACAAATGAGTATGTATTTTATTTATTATTATGTATCTCATAATAAGTACAGAATCCTTGTATGCTTTGCCCATATAGGTTAAACTGTACAGTCGGCACATTCAAACAATAAAACAAATGATATTATTGGAATGAAACTTGCTAATATAATTCCATTCACCGACATTTTTAAAACTAAGAGCTGCTCCGATAGCAGTTAATAAAGTAGGTATTGCATTACCACTTTTTACAATCCCATCTAAAACTTCAATTAATTTACTTCCAGTATCTATTGCACCCTTGAGGAAATCTGACGACAAAAGATCGGCAGATAATTCTTCTAATTTTGCCTTTGTTTGATCAATTGAATATTGTACGCTTTGTTGGTATTTTTTTTCTTCCTCTGCGGCTGAACCAGCAGAATCCATAGCTTCTTGATATGATTTTTCAAGCAGCTCAGGATTACTCAAGGCGGCTGCTAAAGCGTTACTTTGCTGTTTTCCAGCTAATGCCTGAAGCAAAGAACTCTGATCTAAATCGGAAAGATTATTCCAGACTTTTGAGATATTTAATACGATATCATATATACTCTTAAATGTTTTCCCATCTGATTCGAGTATGTCATATCCTGTCATTGCTTTAATCATTTTCTGCAAATCAGCAGTAGATGTTACAAGACCATCAGTATCCTCACCAGCCTGTTCTAACTCTGATGTTGCCGAACGGATACGCATACTAACAACCTTCCACATATTTCCAACCTTTTCTGGGTTCTGAATTACAGAGTTGGTTGTACTAATTAAGGCTACACTTTCCTGAAGTGAGGTATTTGCTGCATTAAATGAAGCTGCTGATCTTTGAAGGGCTTCACCAATTCCACCAGAGTCAATTGGCTCGTTGTTCGATACATTGTTGAAAACGTCAATTATTTTTTCAGCTTCATCTGCTTCCATTTTGAAACCACGTAATGTAGAAATTAATGACTCATTCGCTGCATCAATATCAATACCATCACCAACATTTTTATACAATAAAGCGACTCTTGCTAATTCTTTCGAGTCTGGAATATTATAACCATTTCTCGACAAATCCGCAGTTGCTGAAATAGTATCAGAAATAGTTCCACCAATATCTTTTGCGATATCTGCATAACTGCTAAAATCGTCATATATCTGTGAAGATGTTGCTTCTGAAACTTTTGCTAAATCTGTAATTTGCGTATTTAAATCAATTACAGTAGAAGCGACCTGTTTTACTCCATTAATAATATCATAAAAACTGAACATTCCTGCCATTTGAGCAGCAAACTGATGGAATCCACTATTTTTCAGCGTGTCAATAAAACTTTTACCAGCTCGACCAGCTTCAACTTCAGCATTGTAAATCTTCATAATCTCGCCATGAATCTTATCAAGACTCATACTAGGATTACCACTTTCAATTTCCTTATAATAAGCCTTAATTTTAGCTTTTGCTTCAGAAGACATTTTGCTATTTTCATTGAGAAGCTTATGAATCTTGTCTAATTCTTTCTGACCAGAAACAAAGTTATATCCCTTTTCAGAAGCCGACATATTAGTTACAGTAGCGATAGTATCTTTGATTTTCTTTTCATACTTATCTAAGTTCTGAATATCCTCATCACTAGCGATACCATTTTGATTAGTCTTTATATGGTCAAGAAGAGTTGCATACTGTTTAACAGCATCACGAACAGCTTGTACATTTTTTAAATATGTATCACTTGACCAACCGCCATCTTCAAACCTTTTAATAGTTGTATCATATTTATTAATTTTACCTTGATATGAATCTAATCGCTTATCATATCCATTAAGGTTAACATTGGCATTCTGTTCTTTAGCCTGTGTATTTTCCTTGACCTTTTTAGTATTCTGCTCTAATACATTATTCTCTTCTTTGATGGAATTTGTAGCAGACTCTACAGATGCAGAAACATCTTGGTCATGAAATGCGTCTTTCCTTCCAGATGAAATATTCGATTCTTGTGGAGTAGAAGAGAGGTTAGATTTCATTTCTGCAAGTTCGCTGTTAAGTTCTTTTACAGATTCCTTTGTCTTTTCAACATCATCTCGTACATTTTCAAAACCATTCGATTCAATAGAAGAAATTCTATCTTTTACATCACCAAGTTCGGTTTTTACCTCTTGAATATCAGATTTTAACTCTTCAATTTGAGAATTATCAGAAGTAACAGAATTAGAAGTTGTTTCCTTTTGAACTTCTGCTAATTTCTGTTCAGCTTCAACAGTGGAAGTAAGTTGTTCTTCTTGTTGTCTTAATGATTTAGTATACTTATAACTCTGTTCTTGAGCATTAAAAAGAGCATCATCAAGACTAACTTGTGCCATAGCTCTATGTGATTTAATAGTATCATTATCATCAGGATCGTTCAATTGCTCTAAAAAACGAGCTTTATCTAACAATTCAACATAACGTTCTACACTCTTTATTATCTCAGGTGTAATTGCGGCTTGTCCTAATTTTTCTTTCACTTGAGAATATGCGGAATTAAAATCAAACAATTTATTTTTAAGAGAAGAAATTTCTTCTAGTAAATCATTATCACTACCATATTTTTTATAATTTGCATATTCTTTAATTCTATCAGAAACAATTCTATTTTTATCAAAAAATTTATCATTAATATCAAAATCAACAGTAACTTTTTCTAATTTACTTTGAGCGACTTCTTTTTTTAAAGCTTCTTCATAAGCTTTATAATATGCATAAGCGGCTTTTGTACCAGATTCTGAAGCCATTGCTTCTTCATTATTATAATAATCCTTAAAAGCATCTGCATATTTCTTTAATTGGTTATATGCTTCTGTTTTATTTTTTGTATCAAATGATGTGTTGATTTTTTTATTCAGCTCATTTATTTTATTCTCTATTTTGTCAATATCAGCAACAGTAGAAGAGGAGTCAATAAATGATTTTCCTTTTCCAATACTGAATATCTCAGTAAGTCTTTTATCAATCTGACCAAGCATATCAAGTGTATTACCACTAATGCTAAAATCAATCGGATTCTGACCTGCCTTCTTCTGCATTTCCTTAAATTTGGCTTCTATCTGTTTATCATCGAAGTTTACATTTTTAAAATCGAGAACAACCTTGTTAGCCATTTTTTGTGCATTAGCAAACTGTTTCAATAGTGATTGCTCAATAGTTGCATCATCAATTTTTATGGCAAGTTTTAATTCTTCAACCATTTAATTTCTCCTTCCTATATTTCATATTTCTTTCTAAAGTCTTTTACTGTGTTATGATAAAAATTAACCATTTCGTTATATGCATTGAAATTAGCTGGCACACCATATCCACCATGCCAATCACCACCATGCCAAGTTCCTGATGGATTAAAAAAGAATTTGCTTAAATAATCTTCGCCAGAAATTTTTGATTTTCTACCATAGTCATTCATATCATCTCCTGAAATTAGAAAACTACTAGACACTTGTTCAGACGAAATAAACATAAAAGTTCTATATGAATTTCTTAAATTGCCCGTTCTATCATAGTGTGGAGGATTCGTCTGATATGGCTCTCCATAATACCAATCAAGAACACTTCTATAATGTTCAGTCATTTTATCTTCAAATTCTTTTGCTATCTTTTCAGCTTGTTTTTGTGCAATAGCATGTAGTTGTTTCTTCAACTCTGGGCTTATCTTTGCCATTTCATCACCTCCAAAAAATTCACTATAATTTCACTATTTTTACACTAAAATAGGAGAGCAGTATAACCACTCCACATAAGAAAAGCCCTATACGCTTTGACACGTATAGAGCCTAATATTTAATCATTATGTATAATTCCGTATATTAACCCTACAACTCCAAACACAAAATAATAATGAGCCGTAGTTAATACAAAAGGAACAATCGGTTGTAAAACTTCTATACAGATATTATCTACATTGAATAATGTAAGAATCCATCCACATAGAAGTCCGTATAATATTCCACTTATCATATAAATCCTCCAAGGAAATTTGAATTTCCTATACATTTATATATGTATTTGTTTCTTCATCTAACTTTAAAAACGCATGAGCCAACGTAGCTTTTCTATCATCCTTAGAAACAAGAGTAGTATATAAATCTTCTGATCCGTCATCCTTTTTCAAAAGTTCACTCTCTGATCCAATTTTATTTTTGTTTTCCTGTTCTAATCTATATTTTGCTAAAAGCATTAAAGCTTCTCCACAAGTTCCGTTGAAATCATCTGGAAGATTAAACCAACATTCTTCTATATAAAATAGCTTGTTTGATACCATACCTTACACCTCTTTAAAATTTGCGATACTGCTAAGTTTATAATCATCAAGAATCTTTCTCAACTCATCATTGGATAAACTATCAAGTTTCTTATTCACAACTTCAACAAGTGGTGTGAGAGTAGCATTTGCTAAATCAGAAATCCTTTCAATCTATTTACTAATAAATGCCTGAGTAGTTGTCTCATTAAACTGGGTATCTGACTGTTTCATTGTTAAAATTGTCTTGAACTCACTTAATTCGCTCATAGGGATAAGTGGATTGGCTTTATCAGAACCAACCATTAAAATATCAAGTAAACCAGATGATTTAAGTGCATCATATCCCTTGATGAATCCTTTATCATCCTCGTCAATCTCAAGGTCGGTATATAATTCAATCACTGCACGACAAAACTGTACATACTGAGCAACAGAATTTACTCTAATCTTATCTGTTTTACGATACTTGGTTACTCCATTATCATCATAAGCTTCCTGCTCAAACATTGTCTTATTTACAATCAACTGTGCATAAGCATCTTTCTTAATGATTGATACATAAGGCGTAATTTTGATTTTACTTAATAACTGTTCCTTTAACGAACTATTTGCTGTGTGATTATACTTTTCTACAAACTCTAAAAGTTTCATATTCCTTTTTTCTCCTTTAATCATTTATTGGCGAGAATTTTTCACATTCTCCATTATGTATTTCTTTTTGAATTCGACCTTCTATAGCTTTCTTTAGAAGACTACAATTTCGTTTGTATCTTTTACATCCGATGCAGTGAGACTTAAATTCGTCAAACTGTGAAGCATTGTCAAAAACTCCAATGTAGTCAACGGGATAGATGGTCAATTCAATTCTTGGGTTGTCTGAATCATAATAGATTCTCTGTGGTCTAAATAAAGCCACATTGTCATCTTTCCAAATTAATTGTGTTTCTGTAATAGTGTCATCTAAACACTTTTCGTAATTCGCACAATCCTTATCAATCCTGTCAAAATAAAAAACAGCATCTATATTAAAATGCTGTGTACTGTTTACTTCTAAATCCCAACTTTGTAATTTAACTTGTTCTTCAATTATTTTCTTAAATTTCTTTTTATAATCTTTTGCTTCCTTCGTTTCATATACCATAGCCATAGGTCTACCATTTTTCATTATAGTTCTGACCGAAGTGTAATGATTGACCGAAGGTGGGAGAGGAGAAGTAAGTTTTAAAATATTTCCCATTATTCCTCCAATATAAAAAGAGCAGCTTCCGAAGAAACCGCTCTTTTATAGTTTTATTCCTTATTCAGTTTTAACAATAACATGGCAATAATAGCCATTTACAATTAGGATATTTGTCGATATTTTGTTTTACAAAATCGTTTACTTCATCTAACGTACTTTTATTTGTATCTTCTTCAATGCGATATTCAAATACATCGTTGTCATTGATACAAACTACTTTGTAAAAGATAGTTTCGCCCATAACCTACCTCCCCTATAAATTATTTAATACAAAATAAATCATATAAATCTACATGAAGAACTTTAGATAATTTTATAGCATTTGATAACATAATATCTTTAGAAACGTCATTTTCTATATTATTTAATTCGCCAACAGATATTCCAGTTAATCTTGACAATTGCTGAAGCGTTAGATTTCGCTTATTTCTATAATACCATACTTTATTTTTCATGCTTGAACACCTTTTTCTTGTTAGTGTTCTCAAATATTTATTTTATATTATGGTAATATTTTACTTCAAATATTTTTTAACATGTTGAAAAATATTTATGATATAATATTAATTTGTATACTTTTAAAGCAAAAATTAAAATTCGCCATTTTTTAAACACTCATGATATTTTTCAGAAATAAATTTCATACTTTCTTCAGCTTGTCCGTTTTCCATATTATGTTCACTTAAAAGTTTTTCATAGTTCTTATATGTTTTAAATACATTATTAAAAGCTTCTCGATTTTGCTTTTGACCATTAGATAAAGAAGAGCAGAAATCTAAAATATACTTTCTTTTTCTCTCTAAATTATTATCCAATAATTCGGATTCAATATTTTCAATACCTTTAGACATTTTAGTAATCTCTTTATATTGCCAATTATCATGTTTTTCAAGAAGTGAAATTCTATCTTCGATAGTTTCTTTGTCTTCTTCACGCCCAAACTTAATACGAAATCTCTTTTTGAAATATAAACAAATTTCGATAATTTCTTTTATTCCAAATAAAATTGCAAAAAAACCTAAAAATATTAATATATAATTAAGCTGTGTTAATTTTTCAATAGCTTCCATTTATATTTACCATTTCCTTCCTATAACAATTGAAGGAAATTAGATGCTGATATTTTAGTTCCATCACCACCGAGCTTTTGCTTTGAAGCATTAACCAATCCATTGCCATATGTGCCAGGATATTCAACGCCATTTGGGTTATAACCATTTAGATACATTAATATTTCAGCAGCCGTAACCATATATTGTTTTTCACCTTTTTTAACGTAGTGAGAATCTAATGCATTTTTTGATGCTGAACCAAATTTCCCATCTTCTACAAGACCTGCTCTATAATCCAAATTCATTGCGTGTTGTAATACTCTTGATTTCATAGCTTTGGTTTCATTTCCGACTTTTCCATCTGTTGCAATATTTACACCGGTAAATTTAATTGCTTCCTGTTGACCACGTTTAATTAATGAATTACCAGAAACAATACCTTGAATGGTTGTAGAAATTGTATTCTGTGATGTTTTAGAACCATCCGTATAGGCAACAATTACATGTTTGCCAGGTGCAACAATAATATCCCCACATTTAATATATTCGGATTTTCCAAGATACTTAGATGCAGTTAATTCTTTAAAATAACCAGTTGCAATTAATGCCTTTCCAATATTGCCAGAATATACAGATGAAGATAACATAGCTTTACTAAAAGCCACATTTACCGAACACGCAGCTAACTCAGAACAATCAATCTCGCATTTTGTTTTTACATTTGCAACTATCCAACCTGTATTTTTTAAAGCAATATATCCAGAACTACGATGTGTTTGACAATACCCAAAATAGTTATTTAAAGCAATTGCTTTCGCAGCGGCACCAATTTTAACAGCTTTTGATCTATCAGTACAACGATATACTCGTGTCTGTCCAAAATTATAAATATTTCCGCACCTTACTTCTTTACCAGTTTGATCACCAGGATTTCCACCCTTTAATTTTCCACGCTCATCAGAGGAAGCCCATGCACACATTACTGACATAAATTAATCCTCCTTTGGTTTCTCGTATGTTAATGCTTTATTAGAATCACCAAAACCTTTAGTAGTAGGGTCTGTAATTGCATTGAAAAGAGACATTAATGCCATTACAACAACATATGGATTACTAATTGCAGCAATAAAAGTTTCCCATACTTTTCCCCAAGTTGTTAAATCAGATGTTTGTAATCCGAAATATGTAAGAATAGGAATTACAATAGAAATAGCAACTTGTGCAATGAATAAAATATTCTTTTTGTTAAAACGAACTTTCCAATTAATCTTCATAAACTTTTCCTCCTTTACGTTTCATCCATGACCAATCTTGAATTTGATTGCATTTAGGACATGGAGTAGTATAACAATCCAATTCTTTATAACATCTTGCACAATAAGCAAAACCACCATCTAATTCTATTTCTGGCTGAATTGGAGTGCTAATTGATACATTTTTAAATTTTTCATTGGTAATGATTTGTTCATGATAGGTCATAATTACACCATTTTTTATATACTTCATTTGTATCCTTTTTAAGAAATACCATTGCAAGAATTGTATTATTTGTTTTTTCATCCAAACTGGTATACATATCTATTGGATAAACCTGATTTTTAATATATAATAAATATTGCTTTGGATTAACAATCCTAACAACTTCATGAGGTAAATAATCTCTTACTTTCTTTAAATTTGTTTTTACCATATTTTCCTTTTATTCCTTCTTATGTCTTCATAGCGTAAAAAATAGGGAACACAAAAACTAAATGAATAGTAATTATGTTCCCTATTAAAATTCTTTAAAATCACTATTCAACATTACTTTTTGCCTCTTTTTCAGCTTTTGCAATAATCTCCTTATTAACAGACACATTGCCTGAATTCTCTTTTTTACTTATTGTCTTTTTAGTTTGTACTTTTGCGTTCATAATTGAAGTAATAGATTTTTTATAACTGTCACTAAAATTGTTCTTTTTAGATAAATCAAGTTTGGTTAATTTATTTTTTGCTTCGATATCTGAAATCCTTTTATCTTCAAATGCTGAAGTTATCTCATAAATATCATGGCAATTTTCACTACAAAATGTAAAATACCAAGATTTCTTATTTCTGTCTTCTGCATTACAAACTGGACAAAAGCTGTATTTCTTACCGCAAATACAACAAGTTCTTAAATCTTTTTTTGACATATTTTCTCCTTAATAAAAAGGGCAGTAGTAACTGCCCTTAAATTATTTTAATTAAATGTCATCTTCTTCTTCGTCAATGTAATAAATAGAGAATAACTCAGAATCAGTAGAGCAAGCATTTAACATCATAGCACCTTTATAATCCATTGTCTGAGAATCACCGCCCTGAAGAGCAAGAGTAAATTCTGGACTTGGCATGAATGATGGAATATGAATAATAGCAGCCTTTAAAGTTTCTGTATCACATTTATCAACTACTAACGCTTTGAAGAATAATTCATGAGCTTTCGGGAATTTATTACCAGAGTTAGTAATTTTTGCACCACTATGAATTGTTTTCTTAAATTTAACGATATACTGAGCTTCATCTTTTGCGGTTGGTGGTGTTAAAATATCACTTGCTGGTTTAGCAGATTCTGACGGTTCTGTAACTGCATCTGTATGTTTAATTGAGAATGTTGTAGCAGTAGCATCACCAACACCTAATTTATATTCTTCTTTTCCCATAGAACCTTTGGCAGAAAGAGAATTTACAACAACTGATCCTTCTACATAGTCAGTAATATCTAATGTATCACCTGCTTTAACAATCTGAATCATTGGCATAACAATACCTTTGTCTTTAGTTGCAATTTCAGCATCGGTAGCAGAAATTGCCTCAATAACTGCAAGATTTAAGAATGCATTTGTAGCAGTTACTTCGCCCTTTTTACCAGTATATTTACGATATACTAAGTTACCATCTTTATCGTTAATATCTGTTGAATCTGCTGTAATATCAATATTAGCTTCTGTAAGCTGCGTTAAAGCATACAGTGGTGTACCATTAGATTTTGCACCATAACCAAACTGTAATCTATCAACGATTACGTCACCTAATTTAAATGCCATTATTTTTTCCTCCTTTAGAAATTGTTTTTATGCAATAAAAAATGAGCGATTAAATTTCGCCCATAAAATTGATTAAGTCTTGAGGGATATCTTTAGCTGAAATCATGCCGGAATATAATCCTTTTAATGCAGCTGTTCCCTGTTCATATTTTTGAATTCTGTTTACAGAATCCATGAATTGACATATATTTACTTCTTTCAATTCTTCTAATTTATATTTAAAACCTGGATGATTAACACAGCTAGATATAAGCGGTAAGAGAGTAGAATCATTTTCTTTATCTTTATCTTGTGCCGCTTTCATCTTGTCTTCTTGTAATATCCAATGTTTTGTTGTTTTACCTTTTGCCTTTTCCACCTTTGGATGAACATTCATCATGGTTCGAATATACTCTGCTATTTCCAAATATTCATTTTCGAAAAGTAATATATCTTGAAATTCACTATATAAAGCAAGAGTGTTACATTCTTCGCCATTTCTATTTCGTTCCATATGAATTAATTGGAAATCATTAAAATCATTTTCTTTAAAAATTAATTTCAATGGTTCAAATATAGTTTCATTATTTGCATTTCTTAACAATTGATATAAAATATAAAACACTTCAATATCTTTTGTCTTATTCCAGTCTTTTTTGAAAGCATCATAAAGAAGAACTCTTATAGAAGTAGAATTGTTCAAGAACGGTGATAATGCTCTATAAAAATTAGTTTCACCAATATTTAAAATACCACCGATAGTTGGAATTGAAATAGTTATACCATTTATTGTATAATCCTCACCAAAATACATTTTGAGTTTGTCAAAATGGTATTCTGGATGATGACTTTTTTCTTGTTTCTTTTTTATATCTTCTTCGGCAGCGGATTGAAGATTATCTAGTGTTTCTAATACATCCAAATAATCACCGCCTTATACCGTAATTCATAATAGAAGACTTTCCATCTGTTGTTTTATGAATTCCATTAGTGTCAACAACTTGGAATACAAGAGTGCGAACAATATAATTATTATCTGTCGTTGACTCTTTAGAAGATACAAGATGTGTTTGCATTCCAAATATATTCGACCAATTAAATCGCTCTCTTATTATAGAAGCAATAAGATCGTGTCTTGGAATACCAGTTAATTTATCATTTCTGTCATTACCATGAACAAAAATAGTAAATGTAACATTTGTATACTTTAATGTGTCCTGATAGCGAGGCATTTCATCAAAAGATACTTGGTAACAGATATAATGTTTTACCTCCGTCTGAGTGTCAGGAATAAACAAATAAGGACGGATATTGGATGTTCCACCAAAATATCTATCCCATTCCCCAAGAGGTTCATACTCTTTTGTATCTTCGTTCCATTCCCAGTTGATATTACCATCATCGTCAAAAAGTTCAGATTCTAATGACTTCTCATTAAGTGCATATAAAAGACATGGATTAAGCATAAGTGCTTTTTCAATCTTTTTCTTATACTGAATATTTTCATCATCAGGAGTATTCTTATATGCACGAAGCTTATTTAGCAAATCATTCTTTGTAACTAATTTTTCTGCCATAAAACACCTCCTATTCAGTTAATTCCAACGACAAAATTTCAGATTTAATCGGCAAGTCATCCTTAACAATTTCACACTTAATCGACAGTATTTTGCTGATAGTAGAAGTGTCGTTGGGAAACTTTACTTTCTTTTGGTTGTACTCTGTACCAGCTCGCCATGTAACTTTATCAGTCCAGTCTTCGTTATCAATAGCGCAAGTCCATGTAAAGGTTGCATCAGCATATTCAGTTGTAATATCTTCATTGGAATCATTAAATAGATTTACTGTGAGATTTTTATAAGAACCACCAACTTTAATAGTTGAAGTGGATGCTGAAATTCTTGCTGTGATAGAAGATGGGGGAGTAGTTGGATTAGATGGATCTGTTGGAGCAATTTCTGAATCGAAATAGTTTGCATACATTTCGCCTGTTTCAAGATTGACATAATCAGTATGCTCGTTCCAAAATGCTGTATATATAGTAAGCTTTTGAATACCAATTGGCATTGAATTTTCAACCTTGGTCACTGTCCATACGGTAGGATGTTCTGTTAAAGCACTTACTACAACTCGCATATTTTTAGAATCTTCAGAAGTGTACCAAAACTTCTCTGTAATAGAGTTCATTGGCAACCATATCTTATCCTGATTATCAGTATGTGTAAAATATCGGTCGGTGTAAGTGCCGATCGTGTAGGAACTTTGCTGTCTTAAACAACACCACATACGTCTCTTGATACGTTTATCATTATTCTTTTCAATCCATGTAAGTTCATAATTTACTGGTAAAATGAGATACTTTGGAAACTGATTTGCAGGTTCATCACGACAGATAATCCACTTATGATAAATTCCTCTATCATCTGGAACGTCCACGAAAAGTCCTATCGGAAATGTCGCAGAATAGCGTTTTCTAAAATCAGTCTCATAATAATAAAGGTCATCGTCCTCATTGAATCTTACAGGCTGACTTGGACGAAACATAAGATAGTATTCCACTTGGTCTTTGTCCATTGACTGATAAGATTTGATAATAAACTTTGCATCTATCTTTGTCTTATTAGTATTTTCATAAGTCATACCTTCAGCAAGTGAACGTGTAATTCCATGTTCATCTGTGAAGAAGTCATCATGAAAGTAGTCATAAATGTAACAAGTCTTGGAAGCAATACTGTTATCCCAAGTTTCTTCCATCAAAAAGTCAGATTCTTCTTTATAAATTTGACCTAAAGTTTTCGCATTATTTGTTTTGGCGTTAGCGATTCGCCGTGCTGTCTGTAAGCTTGGCATCACCAACACCTCCTTCAAACATCTGCTTAATGTAATTGTGACTATCTAAAATAGCCCTACGGAATGTCATGTAATCAAACTCATCGGATGTAACTTCGTCATAAGCGGCTTGCAAAGTAGTCATTAGTGTGACCATAATTCCATTATTATTAAATAGAGTTTTTGTTCCACTAAATTTAAACATGACATTCTGAAAAAATATAAGAAAAGCTTCATCATTCTCAAATATTTTTTCTTCTATTCGATTATCCTTATAAAGTAATAACTTATGGACATCGTTGTGCATCGCATGTGCAGCTTCTTTAATTTGTCTTTTAGTGAACGAACCATATATATATTTCATAGTTATTCACCTCGCACATATGAGTTATTAATATATCCATGACTTGCAAGTTTTCTACTAAATTCATGCTGTAGTGTATCCAATCTACTTTGCATATCTTTATATGGATTCTGCATGTTTTTTTCTTCTTTTGTTCCTAAAGCTCTAGCAGTAAATTTTGCAGAGTCAACCTGTGGTGTTAACCATTCTATTGTCATTCCAAGAGTGAACAATCCTATAACATATTCCTTATCTGCAAAATCGCTAACAGGATATTGCATCTCAAATTCAATCTGTTCCATTCCGTCATCCATATTAAATGAAGCGAATTTCCTAATAACTCGTTCATCACCTGCAACCATGTGTAAGCGTTCAGTCCATGTTTCATTAAGATCGTTTTCGTCAAGAGAAAGTTCTTTCATATCTGAAATACGTCCTCTTGTTCGTGAAAAAATTGTTTCATATGGAAGCGTCATTGTGAGCCTCCTTTACTACATATTCAATTTTAAAAGTAACTCTGTTCCAAAAATAGAATCAAGCGTCTGAATTCTCTTAACAGAATCAAGTGTTCCGTCATCAACCATACTTGTTGCAATAGTTTTTAATGCTTCCTGTGCTCCAATTGGAAGAGAATAGATTGCTTTTTCCATTTGCGAAGGAGTCATCTTTAAAATATCTCTTAAATCATTTGTCGAGTGAAGAGTAGAATATAAATCATCAAGTTCTGGATGTAATGCGATAAAATCTGCATCCTGTACAACAAAACGAGGTTTAAACATCATCTTGTCACCCTTCCTTGCTGCATAATCCAAATCTCTAAATTCAATTTCCTGAACGTCATCAATATCTGCAAATGTATATAAAGTATCTGATTTAAGTCCAACATAAAATAATTCTCCTGCGGTAAGAGACACACATGGAATCATTTCTGTTGGCTCAAACTTCTTTTTTTCTGATTTCTTTTCAGCCACATCAGTATTAGTATTTTCTATTGCTTTTGTGGTGGTCTTTTTTGTATATGCCATTTATTTTTCCTTTCTATCCAATATAAAAAAGAGTGGCTAGATAAACTAACCACTCAACCTTATTTACTATTCAAGAGTCCACTGACCAAAGTACTGTGGTAATACTACCTCAACACCCATTTCTCTCTGAACTTCATATTTCTGGAAGTCATCAGCGTGTTCACCCTTCTGAGTACCAGACTCATAAATCTGAGTTTCACCCTTATCTGTAAACCACACGAACTGTTCCTGATTCTTTGCAAAGATAAGAAGTCTCTTATCGTCAATAAGTCTCTTTGTTACATCATTGAAAGCAAATCTCTGAGGAATCTCAATAAGTTCTGTTCCTTCGTATGTACCGAGGCGACCAGTCTTTGCAACATCCTCTTTCTGAGACAAACTTCTCCAATCAACTTCTGTAAGACCATTAAGTTTCTTCAATGCAGTCTTTGTACCCATAATAACAACTTCTGCACTATTAGCAGTTCCAACATCCTCAAGAAGTGTATCAAACTTGTCCTTAGTAGAAGCAGATAAAGCACCTGTTTTTACAAACTGAGAGTTGTTAGGTAACTTAGTTGCAGCACCATAAATTCCTGTATAGCAAAGTTCCTGAACTTTATATACAAACGCTTCTGCAATCTTATCTGTCAGCTCAGTAAAATCAATACGTCCAAGTAAAATAAGATCAATATCCTTACCAATCTTTACACCATACTTCTTAGTATGAATCTTGTGTGCTGTACCTTCATTTAAGTACTGTAAAGTCAGATCATGGTGGTCACCACTAATTTCAGCAACAGCAAGCATAACCTTTTCTCTTGACCAAAACTCTTCCTCATCGCCAAGTTTAACATTTCTCATATCTACAAAATCATTAAACCACTCAGATTCCTTGAATGCTGTATCTACCTTAAAATCAATATCAGACTCAAGTAACTCATATACTTCTGTGTGATGAAGCTCTAAGGCTCTTTCACGTCTCTTATTGGATCTAAGATCCTCTTCAGTAAGGTCGCATACCTCCATAATAATTTTACGGATTGCCTTATTTGCTTCATGTTTAGAAACCTTTCTCTGGTTTCCGTCATCATCGTACTCATAAATATCAATTCCGTGATTTAAGTTATATGTAAGCTTCTTAAAATTTTCATACTTATCAGCATCTTCAAAAACTTTTCTTAAATGTTCTGTACTAAATCTCATCATTATTCTATATCCTCCTTTCTATTACGCACCAATTTTTAATTTTCCACTAGAAATCGTTGTGATTTCAGCTCCAACTGTAGGTGAGCCATCAAAATTATCTTCTGTAAGCCAATAACGATCCTGTGAATGAAGCATGTATCCACGAACTGCACCGTCTGCTGGATCGTTATAGAAATTAGAAGCAAGTGCGAGTGAACGAGGACTCTCGACATTATTGAGAGGTTTCTGATAGATAACACCAACTCCCTTTGGATCTCTAATTACAACAAGGTATCTTCCTGACGCATCTTTCATTGCGATATAAGCATCAATTTCAGTTGCAGCTTCCATCTCCCAATTATCAAGAGAAGTCATCTTACCTGGTTTGAAATGATATCCATTAGGTGTATCTTCTGTAATCTTTACAGATAAAATGTGCTCGCCATAATCCTGAGCAAGTAAATTACCAATTTCCATCTGTGGAAATTTTGTAGCAGCATATTTAATAGCCATTATGTTTTCCTCCTTAAATTTTGTTTTTTTTTGTAATAAAAAAGAACGCATAAAGCGTTCTATATGAAATGAAGTTATATTCAGTTTTTTAATCAAATAAGTTGCCGTAGTTTTTCTTAGGCTTTGATTTCTTATTCATATTTGTAAGTATCTTAACCGAATTTGTGTTTTTCTTTGTGTCAACAGAAGAGAAGTTCGCATGTGCAGACATATAATCTGAATGCATAACCTTTACTTTTGTTTCAAAGTCTTCTACGGAATAATTATCCATAGTCTTTACTAATTCAGCGAAGTCAGTATTTACATAATTTCCTTCTGAATCTTTCTCTGTAAGAACAGAATAGTTATCAGCATTGATAATAGCTTCTTTTTGTGCATGAAGTTCATTCTTTTCTGCTGTCTCTTTAAACTCCTTAAGGGCAGCGTAATTAGAACGCATGGATTCAAGTTCAGCTTTCTCACTTGCTGTCAAAAGCTCACGGAATAATTCTATACGCTCACCATCAAATGAAACATTATCTCCATCTTTTGTATAGTTCTGTCGGTAAATTTTGTCAGTACACCAACCCTCGTATACAAAATAAGAATCAAATACATTTGAGATATAGTAATAATCATTATCTGACTCTTCATATGGTGCTAACAGATTATAGAGTGCATATCTTGTATCTTCATGAGAAATCTCATATGTACGAACAATCTTTTCAAAAGTCTGACTTTCACCTTCATTCCCATCTGGATCAGAAGCTCCTTCGCCATTACCTTCTCCATCATTGGAAGGCTCACCAGATTCTCCGTTACCTGAATTATCTCCTTCTGAATTGTCATCATCGAACATCTCAGCGAATTTTGCTTTAAGTTCCTCATCTGACATTTCTGTATAGTCGAATGTTACATCTTCAGCAGTCTTATCATATTTGGCAAGTAACTCTTCAAATTTTGTCATTTTGTTATTTGTTCCTCCTTCCTTTGATTGTGTTTGAACAGGAGTCTGTTCTTTATTGAAATTAGAAAGTGTCTTATTAAGATTTTCTAAGAGTTCAATCAATTTTTCATTTTTGTCAAATTTAACTGAATTGTTATTTACACTGAAATCAGCAATATCAGCACGAGAACCTTCCATACCTTCCTGAATTTCTGTACCATCATCATGACTTCCCAACAAAGTCGAAGCGTTTACATAGAAATCATTTAATTCAAGATATCTCTCCTTGGCGTTGTAAGAGAGTTCATCAATGAAAAGCTCGCAACTATTTTTTGAACCTTGTTTTGCACGAATAATTTCACAAGCCTTTGTGTATTCTTCACTTATATAAGCATAAGCACATACATAATCTTTATCTAAGTTATCATCATGTTCCCAAAATGCAGGTTCAGATGAGAAAGAACCAACTTGAGATTCAATATATTTCAGTTCTTCTTTACCTTTTTCGTCTTTAACAATTTCCATCTCATGACCTTCGAAATCCCAACTGCCATCGTCAAGCTGATGGATTGCAGCCAATACAGGTCTGTCAGCAATAGTATTCATTGCTTTCTCAGCAGCATCCTTTGATACATAACTCTTATTTCTGTTAAGCCCTGTATGAAAAATTCTGAATTTAAGACGCATCATTCCACGATGATTTTCGTCTACGGTATCGTCTATTTCAAAAGTAGTAGGCACTTTTAAAGCCAACTGATAGCCAGTATCTTTAGAACTGAATTTTGCAAATTTCTGCTCTTGACAGAATTTTAGTAAATCATCTTCAGTTAAAATTTTCTTTTTAATAACCTTTGACATCTACTTAGTCTTTTCCTCCTTTCTGACATAATAAAAGTCGCCCAAGGAAGACGACTAAAATGTAAGCATATTTGTATACTTTAATTTATTTATATCTATATTTTCTGAAAACCGAAGAGTATCAGTATTCAAAAATACATAAATACCATTAGAATTTTGCACCTGTTGATATCCTAATTGAGATAGGAGAGTAGCAGTAGGGATATCTTGGGTTATTATAAATTTTTGATTCATTCCATCAACTCCTATTTATCGTTTAAATTTTCGTCTCTTGTGCGAAGTCCAGCATCTGTAAGTTCCGAATCATCCTTCTCTTGACCACCGCCTTTATCATTACCTGTCTGAGTATAAGTGCTAGATAGTGGCTTGAATTTTGAACTAAGTTGCAAACAGTCTTCTTCCAAAAAGTTCATAGATAACGTATCTTTTTCAGACACACCATTCAATGTGTTATAAAGAATTTTGTTTGGCAATCCATTAGTGCATGATTCCAAGATTGATTTTCTAAAATCATCTTTCTGATAAATAGAGACATCAAAGAATTTAACTTTACAGGGTTCAGATATCCAACTAGATAAAAGTCGATTTACAATAGCTTGGATCTGTGGAATAAGAGTTGAAATAGAAAATGTAGAATCTGCAAGTACACCATATTTAAAGGCAGTAGAGTTAGAAGCGGAGTTTAGATTTAATATCTGAGCACCACCAGCCGTATTGAGAATTTCTTTTGTAGCTTTTTCAACCTTTGTAACATCACCTGTTACATCATCTGGGAAACTTATCTCATGTAATTCACCAGGAACAATAGCAGCGGAAATATATGGTGGTAATGCTTCTTCAAGCATACGATTGAAATACTGAATCATTATATCTGGATTCACAGCCCAATCATCTACATCATTACCCATTGTCTTCATTTCAAGCCATACTAATTTATATATATTAGCTGCCTGTTGAACTGCTTGATAATCAGAAGCATCCATAAGGTCAATCAATGATAAGAATATAGGTGTAAGCACGGGAACGATGGTTTCCCAGTCTTCAGACCTAAATTTAATGCATACATTGTATTCTTCTGGGATTAACTGATATTTTTCGTTTGTACTCTGATATGTATTCCACATACTATTGAATGGTTCACCCCAATATTCAAGAAGTTCCTGATGACTACGGAAATAACTCATATCCATAGCTCCTGCAAATGAACCGTCAGGAAACATACCTGCAATTTTCATATAATCTGGATCTAATGGAAGAACAAACATTCCTTGTCCTTCTGTATAATAAGCACATCCATAAAATACATCTTCTCTTAAAGTGATAGACGCAGCTTTACGAAATTCATAATTCAATCCTAGAGTGTCAACTATATCAACTGTTTCTTGATACTTTTGTAATGTGGATTGCACATTATTTTCGCCTAAGATTATAAATGGGGGAACTATATTACGAATTGTAAGATCAATCTGATTTGCATAATATTTACAAAGACGATAATAGATTTCTGAACGATAATAAAGATAACGAGATAAGCTTCGTAGATTCTTTTCATTAGAAGAGATATTCTTTATGTATGATTTTACATCTTCCTTTGAATAGTTACTGATTGACGTATATCTGGATGATTTCTGAATATCTCGAAGACTCGTAATTGCACTTGTTGCGTCTTCGTAACGTTCAAGTTTACTTTTATTTTTCTCATACCATTCACGCATTTCATTTGCGGTTGGCTGTTTTGGAGTAGAAGAAGTGGTTTTCTTCTGTGAATTATTTATTTTAGCAGGTGCATTAGAATTTGCATCTACTTTCTTAGGTCTAGGCATATTTGATAATGCACCTCCTTAATTGTATTTTGCTTTACGGATTGTAAGCTTTGAGACTAATGATTGTGTATCCTGTGTTTTAGGCTTCAACTTTAATTCCAATTGACAAGCACACCAGTAAGAGTAAGCAATAGATGAATATCTATCCTTCCTCATACCTTCAACTTCTTTGACTTTGATATTTCCGTTTTTAACTTCATGATCCAATTTGACCAATTCGTAAACTGCAAATGTTGTCTGTATATATGACATTTTCAATTTAGCTTGCTCTGTTGGAGACATTTTAAAGTATCCTTTATATGTTTCTTTTAATGAGCTATCCGCATCTTGTTCAGAAATAAGGAAATTAATTTTTCCATTCTGTATACCATTTCTAAGTAACACACATATCTCATTGTTGAAATTAGCATTAGCCTTTACAGACCAAACAACTTTATTAGCATCACGAACTTTGCATCGTTCAGCCATATCTTTATCATTTATGCAAGTCATTGCCTGATATCTTTTGCCGTTTTCTTGACAAATTTGATCCTTGGTAATAAAATCATATACCCCCAAGCCGATTCCGTTTGTATCTAAAACTAAATCTGTACATTGATACTCATAAAAATATTTCATAACAATCATTCCTAATTCGTCTGTTTTCAAACCTTCGAAAGTTTCACCATATACGAAATTTGATTGATAAGCAGTATCATTTACTTGAATTAAGTCATTGATAAAAATAGCAGAAGCATCATTTTTTTTCTTTTTTGTAGACTGCATAAGTGCAACGTCAATAGATAAAATTCTTTTACCAGCAGCTGTTAATTTCGGAATTGTTATTTTGTCATTACAGAAACTCAATGGTGGAAATGCCTTGCGAAGTCTTCTACGAGCCGTTAATTCATCAAACTTGAATAAACTACCGTCTGTATCTCCAAACCACAAACATTCCATTTCCATTTGTTGAACAAGTTCATTATAATCAGCCTCACTCATTTCATCTTCAAGCTGAGAACGAGAGAGCAATCCTTCACGCACTGACACCTGATAAGGTAATCCGCATATGAAATATTTCTTTGTATCATCAAAGAAATTAAGAGTGTAACTTTGTGCTTTTCTATAAGCCCATGAACTTTTAAAGTACGCACTGGACATATATATTTCTTTATTTCTTTCTTGCATATGTGCGTATTCAGGCTTTTGCAAATATTTTGGCTGTCTTGGACTTGTTAAGAATTTACGCAATACAGTGTTAATAACTGTTTCATCAACCATGCGAAATTCATCCACGACTATGCAATTTGCACGAGCTGAACGGCTATTTTCCGAGCTTGTCCTTGTTTTTATCCATGAGCCATTTTTGAAATAAATAGAAGCGTCATTTTGACCAATATTACATTTTTCTATTTCAGAACGTAATATGGAAGATTGTTTCATGAAATCATCTTGAATTTTCAACAAGACTTCGTTTGCCTGTTTTAAAGTTCCAGAACTTACAACGATTTTTGTTCCAGGAAATAAGATACATCTTACACAACAGAAGAGGGCAGTTAGGTATGTCTTACCTTGTCCCCTCGCTGCCAAATACATAACGAAATTATAGTGCATCATGCACCATAACAAAATTTGTTGAAACCATTTTAAAGATAGTCCCAACACGTCAATAACATATCTATGTGGATTGCTGCGATAATACCCAGCTCTCCAAGCAACAGTTTCCATTATTTTTTGTTGCTTGTCTTTTTCTATCTCTGTTTGAGTTTTTACTTGAGGCATAATTATACCTCCTCATCAGCTTTTTGACCAAATATCTTATCAAATAATGCTTCTGAATCAGTATCTTCATCATACTCAGGTTTCTTAACGGTATATTTAGAAATGAATTTCTCATATGTTGCAGAAAATGCATTCTTTAATCCCATCATCTTAGATAAGTGCCCTTTGAAGAATACATCAATCAGCAATCCAATTTTATCAGGATCTTTAAATTCTCCTTGTGGCTCTGGTATAGGTTGTTCCTGCTCCCATTTATCAATAAGTTGCCCAAATGTAAGATTATCAGTTAATTCAGATGCAGTTTTCTGATTAGGCTTAATATTTAAACTTCCTAATAAATTCTGTAAAGTAGCATCTAAATCTTTTGTATCCTTGCCATTTTTCTGAGCATTATCTATTTCAAGTTCCTTACAACATACTCGTTTAAATAAAAGTTCCTGAGATTTATTTTCACAGGGATAACGTGTCGTCCAGTCTTGGTATTCCGTCTCAAGATACATAAGTTCTTCATTATTATAGTTATTTCCAAAACGTTTCTTAGCAGACTTGAGAGTTTTTTGAACAATTTTCGTATTTGTTTCAGGCATTGAATCTTCATCGTCTATCGAGAATATTGAATCTTTATACGTTTTTTGACTATAATCATTTAGGCTTCTACAAATTACGATCCACTGTTGAACAGCAGTGCTTCTTATTTTTTCTCCTGTTTGTTCAGAGAGTTTTTGTAACTGCTCATTATAAACATTTTCATCAAAATACCAATTAAGTCTTCTAAATGTTTCTATGGTTTTCTCACGATTATCAGTTCGTATATTATTTTTTTTGTCATGGTCAGTACATTCGTTTAATATACATTCCTTGCAAGCATAATGTTCAATACCATCAGGACTTGTTTTAGAAGAGTAGAATGTTGCTACACTTTTCCATTGTCCACAATGGCTACAATATATTAGCTCATTGTTCATAATACGCTGATAGAAATTTGCAAGCTTTTTGTATTCATTACGCAAATTCACAACTGTAATTTTCTTCAATTCAGCATCTGAAATTGGCTCTAAAACTTTAGCCATTGTTTCACTTCCTTTCCTTTTTAATCCAATAAAAAAGAAAGTAACAATTTTATGCTACTTTCTCTTTGTATTTCCATATATATCCTTGCGATGATTTAGTTTGTCCACAACAATTATTTTGAATTGCACATAAGTTTAGATTGTGTTCTAGGATTTCATCATATGTCCATTCCCTTAAAAAATCTAATTGCTTTGAATATTGTAAAATAATACGTTCTTTTGCCTTTTTATCTTTTAGAACCTTATCTTTTCTCTTTTGTTTATTTTGATAATATATTTCAGGGCTATTTTTCCATAGCCAAATATATCCTTTATATGTATCATAATGTCCATTACACGCAGAAGCAACGGTAGAACTTCCAAACCCAAACTTACTTGTTTCATTAGCAGACTCATATTCACGAATAAAATTCATGTTCAAATCATATTGCAATACTGGCTTAGGAAGATTTTTATTTTTAGATAAATAATAATTCCAATCTATGTTTCCTGATTTATAATCTTTTTCATAGATCCAAATATATCCATAAGCCTTTTTATATTTATCCTTTTCACAACATCTTTTAATTCCACTTGTTGATTTTTTGCCTAAAAAATCACCTGCTTCACCTGCACTGACGAAAGTTCTTATATACTCACCATTTAGATCAAGCATTACAATTGGTTCAGGATTTTGAATCATTCTCATTTTTGCAATTTCTTCATCAGTGTGTTTATAACCTTTACATCCGAGTCCACCATCTGCAAAGTTATATCCCGCATTTTTGGAATCATAATAGTTTATCCAATAAATTTCTCGTTCATCTAGCTGTTCAAATTTACATCTTTCAATAATTTCAAATTCAAAGTTTTCTGCACCATATTTATTCCATGCATTTTGTAAATGTGCATTGTGTTCAGTATTGTGCTTTAGATAACTTCTATGTCTCATCCATCTATATTTAAAATTGTAGGTTTGACCTATATATCTTTTACCATTCAATTTATTTGTTATAGAATAAATTCCACATTGATCACTATCTTTTTTGTTTTCTTCATTTCTTTTATAATTACCCATATATATTCATTTCTCGCTTTCCACTCGCAAAACCAATTAAAATAGAGTGAGAGAATAGTGCGAGTATCTACTATACTGAAGCTCATGACTTCTTCAGCTTCTCACTCCATAATTCCAACTATCTGCAATCGAAACAGTAACAATCCTCTCATAGTTAGCTATATATTTATTCTCTTTTCTGTCTTGATTTTTGGTAGAGAAAAGTGTATACTTAACCCATAAATTGAAACTTGACAACTGAATAGTATTTAAGAATGGAGGCTTCTATGGAACACCCAGTAAAAAGAATTGCTTCATACTTAAAAACAAAGAAACATTCCATTTATAAATTTTTACAAAAGAATGGATTCTTTGATGAAATGGTTAGAGGAATTGTAAAAATATTTTTCTTTATAATTATTCTCTACTTTTTCAAACAAGTAGTATGGTAAGCAAGCCTTGGCACAATTTTTGTGTCAAGGTGTAAGCGGTGGAGCATGTGGTTTAATTCGAACACGACCGGCCACATTGGGACTGCATTTACTGGGTGTAAAGGGAGCGCAAATAGATACTATTCAGTTTTTAAAGAGAGGCTTGTACCTCTCTTTTTTTATAAAATACTTTGAAAGTGCAATTCACTTCACTTAGCACACCTTCTACGATTTGAACATAGACCTGACGATTTTGGAGATCGTTGCTCTACCAATTAAGCTAAAGGTGTATATAACAAAAGAGCCATCTCAACACATGAAATGACTCTTTCTTGAATCTGGATAACAGGACTTGAACCTGCGGAATCATGATCCCAAATCATGCATTCTACCAAACTGAATTATATCCAGATAATATTTTTAAAATTTCTCCACACACTAATCAAAACATCTAAGGAGAACGCCAATGAACACATCATACAAAACAGTAATCCAATTTCAAGATTTATATATTCCAGTAAAAATGTTAAAAATATCACACAACAATTCCATAGAGCTTAATCAACTCTGCAAAGACTCTAAAGAAAGAGTACGTTACATCAAATTCTGTCCGTCTTGTAACAAGGAAATAACAAATTCAGATATAGTAAAAGGATATAAATATGCAGAAGATAAATATATTGTCTTAGAACAATCCGATATAGATTCAATTACATCGGACAAAGACAGAATTCTCTCTATAGAATATTTCTGTAAACCTAAAGAAATCTCGGATCTGCTCATAGATAGGACATATTATCTAATTCCCGAAATGGAATCAGAAATAACATATGAACTTTTCCGTAAAGCTATGACTATCAATAGAGTAGCGGCTATCGCAGAAATTGTATTGGGCACAAAACAAGAATTAGTCGCATTATTTCCAAATAAACATTGCATTATTGCAACTATACTATTTTATGAGAATGAAATAAATGAGTTACCACCAATAATGAAGCATAAAACAGATAAACAGCAACTCGAAAATCTCAAACAAGATATCTTAGATAATACAAAAGATTTTAATTGGAATTCACATTATGATAAATATCAACTCAAACTAAGAGAATTAATATTTGAAAAAATTCCAAAATGATAACGCCTTTCTCATTCCATCCTCGAATGGCGAGCTTTCATCTAAACTGCATAGGACGTATCCTATTGTTACAACAGTACCAGTCCGAAGACCGCAAAGGGCATAGGGCGGTAGTAAGTGTTGAGCTTACACACCTAAGTTTCGTATGCATCCAAAAAATAGGTTTTTACATCAGGTTTACCGCATAATACTCGGTATGGGATTCGAACCCATGTTATCCGATAGAAAGTCGGAGGTCTTTGACCACTTGACTAACCGAGCATATTTAGGGTGGAAGAGTGCCACCCATTATTTTACAGAGTATATTCTGTAGTCCCTTCAAAAGTATTATTCAATGCACGAATTTCAGCCAACTTCTCAGTAACAGCTTCCTTAACTTTCGTAGCAAATAATACACACTGAGCCTGTGCATACAGTTCCTTCTTATCAAGAACAGTATTTAATACTGTATCAGGATATTTTGTTACATCTCTTTCAAAATGAAATGTCAAATCTTCATTGATAAGTTTTCTCTCATTTGTTATATCCGTAATCTCCAATTCAACAATAGTAGAATCGTCTTTTGGATCTGTTGTTACTTCTGGAACACCATTATTAAGCTTGATATTTCCCTTGAACTGTATTTTGCTATACTCGATATACTTATTGTAATTTGCAAGTAATTCTTTTTCCTGCTCACTTGTCAAATCAGCAGTGCCAAGACTTGTAACCGTAATATCTACACTTGCAATATCATTTTCTACATTAAATTTCTGATCTAATTTCATGAATTTGTACCCTCACTTTCGTTTGCAATTATTTGGTTATATGCGTCTTTGAAACTGATTACTAAATCCCTTAAAGTATCTTTATCAATAGTACAGTCCAAATTGCTCATATCAATATTTGGATTTGATACCGTAAATTCCAATGTGTTTCCATTTGGTGCAAATAAAACTTCCACAGATTCATTGAGTAGAAGAGTAATAGAATCAATTTTATTTCCATTATTCGATGTTACTCGTTTTACCTGACCGACTTTTAATCTTTCATTTTCAATAGATAATCTACTTGCCATTATACATACTCCTCTTTCTTTTATTTTTTCGTTTTCCTTTTAATCTAACTGGGGTAGTAGGATTCGAACCTACGAATTTAGCAGTCAAAGTGCTATGTCTTACCGCTTGACGATACCCCAATGTTCAGCATAAAGCACTAACTAGCTGATATTGGACTGTACACATCCAGTTATTCACTAATTAATCCATTTATAAAAATCAGAAAAGACAATTTGCCATTTCTTGCAAAACTCCGTGGATAGTTTTACTCATAATAATGGTTCTCATTAACGCAGAGAGGAACGAACATCTTCTCATTTCTAATGCTGAGAGTCACAGATAATCCTAGATGTCGGTAGGAAAGAAGTAGGACTTACAATGCTACATGAATAACAAATGCCAAGATGTGTATTATCACACTTATATTTTAGCAGTGAACGCATAGCTTTCTTTTATACTCTGATTCGCTTCCGAGTTTGCAACGCCAATGAGCAGTAGCGAAGGTGTTTTTAGAGTAGCAACTAACTCAATATTTTTATCTCGTACTTTCATATACAGCTTTACGAGTGGCTGTTGATCACTTATATATTATCTGTTTGGTTGCCCATTTAAGGGGTTTTTATTTATTCTCTACATTGTAGCCACCTTTTTATATATACCTTTCGTGCCTGTTTATAAGGGCTTTATTGGGATAATACAGTTCTATCGGTCTGTTAGTCCGTCTGATTTTCACAGAACCTTGATGAGTGCGTAACTCAGAGCATTCGGCTTATAATTATTCTCCATTTAAAAGTAAAAAAGATTAGGAAATTAATGTCGGTTTACGTTGACATAGGTTTACGCATGTTGAATGCCACCATCCAATATGCCTGTAAAGGCGCAACCCAATCTTTATATATTTTATTATTCTCTGAATTAGACGAAGTGCTAGACAAAAGCTTCATCGGCATCCTCAGTGTCTTCACGAATTACATACATCTGAGTAGTTTCGAAAGGATTATAAATCTGAAAGTGATTTTTGTTCTACTTGTTTAATACCTTCTTCGCCAAAATATTTTGCAAATTTTGCATCAGCTTCTGTATCACAATATACTCTACACATTTCAGCCGAGTCCCATCCGATAATATCTTGAATTACATTATCTGGAATATTGGATTCAGATAAACGAGTCACAAACCAATGTCTTAAGCAGTGAAAATAGAAGCTTTCTCCTAAAACTTTACTAAATGTATCTGCCCAACTATCAAGAGTCCCAGATTCCATTGGCTCATCTATGTATTCTCCATTTACTTTCTTAGGGAATAACCATTCTGATTCAATTCCATGTTCTTTTCTATAGTTCATCCATAAATCTAAATATGGTTTAAATGGCTTTGCTAGTACATATAATGTAAGCCTCTTACCCAAGCTTCCTCTGCCCTTTGTTTTCACTTTTTCTGGTGTTTTATATAAAGAACCTAAAATTATATTCTCGTCATCAAAATATGATACTTTAAATCTAGGTAATTCACTTTTTCGTCTGCCACTATTCATAGCCAAAGATAGCAGACATGCTTTATCATATCTTTTCTTTTCAACACAATAATCCAACAACATTTGAAGCTGATCTTCTGACATAATAGTTTTTGTAAATACTTTTTCGTTTACGGGATTTTCAATTTTTCTCACTATAGGTTTATATCCTTGATATTCATCGTCTAATATATTTGAAATATAATTTGAAAGCGATGAGAGAGTAGATTTTACCCTACGCATTCTAGCTGGCGACCACTTGTATTCAGTGAGACAAAAACTCTGATAACGTGCAATATCTCTTTTAGATAAATCTACAAAGAATTTATTGTCGCAATGCTGAAGTAAATATACCCAAAAAACGAAAAGATCACGTCTGTACGCATTTATTGTTGTTGGTGATCTATCGATGGAACGAAGATAATCCAAAAAATCATTTCCTAATTCTATATTTTCTTTATTACACTGAGCCAATAACTCATCAGTAACAATATTGTTATGTTGTATTTTTCTACCCATTAAATCTCACTTCCTTTCAAACAAAAAAGAAGTGAGATAACAATAGTAGTTACGCCACTTCTTTCAAATCTTCTATATAATTAAATAATGTTTCATAAATTTCTTGATTAGTTTTTGAATATATATCACTTTGATACAATTGAATTAATGGAATATTGTTTTCTTCGCAAATTTGAATCTTTTCCTGCTTTCGCTTTTCATATAATTCATTACCTTCAATACCAAATAATTCAATATAATATTTACGATTGTTTAACTCTACGACAAAATCAAATCTATATTTTCGCTTAAAATTGGGGATGACATCTTTGTAAAGGACTTCGTTTTCAAATGATATATTATAAGATTCTAAGACTTGAGCTAATTTTAACTCATATGTAGAACGACATTTTGTACCATTTTTTGTTTCATATATTTTTTGTTTTTTAAACCCTGCTTCATTAAGTGCTTTTCTAAAACTTCCAAACTCTTTAAAATATGCATTACCTGATGGCATTCTTTTGTATAGTTTTAAATCAGACTCAACTGGTCTACGACCTAGTGCATCACCTAACCACTGTAATTTTTCAATAAGCTCTTCTCTAGTAGCACCTTTGCCAGGGACAGTTTTATCAAAACCACATAATTCTTGTAAATTATGTAATGTACCAAAATGATTTGTGTATGACTCCATGGAATAAATATAATCATTTGTTGATTGAGAAATTTTTGTTATTTCTCTGCTAGACAATACCTTCCCATATTCTTTACAAGCTCTTTTATATTTGAAAATCATATCTTCTTCTAAAACTTTATTGTTATATCTTTCATATCCAATAAGTTTATTCACATTGTTAAATGAACCAAATCTGCTAATATATACAGAGGTACACTGAATTGATTGGCATTTATCTAAATCATCATTTGTTGGTAAAAACATATGTGTTTTCAAGTGCTCTTCAACGAATTTCTTATAATTTTCCAACATTTCTTCATCCGATAGCTGTTCTCTATTGAATAAGTTTGGATTAGTAGTTGATTGAATACCAGCTTCTTTTAATAAATTCTGTAATGTTCCAAAATGTTTCGTCACTTGACAAGAAGATGGAAGACCATTAGAGTGTTTTAAATCTCGTTGCACAAGTCTACCATGCTCATTAAACCAATTTTGTGCCAATTCAATAATTTCTTCTTTGGTATATTGATTATACCCATGATTATCCTTTATCATAATTTACCTACTTCCTACCTACTTTTCTGCAATAAAAAAAGGAATAGGATGGAGGCGTAGGTATACCTCACTCAAATCGGTTTGCAACTCCGATTTGTCCCATTCCATAAATCCCACAATCAGCTATGACACCAATCATGAGCACATATATTTATTCTCTGTTTCTATTCACAGAAACATCAAAAGTCCTCCCACTTGGTAATGCTCCAAGCCGATCCGAAGACGACAGATTTACAGTCTGCCCCACATCTTTAGTGGTCTATGAGAGGATATAAAAAAGAGTGTGCAGCATACACCACACACTCTTACAAATATTTATAAAACCAACAAATTTGTCTATTAAACACTTACACACTTATTTTTATTTGTAACATAAAATGAGTTACAAGTAAAAAGTCCAAAAGCATTTAATAACTTCTCAATTTCTTCATCTAAATCTTCGAAAATATCAAGAGAAATTTCATCATGTGAATGACAATTATCACATCTTTCGTCGCAATCATATTCATCACTTGTGTCTTCTGCATCTTCACCAATATTGAACTCATGCATAATACAACCCGAATTCTCATTTTCCTTGACAAATGTAGAATCTACATCACCATGAACAAATACAATATCAGTCTCATCAAATGGAACACAATCTGACTTCAAGATGCTTACCAACAAATCATCCATATCTAAACAAAGAACATATTCACCGAAATATTCTGTTAAAATAGGATCTCCAAATTCTTCACAAGACTCTAACTCGAAGTTTGTGTTTTTAATAATCGAATTTACAATATCCTTCATTACGTTATATTTTGCAACTACACAAAGACCAACTCCGATATTTTCCTCTACACGAAGTTTATCAACCGTGTCTGCTAAATACTCGGCAAAATCATTTGTATCTGTAAAACCAAATGTTTTCAATATATTTTCACCAACTTTCAAATTAAGCGTTCTTTACAGCATCCTTAAAAGCCTTACCAGCCTTAAATTTTGGTGCTTTAGAAGCTGGGATAGAAATTGATTCACCAGTAGCAGGATTTCTTCCTTCTCGTGCAGCTCTTGTTGTAGTTTCAAATGTGCCAAATCCTACTAACTGTACTCGATCTCCACTAACTACTGCATCCTGAATTGTTTTGATAACACCATCAACAATAGTAGTTAAATCTTTCTTAGATACTTCAATATCAATATTTTCCTGTGTTTTTGCGATTAATTCTGTTTTATTCATTTTATAAAATCCTTCCTTTTTCTCAATTATTTTTATTTTGTAATATAAAAAGAGGGTAGCGTCCATATAAGGTACACTCCCTCTAAAATTAGTATTTTATTAGTCTAACTGGATATCATATAAGCAAATCAGTCCATTATCACCTATAACTGATACTGTCTGCTCTGGCTTATTTGTCTTACGAATTGACATAGCGTATGCATCTGATCCAGAAACGCAACCTGACTGGATTACCTTTGTATCATACACAGTCTCCATAGAGTTTGTGTGTCTGTGTCCTAGAAGCACAATGTCTGGTTTAATCCCAAACATCATTGTGAAATTCTGTACAACATTACTTGGTGAATCTTTATGTCCATGAGCAGCAAATACATTATTGCCACGAATATTAAACATTGCAATTTCAGGCTCAATAGTATTATCACAAATAGTAATATTTTTTATATTCTGCATTCTTGCCTTTAAATAGAAGGGTAGCAATACGTCCATATTTTCGCCGTCTAAAGCATCTTCCTTCTTAGGGGAAATCCTAGAATGATTACCAGGCGTTGTATATACATAGATATGATTAAAGTGATTTGTCATTCTAACTAGCATAGCAGAAATTAACTCTGAAATATATTTAAACTGTTCCATAAGATCCATATTATTCTGTAATCGAAGGTTATTGTGAATAATTCCACTAAGAATTTCACCAATAACTAAATAACAATTTTCTGACTCATGCATACCTCGAATATCAAGAATATCAGAGGTGAATTTTTCAATTCGTTTCTTTAAAATATCTTCATCAAAATCATTCTTCCAATTATGTATCTCAATTCCGCAATGGATATCGGTGAGATGACACAGTAAATCAGTCGAACTATTAAACAGAATATAATGTACTGGAATATTTATTGGCTCAACATTCTCACAAATAATACGCTTCACCATATCGGCATAAGACTCTTTACGAGCTTCCTGTCTAATAAGTCGATTGTATTCAACTCTTGCATCAGAAAGTTTAATCTTTTCCTTACGCATATTCTGTATTTTTACATCCAATTCATCCCGTGATGAAACCTCATTATTTGATTCATTCTTATATTTTTCATACTCACTTCTTAGCTTTCCACCAAAAATAGTAGAAGATGACTTGCGAATAGTATCTGAATTGCACTGAACATTATATTTATCTTTTAATTCAGACCAATCATAATCATTTTCTCCGTCAATTTTTGAGTCAATGTCTTTTAAAATTGCTTCATAAGATTCAGTATTAAGCCCATATTTAGATAATTCTTCTTTGAATTTCTCAATATTAAATATAGTGTCCACCTACTCTCTATTCGGCAGACTCAGACTCTTCATCTGAAATCTCAATACTTATTTTAATATCAAAAATAGTTGTACCTTCTGGTAACTTCTCTGCAATACGATCTACAATAGAACCTTCATCATCAACGAAAACTCCGTTTTCAATTCTTACGCCACTTGCTATAATATTCTTTTTAGCCGCACTAACAGTTGCTTTCTTAATTTTACTATCTACCATAATCCTTTAAATCCTCCATAAAATTAAAAATTCCCACCAGAACGTTTTCTGCCAGGATTGTAATATACTTGTTTACTTTTATTTTGTTTTACTTCAATATACTCACGAATCTTTCTAATATAATTTTCGTCATAACTTAATTTAGCATGTGACTCCAAATAATAACATCCACAACGAGTTGGAATTTTATTAGATAACACATTGTCAATAAGCTTGTATGACGGATTAAGATTCGAGAGATGGGTATGCTTTTCTGTATCTTCTTGTCTACAGATACGATAGCCGTTTTCAGTTTTGTCTATATAGAAACCCTTATATTCAATTCGATTTTTCATAGGCAGAACCTACTTGACATATTTATCTTCGATGTAACGTTTTCCACCACAGGTTTTGTAATAACCTATATGTTCACCTCTACGGTCTACATATCCTCGTTTAGTGTTTCTGATTACACCTTCAGATAATAATTTTTCAATTTCATTTTTTGAAATGCACTTAATAATTTTCACTTCTTTCTTGATTTATTTTCTGCTGAATAGCAGAAGAGAGTGAGCGTGGAGGGATTCGAACCCCAGACCCACGGCTTAGAAGACCGTTGCTCTATCCAGCTGAGCTACACACTCAAAATAAAAATCCCATACCGAAGTATGAGATCCTTACATTCTACATGCGCTGAGATTATACGCACATTCAGAAATCTTTACGAGCATTATGTATTCTCTCGTTATCCACCACATGCTGCTAATGCACACATATAGTATTTTCCACGATTGCCTTGTTTATAGAGTGGCTGATCTCTATTTCTACGTATCTACTCTGATGTCCTCATTCCATCGACAATGCCTTGCCGTAAATCTCCGCTAAGAGAACTGTGCAGATTCGACCAAACACTTTAAAGCCTTGCGAGACTTCTCAGTGAGTGTATTATCCAAAGATTACACTATTAAACCGCTTTCAATACGCATAGATGTTGACTTTCGCTGTAATATTTTTATATAATTTGATAAGAATTATTCATCCAATAATTTTTGATTTGCTATCAATTGTTATTAAATCACATACATAGAAAGTTATTCATACAGATGATGTGCAACACCAGAAGCTCCAATTCCTTTTGAGAATAAGAATACTCCACACCATCATATCTTTCGGTTATCATCCCTACTAAACATTCACATAAGCTAATTAGGCTGTTGCCAGTTCACTCATATAAATGGATACCGCCATCGTGTAATAAGCACTCAGACTATATATCCTCCTGATTCATCGTCATATCTTCATAAGTTTGCATGGATTATTTGATTTGCGGTCAAAAACAACATTCTCAGCGGTTGCCCCTGAATGTGCTTATCATCCCTTATTTCACGATACTATTTCCGTATAGGATTTACTTCGTTACCGATACGAAACGAGTCCTTTTGAGACTCCGATATGTCAGTTTTGCTTGAATTGACTGTATTTCTACAGCGATAGCGTGTAAGACTATCTTTACATACCTCACGATATGCTATCTTAATGGTTGTCAAGCCAACCGAGTTGCTACGCCTTGGAATCGAACCAAGCTTCGAGAGTTTATGAGACTCCCTCAAACATCCAGTCTGCTGCCAGCTATATATTTTAGAGAATAATCGGCAACCATGCTGCAAGAATTGTAGCACAGTCACCGATCTATAAGAAGAGGAGTACAATATGAATATGTACCAATCTTAGAAATGAACTTTAGAATTGTTCTGTTTGAAAACGCCTCGAATCGTTCCCCATAGGTTTGATTCCTATATATCTTCCACAGAAATGCATGGTACAGTCTCGCTTGCTGAACTTAACTGGTTTTATCACACATGCACAAGTTTTTCACATAGCATCACAGCAACTAACTTATAGCCATATGTTAGACGAAATATTATAATGTCTCTCAACAATTATATCTTCTCTGTTTTAACAGCTAAGAAAAGCTGATTTCATTGTTTTAATTAAAATATCCATTTAGCTTTCTATTGTAATAACGAGTTATTTTTGGTTTCGTCCAAATTTTTGCCTCACATTGGATATTATCATATGTATGAATTTCTTTTTCTGGAATATATTTACATTCCAAACTTAATCCATCTAAAATTTTTACCACTGTATTATCAGTGGGAGTAGTAGAAGATAGGTAGGCGAATATACATTTCTCTGCCCTTTTGAACACTTTACGGACTGTCGCTACATTTATATCTTCCTTCTCTGCGATTTCTTTAATAATCTTTTCCTGTGTAATTGTCAAAAATAATCATTCCTCCCAACTGCACGAATTCGTTTTATAATTAAACACATCATTAAAATTAATATTTTAGTATATAAACTATTGTCGATGTGATAATCTCTTTTGTTTAACTTCGTTAATCATCTGTTCTAATTCAATTTTATCTTTACGTCTTCGTTTCCTTTTAGAAACAAGACTATATTGAATATTATAATCGTGAGAACACCATTCTAAATTTTTTACCGAATTATGTGTTTTATCCTCATCTTTATGATTGACTTCATTATATCCATATGGATTTGGAATAAAGGTTTCTGCAACTAATCTATGTACTAGAAATGTCTTATATTTTCCATTTTTACACAATCTAACAGTTACATATCCTTTATTATTAACTGTTAATTTTCGTATCTTTTCTTCTTGGAATCTTATATTATTATGATGATTGCTTTTTATATATCTACCAACAGATTTAATTTGTCCCTTATTAGATACTTCATACAAGCCTTCATAATTTAATATTGATTTCCAAATTTCTTGTTTAAGCATATTTTACCTTTCTTCCCTAAAAGAAACATTTGATGGGTATTTTTCGACCATATTCAATGGACTATGGATTTTTTGATAAAATATAATAATCCATTGGTTGTGGTCGAAAATTAACTATGTCAACTGGTGGGACATTCTCTGTTTTCTCTTTTTTTCACGTTCAATTCTACGTCTTTCGATCTTTTGACAAATTGGGCAACGAATAAGTTTGCTATCCTTATCAACTTCAAACCACTCACCGCAATCAATACATTGAATGACTTTTGGTTCTTTATATTTAATATTATTCTTCAAATTCTCTACTACATATTCTCCATAACAGAACCAAAATAATTGTTTTGCACGTTTTTTATTCTTATATAAATACTGTACAAGCATATCAGCAATCATTTCTTCCGAATATCCAAGTTCAGCAAATTGATTTCTAATAGAGCAAGCTACATAATGAAGATTATCTATATATTCATCTTTCATATTTACCATATAACGATACTTCTTATTCAATTCGTCATACAAATCAGATACTTCTTTAGGACATACAATATCAGGATTTTTCATCATATCCTTATATTTTAATTCTCCAAGTTTCATACCTCTTGTATTAATTGATTTATTAGGAATACGAGAGTAGAGTTTATTTACAAAACTATCATTTCTAGCATTAACTTGTGATTTTTCCTTGTCTTTTGCATATTCAAAGAATGCAGGAAGTTTCTGATTGGTAAACTCTTTAATTTCTTCACCAATTGTTTCTGGAAACTCAGGCTTATATAATGTCTTAGCATAATCAATAACAAAATTATTCTGGCAACATAAACGCTTGACACAATTAGTTGCATGTTCTTTTTCCTTATCTGTTCCATTGATAAATACGTCATTATTCCAGATTTTTGAAATATTGTTGCTATAAATACCGATGTTTCCACCTGTAAATGCCGCATTTAATCCTTCATAAATACTCTGATTATTCAAAATTCTTGGTTCAGCTTTACGCATATTATAATAGAGTGGTACAACACCATTCATATTACGTTCTGCGATTCTTACAAAATCAGGATCAGCAACTACCAATGATTTATCTCCATCAACATCAAACTGAAGAATTTTACTAATCAGGTCATATGTACTTGTATATACCGCATTTGTTGTAAACCACTCTCTGATTTTATCAACTCGTTCTTCATATACTTTATTCGCCACATTAAAACGAATAGCATGTTCTTTGTAGAGGTGAGGACTTCTTAGGCAGTCAAGTTTATCATATTGTTTAAATAACCAACAAAATACCTCTTTGTCTGCCAATAATCCTTTAGGTGTGTCAATGTGTCCAAACCAATACTCACAAGCTGCATAATAATCTGGAAGTAAGAAAGTATATTTTCCATTTACTTCAAGTTTTCCACTTCTATATTTTTTTAAAAGGCTATTCTTTACTTCACGGATCACGTCTTTTGCATATGTATCGTTGAGTAGAGCAGGGTAAATCTTTACTGCTTTTTGAAAAGCTGTCATGTTTGTATTATAAGGTGTAATTCCAAGAATATCTTTCATGGTATCAACAGAGTTACAGATATTTGTGATTCGCTCCACAGACTTTTTTGTAAGTAAATCAATTTCTTCGTCTGTTACATTTGTGAGAGTTTGTAACATCTGATAATTGATTTTTGCATTTTTAATTCTATCTTCCTCAGTGTTACATCTGCCAGCTTGACAATTATATTGCTTAAAATATGTCTTATACTCATCCCATGAATCGTAAAACTTATACATCTTAAATTGACTTTTTGTGAAAATTATTCTAATATCTTCAGCAATTACATCATGGTCTTGCCCATAAATATCTGTGATAATAGGAGAGCAATTATTTACTTCAATAAACTTTTTAAAATCAAATACTCCCAATAAACCTTTTACCCATGGGGCACGAAACATTGTATTTTTCGTCATTACGCTTGGTAATATCATACCAGCTCCATCAGTATGAGTAATCGGAACAGTACCGGTTTTTCTCTCAATCGAATAATCAGTCTCATCAATAAAATCAAATTCTCCTGGCACATTCGTCTCAAAATCATCTACAACAATACATCTGTCTATATCAAAATCATTCCACTGGTCAGTAGCTGAATTCGCCAATGCCATATACGCAAGATGTTTATTAACATTGTTTCCACCCTTTGAGTTTATTTTATCAATAGTAAGACCACACATGACTGTCTTTTCAACTTCATTCCATACTGATTCTTTAATAAAAACAGCTTTTTTCTTACGAATTTGACCAGCAGAAGATGTAAAGTATCTGTATTTTTCGCCATTATACATAAATCCATAAAAAGATAAATCTTTAAATACATCAAAATAATAAATTTGAACTACAATAAGAGCGTCTGTTAGTTCGTCTTTTTTAATGCCGATAATACGTGTAAGGGAAGATTCAAATACTGAAATGATATTATTATCATTTAGTTCGTCTTTTCCTAACTCTCTTAATTCGATTTTTTTATTATATGGAATATTATGCGATTTGCAATACTCGATTTTATTCGATAGATTCTCTTTTTGAATTGTCTTGTTTGATAAAAGATTCAGAAGTTTTTGTTTTGATAAATTTGCTTTCTCTCTTTTGTGTTTTATAATCAGACACCACTTCATATATTCTTTTACGGAATCATTTTCTTGTTCATAGTAGTCTTCAACGGTACAACGTTTCCAATTAGAAAAATCATCTTTGTTGTAACCTTGCGTCACGAGTTCTTCTTCTAATTTTGGAAGCATATTATTTACATAATTTCTTTCACGTCTGTATTTACAGTTCATTTTATGTAAGTATTTTTCATGATTGCTATAAAAATGACCTGTATCTACAGAATACATATTAATCTGTGTATTTAACATTTATACCCCCTGTTTGTTTGCCATTTCAACAAATCTTTTTAACTCTGTGTTGATATATCTGTAATAATCTTCATAGCTCCACTTTTTAAAACATCTGAAAGGAACTTCCATACGATAAAGTGGAATATTATGTTTCTTACAATATTCATTTTTCTGAATATCTCGTTGTATTGCTTTTTGTCTTTGAATTTGTCTTGGTGAATTACCAAAATGATGATCTTTATGTTCCTCATCATCTACTTCGATAAGATAAACTAAAGAATTATCAGAATTTAGAATTGCAAAATCGAAACGTAATTTTTCATTATTATCACCCATTAAATCATCAAATGAGTATTGAATTTCAAAATTACAATGTGTATTTATTAAATAATCATATACAACCTTTTCATTAAATCCCATATTACATATAGGACACCATCTACCTTTCTTTATATTATTTGGCAGTATATCCCATATATAATTGTGTTTGTTGCATCGTACAGTCACATATTCACCTGCGCTTTTATATTCACTAAGTAATTTTCCATCTTTTTCTTCACATAACTTAGCTAATTCATTTTGAAAATCACCTGCACGACCTGAACAATATGGACACCAATGTTCACCACTATATAATGCATCAGCAGTAGTAGTAAAAATCGGATGGTCTGGATTTTCACATTTAAAATGATATATATCTTTTGCCCTTGTCCATTCTGTTTCTAAAACATTTCCACCACGTTCTTTACAGTATTTAACTAATCTGTCGTAATAAAACTGTTTATTTTTCTTATCAGCTTTCTTTGCAGACTGTGATTTCCTTATAGATTGGCATTTCTTACATGGTAAAAAATATGGTTTGCAAATATTTTTAGCATTAATTGTTGTATATGTATCACCATGAATAGGACAGTGATAAACAAGGTCAATAGGGTTTTCTGAACCAATATATTCTCCAATTATATCAACTAATCCATGATGATAATCTTGTACTTTTTTCTCAAACCATTCTTGAGATTTTCTTAAATGTCCTATAATTCATTCCTCCTTCATAAAATTAATTAATATGTTTCACTTATATATTCTCCAAATGAAATTTCTATTTCTCCATTTCTTTAACTTCAGTTCCCAACCATTCCAATAAATGTCTAATGCCGGTTATACAATCATAGTGTGCATACTCACCAAAATTATTTTGAATATATTCTTCACCTTCATAAATTCCATTGTCACATATAGAACAATGATATGTAGTTTCTGTTTCCTTATCATTTGGACAGCCAGGTAGATGACCGTTAATTCTTCCACATAAATCACAATACATATTATTCATTCACACTTTCGTTTCTATATTGTTCATCAATTTTCCAAGATGCTATAATTCTATTAACCACATCATGACTTCTTTCATATTCTGTATCAAAATCAGACTGGCAGATAATACCTGCATCCTGATTTGCATATTTATGGTTTCTTGACTCGATAGTTACTGTTTTGTTCATTTAATAGTTCTCCTTTACTGTTTAAAAATAATTTGTTCATTGCAATCAACTCCTTTTTTGAGTGCTGCGTTAATAGTTTCTTATACTTTATTATTCTCCAAAATCTCTATCTGTTTTCTGATTTCCTCACATGGATTGTATTTATCATCAATCCTTTGACCGTGTTCATCATGAATAAAATGTCTATAATCGACAAATATCTTTGGGGTAGTAAGGAATCTTTTCTCACCATCTTTAATATAAGATTCTCTCTTCATAGGCTGACATTTCACAATTTCAAGTTTTTCTAAAATGTCAACTATGCGCCCTATATATCTTTCAGAAAGTCCAATATCCTCTGAAATGGTTTTGAAATACCGATAACAGCATAGTGGTTTATCCTCTATACGGTTCAGATTGACACGAATATAAGAGAGTAGAAGCAGGATATAAGCAGATGACATTCTTGCAAGATCTATATCCTTACCCTTCAACTCTTCCTTGAAATTCAATATCTTGTCCAATTCATCAAAATAGATGATTCCAAAACTATCAGGTACATCAAATTTCTCAATATTTAGCTGCACTTGCTGATATTTCACCGAATTGGTATTTTCTTTTAGACACTTCTCGAAATCGGGACACGATTCAAAATATCCATAGTGAGAGAGAAGTAATAGAACTTCATAATATTTTTGATTTATCTTTCCATTCCTGTAATTGGGTTTCAGTTTAGACCAGTGGCAAAGTTCAGTTGTAGAAAATGCCACTGTGTCATCAAGTGAACGCCTTGCACAAAGATATGAGAAGATTATCACACGTTTAGACGAGAGATCTTTATCATAAATGATTTCTCGTGGGATTTTTACATAATTCAAATTATTGTTTTTCACCTTCTTTCTATTCTAAAATAATATTCTCCATCTTGGCTTTCAAAAGTCGTCAACTTTTACATTTATGAAATTGTCAAAAATTCATTTGGGTACATGTATAGCGTACCCAAAAGTAAAAATTTTCTTCATTTGGGTACATGTCAGGTGTGGATTTGTGTAGGTCAATATCTATATAGACTCATATTATCAAGAGAAGAATATTTCGTTTGTATTTCGCTTACGCTACATACAAACTCTTTAAATTTTTGGTTGATTTAGTTGTCTATAGTATTATTCTCTTTCTGAAGTATCGTTTTGTTTTAAATCTACATATTTATTACAAATATCTTTTACAAAGAATACTGGTAATCTATTATGAAATCTTTCATATACTTCTTCATCTGGTATATGTACATAATATAATTTACTTTTTTGTCTTTGCTCTCTGATGATATTTAATTCTTTGTTGCATTCACCATTTTTTAATGTATCACCTATTTTTCCACAGATAGTACAATAGCTGCTTAATATTGTGTGTATACTGGTTTTGCCATTAAAATCAAATTTATATTGAGTTAAACATTCTTCATATTGATGTTTGTGTTTTGATTTAGCTTTACTTTTAGAAATATCACTGCCGGTAGATTTATGATATTTTGGAATTTCATGCATTGTTTCTTGTTGTCTCATCTACTTTAAAATTTCCTCCTTTTAATATTAGTTATTTGATTACATAATCTTTTAGGTATATAACATCCTGCCCAGTAGACTAATGGATCTGTTAATGGGATTACTTTCTCAAGATTACAATCATATACCATTATATTGTCTGGTATTTCTGCTTCATAACATGGGACTTTGTGTTTGAGATGGTTGAGAGATTGATTATCTTTATATCCATCTATAAAGAACCATAATCCTTCTTGCAAATCTTCTTTATGCTGGTTATAGAAAAGAATGTGTTGTTGTTTCAATTGTTGCATAATATATTCCATTTCAGGATAGTCTTTTGGATTCAGATTTTGCCATGTTTCGAATATACGGATATGATGTATTTGCTTTTGGGGTGTAAAAGCCGTTGAAGAGTATCTGATGATTTTCATTTTTGATGTTCCTTTCTTGATGTGTGATGATATTTAATTATTCTCTGTTTTAATTTTATTTTATGCATAAAAATAAGACAGTAGTTGTACTGTCCTTGTGTAATGGATTTGTCGCTGTTTTTATTGGCATAGTAAGTTGATTATATGAATATTGCCTATGGTTTTTGAGTACCCCCTTATGTTGGGGTTAAATTTAAGAAAATGAGGTTGATTTTGGATTTTAGTTGTTAGATGGATATTTTATTATTGGATATATTTTAATTGAAATTTGGATTGATTTTGTGCGATTTAGTCTAGTAATCGGGATATGAGATTGGTTGGTATGGTGGTCATGATTTGTTAGAACTGTGTTAAATGATAAATATGTAGTTTTGATAATCTAATAAAAATGGATATCGAAGAAATGCTTATGTATTAAGGATATTATTGATTTTTGATGTTGAATTTGGATAAAAATGCTTTTGATTTTTAGGTTGGAAAGTGGCTGGAATGCTTGATTTTAGTGGGTTTTGACGATATGTGGTACGATAAGTGATTTGGTGGGTGGAATTTGGGATTTTGCTTGATTTTAAAGGGAATTTTGAGGTGATGGATTTTTAAGTTGGTGTGTAGATGAACTAGCTATAGCCAGTATTGAAAAATAGATGCTTTGATCTAGTTTTTGCCACCCCCGATCTATTATAATTACGGTATTTCTACATTTTTCCGTGGAATTGATAATAGAACAAATGTTCGATAAAATCAGATCTGGACTATTAGAGCAGAATATATTCGAACATATGTTTGTATTATAATTTTATCGTATTTTTGAAAAATTTATTATTGACAATCACAATAAATGGTGATAATATAATAGATGTCAAGAGGTTGACAGACATAAAATAGCAACTTAAAAACAATAAAACAACTTATTGACAATCACAATTCATTGTGATAAGATGTAACCAAGTTAAGAGATACGAACCACACAACAAACGGTTAAGGCATTGCAAACTCCGATAGTTACCAATTCAATCTCAAAACTTACTTGACAAGGAAAAGTCATTAAAACCCCTACACCATGCTAGAAAGTAGGTGATAACATGGTTAAAGGTTACATAGTACCCACTGGGTACATGGGCTATATTTCGGCAACGAATAGCTACCAACTATTCGCCACCGAACAAGATTATCTTGAATATATAGCCTAAAGAATCAATCGTGATAGATTGAACCCTCACAAAGTCTAGTCTATCACGATTCTTTCAAAAAATCCATACAAAAAGTTTGTACTTCTTTAAAAAGTACCTTTGTAAATAGGTAGCAAGTGTTACGGCACAAACTACACCATGAAACAAGTTACGGCTTGCGGATAACTATTTGCATTGAAAAACGGGACAAAAATAGATTGAGTCGAGTTCCCAACTCTCGACACTAAAACAAGCCTTCAATTAACCGTTGGGCGGTCTGATAGGGTTCTATCTGAAAATGGTAGACGTGATTCATTCACAACGGCGAAAAGGGTTTACTACATAACTTTGTAGTAATTAAATTGTCATATTGAAGTCTGTATCTATATCCATTCAGAGCTAGAGGGGCACATGCTTAAAACTAAGGTGTCAGTGCGTGAAAAGATTAGCGCATAATCTGAAAAAGATTAATTTGAATGGGGTGTACGAAAGTACAACGGTGTGAGGCGCACCAGGTAAGGTGAGGAGGACGTTATAAAGCTACCAATCTGCAAAGATTGACAGTTCCAAGTCTGTTAAAAGCTGAGGATAACAACGTACACAATAAAAAATACATAGCACCGATTGCGTCAAGTCGGAGAAAGAGGATATTATGAGTAAAACAACAAACAACGCTAAAGTTGACTTTTTCCAGTCAGCACGCACATTATCAACACGGACTTCTGAATTTTTCCGTTGCATTATCAAAAAAGCCGAACTGAATACAATCTATGGCTCAAAAATTGATGCTAATAATAACAGTATTGCAGCCATTGACGATATGCTCGAAAAAGGTACTAACCTTGACGTAACAGTTGATGACCTCAATCGGATGCGTGCTAATTATGTAACCATTAATGAAGGCTTAAAAGTTGAGTGGGATAAGTTACTCAAAGAACAGGCTTCTTTTGAGTACAACGAACACGACAAAAAATTCCGCAAAGCTATGAAAGATGCTACATGCTTAGAAGATGTCAAGATAGCAGTGGCAAGCTTCTATAAAGCTTATAAACTTGATGTATCAGGTACAACGTTTGAAATAGCAGTTCTTGAGTCAATCGGTAAGAAGATTGACACGAAAACCGTTGTAAAGTCTAACGGCACAAAGGCTCTCAAGTATGACGTAACAAATGCGCTTAAAAACCTTTACGGTGTAGGCTTTGAGTGGATGGTAGAAGCAGGAACTATCAAACCTGCCGATATTCCTAGCGTATTAACTGACAAATACACAAAAAAATCTAAGAAAAACAACAAATAGTATGCAACCATAAAATGCATAGTTAGAGAGGGCAAGGCAAATACTTTGCCCTTTTTATAGTGTGCATTTTTAAAATTAAGGAGGGAATTGACATGTTAAAATTCAGAAAAAATGAAATCCATAAACTTGCAAACCAGATCACCTGCAACTCTGAGCTTTTCGGAGATGAAATTTGCTCCGTTACTTCTCAGCTAGTAACACTGTCAAACTCTGCAAATGAGTTTGGTTGTGCAATGGAAGGTAAAATCTTCGATTGTTGGGGTAGAACTGTAACTGTAACTGCTATACCTGATAAATTCAAGCATAGTTGGAGCTTCTAAAAAGGAGGATAAAATCATGGGGAAAGATAGAAGCATGGCAATTAAACATGCAAAAGCGAAAAAAGAAGCAATGAAAGAAGTGCTAAACAATCAAAACGACTTTGCACAAACTTCATGGGGACTTACTGACAATATGCGTAAATGGTTCAAGGAAAAACCATATGCATTGACATATGGAAAATAAAATGTTATTGCTAATCACAAAACATTGTGATAGAATGGAGGTGCATAAAATGGAGGTGAAATAATGATAGTTTATTATAAATTAGCAAATGTTTTAAAAGAAAGAAACATGACTTGGAAAGATTTGCGTATGGCAGGATTGTCTCAAAACATGCCAACAAGATTTTCAAAGAATGAAAATATAAATTCTGACACTATCAACAAAGTCTGCGAATATCTCCAAGTCCAACCTTCAGAAATCATGGAATGGATTCCTGATGCAGAATATAACAAGGTAAACGAAGAAAAACAAGCCATAGAAGCTCAAATAGCTGAACTCCAAGCGAAACTAAAAACCATGTGAGGAGGACAAAATCATGACAATAGAGGAAATGCGTCAAAGCATGACAGAGGCAAACGTATATTCAAAAGCAGATATAGATAAAATCTGCGAACTCGAAAAGCAGTACAGAGAGGAATGCAAAGAGATAGCTGAACAGTGTGAAGCTGAAGGCTATCCAGCAAACGGAAGTAACTATGAACTCCGTTGTGAGAATGCAAGAGCTTATTACGATGAGCAGATTGCATATATAGACGCAAAATATGATGAAGAGTAAAGCGCCAAAAATAATACACCCAACACCAAACAAAGCACCCAATTTTCGGGTGCTATTTTATTACAACCAATTAAAAATGGAAATTAAAATGCGCTTGACAATATGGAAAAATTGCCATATTATACTCATATAGAAAGTACATCGGAGGAAATTTATGAGTGAATTTAAAGCAGAATTTTACGAAAATGGAGATGAAATTCCTGTAAAAGAATTTTTGGACAGTCTTGACGACAAAATGCGTGCAAAATTCTCAATGGAAATCAAACTTCTGGAAGAAAAAGGTAATCAACTAAGAGAACCTTACAGTAAACATCTAGGAGATGGAATTTTTGAACTACGTGCAAAAGTTGGAACAGATATTTCAAGAGTGTTATATTTCTTCTATTATCAAGGGAGAATAATTTTAACGCATGGATTTGTTAAGAAAGCACAAAAGACACCACCAAGCGAAATTGAAAAAGCGAAAAAGTACAGAAAAGACTTTATAGAAAGGAATGGTGAATAATATGAAATTCGATGATTATTTACAGGAACAGTTAAAAGATCCTGATTTTAAAAAAGAATGGGATGACATTCAGCCAGAAATGGATGTCATCCGTGCTATGATTGATGCACGGATTGAGCAGAATTTAACGCAAAAGGAACTTGCTGCACGTACAGGAATTGATCAAGCAGATATAAGCAAGTTGGAAAATGGAACGAGAAACCCAAGTTTAAAATTATTAAAGAAACTTGCTTCTGGATTGGGAATGCAATTAAAAATTGAATTTGTGCCAATGCAAACATTACGGAAATAGCCCACATTACTGCTTTATGTGGGCGAATCGAAAACATAAATAATCCGATTTATATAGCATCTAACGGAAATTAAAATCTGTTAGGTGCTATTTTTATACCAAAAAACGCAAATTAAAAGGAGGAAACAATCATGATGAAACACACAACAGAAAGTACAAAAGAATATTTAGGTTTAAAAGGTAAGAGGAAAACTACGCCTAAGCCGCTAAAAGATTTTTCACATGCGGATATCAAGAAAACGCTTGATTATATAGGTATAACAAGAGAAAAGACTGCCGATTAAGACAGTCTATCTTCCAAATACTTTCTTTAATTCAGAACGAAAAGCAGTATTATCAAAAACATCTACATCGTTTTCGATAATGCCTAATTCTTGTAATACTTTACAAGTAGTACGAATAGAAGCAAAGCGATCAAAGTCACTGATAGTACGCAAAAGTTTTATAACTTCTGCAACTGTAATTGTGTCGTTCATATCTTTTTTGATTGCACCATGAAATGCAAACTCAAAATTAATATCTTCACATTTACAAGCTTCTTCAGAAGCTAAAGCTAATTTTGAAATCAATTCGCTTGTTTTAATTTTATCCATAATAAAAGCCTCCTTTGTAAAATAATTATACAAGGGAGCACGTAATAAATCAAGGAGGAAATCGAACCATGAAACACAAAATTACATATCTTATCATCACATCAGCACTCGTAATGAGTGCTTTTTTAATAGGCAAATCCACAGCACCAAAGCAGATTATAACTAAAACAGCTATCAATTCTATTCAGTTAGAAAAGGCAATTCCATTGTCGGATGTAGCATGTTGGTATGTAAAAGACGGATATATCACGGTTGAATTGAAAGATGTAACACGTCAACTTGACGACAAGGCAAATGCAAGTTATACGGATGTTTTGAAAGATATTCCGAACGAAACAATGACTTACAGAAATAACATGATTGATATATCAAAGATAACTGATTTTACAGCAACGGAAAGTAAATTACAGATATACCTTGAAGATGGATCAGGATATTACTGGGAAAGATAATAAAAGAAAGGAGTGATAATTATGTCAGAAAAAGCAAAAGTAATTCACAATGCATATTGTGACTACGAAGTAGCAAAGGCAAAATCACCGTCACGGATTTATTCGGTACGATCCGAGGTTAAACGGAAACCACAGGGAATTAAAACCCATAACATGAGTAGAGCGATGTTAGCACAGACGTTAGCATCGCTTTTTTAATGCACAGAAGGGAGAATAACAAAATGGGAAAGGCAAGATATGACGCTATTCGCATAGCAAAACAGCTTTGTTATAGCGAAAACGTAATTAACAAAATCAAAACAGCAAAAACAGAAAGCGAAATTACACGGATTTTACATGATGCAAGGGAGGCAATGGAATGACACAGAAAGCAATAGTATTTCACGCTTATAACGGAATGGAAATTATAGATGCAAGACCAGAAGCAGAAATTGCATATGAAAATATGTGCTGTGCAGAAGAAATTGCATCAAAAAGAAACAAAAGGCAAAACAAAAATCATAAAAGCTTTGCAGAAATATTATCAGCATTGCTTTAGATAAAATAAAATCAAGGAGGTAAAGCATGAAAGGATATAACACACCAGAAGGTTACAGAGGACTTGTAAAAGGTAGATATATGCTCTTTGCAAGCGAAACAGAATATTATGAGTATATGTTGGAGAATGAAGAGGTATGACTGAAAAACAAGTAAGAGAAATTAAATGTAACCTTTGTGCTAATTGCGGAGACAGATGTTGTTGTCACGGAATTGAAAGCTGTAAGGATGCAAACGAATATGTAAATGCGACTACAAAATAATGTAGTCGCTATTTTATTACAAATTATAAGGAGGACACAAACATGTGTAGAAGAGTTTATTTAACAGCAAAGGAAGCAGAAATGGAAATGCAGGAGTTACGGAATACAGAAGGGTTCACAGGAAAAATGGAAACAGATTATATTTCACGAATGATTAAGGACGCAAAGCGAAATAGTATGATAGGTGACAAGCTTCAGTTAGTTGTTGATCCGATGTACATTCATATTCCAGAATGGCAGAGAAGATTGAAACTTGCAAGAGCATATGCAATTGGAAACGGATACAACAAGTATAAGTGGGATGTTCCAAAGGTTTTATTTTACAAAGGTAAATTGTGGGTTATTGATGGTCAGCACAGGATTTATGGAGCATTTAAAGCGAAAATGGATTCTGTAGTGGTTGAGATTATGGAGTGCTCACTTGAAGAAGCAATCGACTTATTTATCAATCAGTCACAGGATAGAGCAAAAATGCAGCCAATGGATATTTATAAAGCAGCTATTGCAGGTGGCAAAATAGATTATGTGAAATTACAGGAAATTTGTCACAAGAATAATGTAGCAGTAAAAGGAGATGATGAAACGGATAACACAGTAGGAACACTTACATCTATTTCTGATGGTGTTAAGTTGTCAAAGTCAAATCCAGATTTATTCGATTCAATGCTTGCATTACTTGGTAATCTTGGATGGAACGGATACGCAGATTCTTACAATGGAAAAGCATACACTGCCAAAATCATTCGTGCATTAAAAGCATTATATGCATATTGTGATGGTCGTATTCCTGAAATGGAAACAGCGTTGCTTGAACATTGTAAAGGAACAGAATTTTTCGTTGAGAACATCATGGACAAAACACAGGCACAGATTTTTGATTATCTGTCAGAAATTGTCCGTTATGAAATGGAATCTCCATTCACAGAAAAGAAACGTACAAAGAAGGCAACAAAGACAAGAGCAAATGCCATGTAGAGAATAATATAACGAAAAGGCAAGTGATAAAAATGAAACACAGATAAAGCATAGCTGGAATAACGGCAATACGGTTACATTATAATAAGGAAGGAAGTGATACTAGATGTGCAGAAAAACAAAACAGTTGCGTGAATTTGAGCCAATTCTTTTACGGAATGGATATAGATTCGCAAGATGCAGTGGAAGTCATTTCACATACATAAATCGAACTTCCCATAGAATCATAACAGTAAATAAGGATTTGAACAAAATGGTAAGGGAAAGACTTATTAAAGAATATGACTTGGAGGTGTGATAAATGAAATGGAAAGAAATTTTACGGAAAGAGGATATTGCTTTATTGCAAAGCGAAAGTGATACACAGTATGCAGTTGTTAGTGGTTACGATCCAACACAACCAGAAGGTCAGCAGTGGGCGCATGGAACGTATTTTACTTATTTCCAGAATAATCCTAAGAAGATACTATATCTTCAATCAGCTTATGATTGTTTTATGGAAAAGGTAAACGCAGATTTTATCCCACGTTGCAGGCTTGAAGAACTTGCAACGCTTTTCAAAGACGGACTTATTTCTGATGATAGAGATTCAGCTCTTGAATACTTTGATGAGTGTTGTGAAATGTCAGATGAAGAGAAATCTTTCTTTGGTATTGAAGAAGATTCGCCAATAGCAAACACAAAGTTTGAGAATCCAATGTACAACAAGGGTTATGATGATGGGTTCTCAGATGGTGCAAATAGTATAGAGGAGGAATAAACAAATATGGGGAAAATACAAGAGTATGAATATACACCAACTCAAATGGCAGAGAAGTTACTTGAATTTAACAGAGATTTTTCAGACAGTGCAGAAGATATCCAAAACGAAAAAGAGTATGTAGCAGAGTTATTTGAGAAATTACAGAACTCTAATGAGTTTAACATTCTTGCTCATTATTTAGACACAATGTTCATGGATGAGGTTTTTAACAAGTAAATGGATATTTCATAAGGAGATGATTATATGTTCCCAATTATAACAAGTGAAAAACAGAAAGCATTTGAAGAGAACTGTATTAAAAATAAAGTGGGAAGCGATGAAAACGAATGCAAAGTACCTTGTATATGTGGCTACTATGGTAGAGCTTGTAGGCAAATGAATGATAAGGCAGACAGATTTCTTTGTACAGGGTGTGCATTAGCAGAATTTAGTAAGTAAATACGTGGAGGTGACAAATCGTGAATAAATACACAGTTAGAATTATCATGGACGAATTAGAAATCTGTGCAGAATCTGAAGATAAGGCGAATGAAATTGCACAAAACATTTTAGAAAGCGATGCAAGAACGCATCTTGACCACGGCTGCTTTATAGCAGGCTTTGAAACAGACCTAATCGAATCCAATGTCGATGAAGAGGAAACTGAAGTTTAGATAGGGAAATGCGTGTTTCTTTAAAAGGCAGGTGAATGACATGAAAGTAACAAAGAAATTGGAAGAATTATTGGCAAAAGCATCTAAAAAGCTTGATGCTGCACAAGATGCTAGAAGCGAAGTTATGGACTATCTTGAGGAGCATTATGGAATAGATACAAGAGAGGAATATGAAACGATGGAAGATCAGTGTACATGGTGTTATGGCATTGACGAAGATAGCGTAAGAAAACTGGTCGAAAAGGCTGAATAAATTCGCATTTCTTTAGAAGATTGGAGGAAAGATTATGACATTTAAAGAGATGGTTTTTAAAGGCTTATGTGATGGAACAGTAAAGATTATCAGTAATCCAAATGATGATTGTATTGCTTGTCAGATTGGAGAATTTTGGTTTTACTTTATTGGAAGCGAAGATGAAGATTTAACACCTGATGAAGTGTATGAGTCATATACCAAAGAACAACTTACAGAAATGATTTATTCAACATTGCAGGATATGGAAAAGAATGAATTTGATGAAGTTGAATATTATAAAGCATTTTTGGAAGAAAAATATGCATGTGATAAAGAGAAATCAGATGATATGAATATGATTTTATGGAACGAACTAAAGAAACACAGAGGACATAAGGTGAGTATTGTATCATATGGAGATTGGGATAATCCAGAAGATGTATGCTTAGAATGTGAGGATTGTGGAGAAGTTGTACTTGATGCAGAGATTTATACATTATGTGCAAGAGAAGATAACTGATGAAACTAAGATTTCTTTGGAAAGGAGTGAAGAGAAATGATGAATGGTGTTGATTTGATAAACAATCTAATTAATGAGCTTGAAAGAGCAAGGGATTTGTTGTATTCGCAGAATCCCGAAGAATCATCAGAAGAAGCTGTTTTGGTTAATGATATTAGAACAGATCTTGATAGATATTATGATATTGCAGATGAGATTGATGGTGCAGTGAAATATATTGATGTTTAGCAACTAAACAAAATAACACAAATTAAAGGCAGTTAGGAGAATAAATACCTAGCTGCCTATTTTATTACAAGAAAGTGAGGAAATGAATTATGGAATTACGGAATAATTGGTACAAAGCAGACAAGGGAAAGCATTTTGTGCTTACAGAAAAAGGCAAAGAAGAGTGTGCAAGTTACAAGCATAAAACAGTTGGTGAGTCTGTAGATGAATATGATTATGAAGCAACCGAATGGTCAGTTGATAAAGGTTATGTAATCGAAACTGATATTCCAGGATGGATAAAAGGACTCAAAGGATATGAAGTTGTGTATTATCACAAAGGAAAATATAGATTATCAGCAGGTAATCCGCAAATCTTCCCAACACGCAAAGCAGCAGAAGTTTATAAAAAGCATTATGAATCATATACATGGTTCAATGATACCTTGGTAATTGAAGAAGTCGAATATGATGGTGTTCCATTAAGTGAATCTAAAATGTACAACGGAAAGGAAATTGTAGATAAAGAACATTACTTTGGACTTGATGCACATGAAGTTGGTGAGTATTTCGCAGAGGATATGATTGATTCCTTTATGGATTTATTGCCACCAGCTTGTATGAGAAGCGATTGTTCACAGATTGGCGAGCCATGTTCAAGCAGAATTGATGAAAACGGAGAAGGTAGAACAACATATTCTACATTCAAAAAGGTAGATGATGGAATTTGGGAATACTGTGGTGATTGTTTTAGAGGTGAAAATTATATGCATGGAAAAGATATTCCATATGTGAGATAAGGAGATGGTATAGATGTTAAATATCAAATGGGATAACGGAGTTACAGGATATTTAAGCGAAAGCGAAAAAGAACTGTGTGAAAAGATTGATAGAGAAATCAGTGCTATTAATGCAATAAGCAAAACGGAAATATCTGTAGTAATCAGTATTGAAAGTGGTAATCAATTCCACATAAAGAAAGATACTGGTTCACTGATTGGATATATAAACGCAGAACAGTGTTGGTATGCATTGAAGGGAATTATGACAAGTTTGTTATATATGGAAAGGCAGGTTGATTAGTATGAAAGAGAAAACTACACGGAAATTTTTAAAAGAAAATTATCACATTATTAACATTGGTAATCAGCCAATGCAAACATTATTTACTTTTGAAGATGCAAGCTATTATTGTACGAGAGTAGAAGGATGGGCATGTGATGTATATGTATTTGGTGATTATGTTATTGTAACTGGATACGACTGCCCAGGAAAATTAATTCCATACGAAATTACTCGGAAATATGAAAAGAAAGCAAAAGAGATTTATGAAAAATATAGATATGGAGGTTCAAAATATTGGACACAAAAGAGAGTTGCTAATACATATAGAAAGATGATTGAAAAATTTATTGAGGAGGTAACGCTATGAGTAAATGCAAATTATATACTGCACATTTAGCTGGCACTTCATATGACGGAAATAAGAAATATGAAATGATTATTATCACAAAATGGAAAGATACAACAGAGGATTCACCAGAAGAAGGACACAAGGCATATTATTTCACACCTGATAACAAATATCTAACTGAATGTATTGAGGATGAAAATTGGTGTAAACGAATTTATGAAGCATTTCCAGAAAATACTAGATTTAGAATTGAAAGGAAGGTTGAGTGCTATGTTGAAAATTGAAATTAAAACAGGTGGTGCAGCTTATAGCGAAGATGATGTACTTACAACTGAAGGCAGATATGAGTTGCAGAGAAATCTTATGGACATTTGCAGAAAAATTACAAATGGATATGATGAAGGTTACATAATGGACATCAATGGAAATAAGGTTGGTAACTGGTCAGTAAATTAGGAGCGTGATTATATGGCAAAACAAATATATTACTTGCATAGCTGCAATGAATGGAAAGAGTATTCCAGCATGAGACTTTTATTCATTGGCACATCTCAACAGAAGTTAAAGATGAAAATCTCGAAAGAGATTGAAGAAGGTAACATGGAATATTATGATGGCGACTTATCTCAAAAAGAGCAGGCTAAAAAGTTCCGCAAAGACTGGGAAACTGAAACAAGAGCTACAATTAATTCAAGATTAACATATGGAGATTATGATTATACATATAATAATGAAGAAATGTAGTCAAAGGAAATTGTAATTTACTTAGAAGGAGTGATTTGAATGAAATTAACAATAAATGACTTAATACAGTACGCAAAAGAAAATAATCTCGCTATGGGTACAGAAATTAAGATAAATGGATGTGAACTTAATCATATATTTGTGAGAAATGAAACAATTTATCTTGATGAAACAGAGTGTGGAGATAACGAACAGTAATACAGAGAATAATAAGGCAGACGCAAACAAATGTGTCTGCCTTATTTATTAGGAAGGAGAGAAAAATGAGCAAAGAATACTACACGATTGTACGGAAATACTATGGACTTCCCGATTATTTAAGCACAGATTTGTCAGAGAAAGAAGATTGTTTTTGCTTTAATACGGAATACGAAGCTAATAAATGTTTACGAGATATATTTGAAAATGGTGAATGGATAGAAGATGAAAAATATGGAAAAGTGAGATATTACGTAGAAAGGAGGACAGAAAGATGATTACACGGAATTGTTTTGGGAAACTTGAACCACGGATAGGTAAATATGTTGTGGAAAAGCGACATGATGGGAAATGGGAGATTAATAAAGAAGAATATTGTTTAAAGACAACAGCAGTTGTTGGAGATGGTGTTCTGATGTGGATTGGAATTGAACAATTTGATTCAATGGCAAAGGCATATACGTGGTTAAAGAAACATGTAAACGAACTATTGTAGGAGGTAAGCGAAATGATTGAGTTAAAAGATTTATTAGAAGAAAATGAAACAATTGTGACATTTCATCTTTGCAATGAATATTGGTCACGGAATGCAATCACAGTAAAAGGAAGTGATGATATTTCTGGAGCATTAGAAATGACATTACATAGAATACTTGAAGCTGGTGGAACAGAAAATGATGTAAAGCGAATTATGGGTGCGGAAATTCCAACAGAAGATGAACTCAAAGAACTTGAAGAGTTTGATGAATTTAGCTGGATAGACTTGGGTTATGTATTACCTGGTTTGATTGATTTATGGGAAGAAAGCGAGGTTGATTGATATGGTAGATAAAGAATACAGATACTATAAAGATAACGGAAAGCTTATGAGACTACATATTGAACAGGATAATGAACCACTTGATTCACGGTATGATTGGGATGGTCAAATAGGCAAAATGATGTGTTGGCATAGAGATTATAGACTGGGAGATTATAAGGATAATGATTACAACGACAATGAGGACTTTTTAAATAATCTCATAAGGGAAAATGTAGAAGATAAATCAATCATCAATTATATCAAGGCAAAGAAAGCATCTAATGGACTTGAGTTGAGATATGACAGACATGAACAGATGTGGCAGTTATGGGGAACATATTATTGGTTTCCACTTGGCACAAGCAGAGAAGCAAAATTTGATGTAATAGAAGAATATGAATCGCTTGATTGGTTAGTCGATGATATGATTGAAGCTTTACCACAGAAAGATAAATGGTATTTGTTAGAGAAACACGCAAACATTGTATATCTTCCACTTTACCTGTATGACCATAGCGGAATCACAATGAGCACTGGAAGTTTTGGTGACAGATGGGACTCTGGACAGGTTGGATATATTTACACTGACAAGAAAACAATTATTGATTGCGGTGGAAAAATTAGGAATGAAAAAGGGAATTACGTAAAAACCACAGATAAAAATTGGAAGAAGGCTGCATACCAGTGGATGCAAGGCGAAGTTGAAGAGTATGACATGTATTTAACTGGTGAAGTATATGGAGTCGTCACGGAAGAATATGATGCAGAAGATGATTCATGGGAAGAGAAAGACAGTTGTTGGGGATTCTTCAATGATAAGTGGGGAGATGAGTTGATTAAGGAAATAGCACTCGATTTTGGAGTAAGCGAAACACTGTATGACAGTATGGAAGAGGTGGCTTGATATGGATAAAGTAAAAGTAATTTTCCGAAAAAATAAACATAATGATGTGATTGCATTCTTCCCAGAAGTGAGAGTAAATTACGGGAATATTATGTCATATATGCATACTGGTCAGCATGACGAAGCAAGTTATGAATTTTATTTGACTACTCATAAGGCAAATGAAAATGAGTATGCTGATTTATTTGCTGAGTTACGTGAGATATATGATGATTGTGAATTGGTAGTAAAACAGAGAATTAATTACAACGATTTAAGAGATAAAGCATGGAAATAAAACCAAAGGAAAGAACTGTTTACAGGAAAAAGGAGACAATAATTATGGAAGAAAAAGATATTAGAATTTGTCCAGTATGTAATAAGGAAGTAGAAAGACATGATATGAATTTCACAAGAGACTGTCATGGAATCACTTTTAGATTAGTATGTAATGATTGTTGGGAGAAATTAATGGAAAAGGGATATGATGGTGAGTATTACAGTGAAGCAGATGAATGTATTGATGAAGATTATTAGGAGGTAGCGTAATATGACATACTACGAAACAAAAATAGGAAAGATAATCGAGGAAGAGTTCGATTCACGAATGGGAAATGCAGTTATTTCCTATATTATGGACAAAGGTATGAGTAACGTAAAAGAGATTACTGATGAGCAGATTAAGAAGCTCGAAGGTAACGGATTAATGACTTAAGATTTTGTTCAGTCATTAGTAAGGTGTGCAAGAAGGATATGTATTGAGTGTGAGTGGATTGAGTTGATTGAGTTCATTCGATTACATCTATGGTGTACTCCAACAGTACATGAAGTGTATTTATATAAGGAAGATTTTACTGATGAGTCGTTTTCAGAGCTGCTCGACAACCTCGATCTTGATGAAAGCGAAGTCGGTGAAGAGATTAAGTTGTTTGCAGTAGTTGACAAGGATTGCTTAAAGGAGTGATTGAATATGTTAAATCAGAATTGGTTTCAGGATAAAAGGTTTGTAATGTTTGAGGACTTTGCGGAAAGTCAGAGTTGCTTTGACACAGAGACTAAGAATATTTATGTTGTATCAGAAGAATATGGACAGAAGGGAAGTAATATTATTCAAGAAATTACACCTGAGTCATTTGAGTACACGCCTAACTATAATAGATATAAAAAGTTTATAGGAATTAAGGAAAAATATAGAGTAACTTATACTGCACAAGTCGATCAAACGATTGAAGCAACTTCTTTAGAAGAGGCAAAGAAAATAGCGAAGAATGGAACTGGTGAATATGAAAATCAAGCTTTTGAAAGTATTTATTTATCAGAAATCGCTTTTATAACAGATAAAGACGGAAACGAAGTATAAAGGAGAGTGATTCATATGATGACAAGAGAAAGATTTGCAGAGACAGGTTGGAAAATGACATATGAACAGTATCAGAAATGTGATTGTACAGAATGTGATAAGGCAGATTGTATTCACAGAAACGCATATAGAAGAGTACCTGAAATTGATGGTGGTCTTGGTTTATGTCCTAATTTGAAGGGAGAGTGATTGAAATGTTCAAATATATAATCAGTTATGATGGCGGTCAGTTAAGAGACAGTGGAGATTTTGAATGGGGATTATTTAATTCCTATGGTGAAGCAGAAGAAGAAGCCAATAACGCAAAAGAAGAATACATGAATGACTGGGACATTGAAGGTAGTGAATACAATCCTGATGATTTCTGTATTGAGATTGTGGAGGTGTAGATTATGAAGAGAACACCAAAAGTAATTAAGCAGCAAACGGAAGAATGGTTAGATGAACGGTGGATAATCGCAAATATGAAAGATGCAAGACCACAGGATATGAGTTATTACAATGGAGCTTTGAAAGCCCTTGAATTTGCAGGTTACGAATGGAAACGTGATGCAGATGGAAAACACACATTATTTAAGTAGATTGGAGTGATGGAAATGAAACTAGATTTAATTATGGTCGATGAATGCGGAGATGAAGTCAAAGTCGAAACATTCAATGTTGGAAATGAACTTGATGAAGATTATATGGAGCTATGGAAAGACAGAAAAATAGAAAAGGCAAGAGAAAACTATCCAGAAGCTCAACGGTTCTATTTTGAACGACCATATTCAGATATGAGTTATGGTGAATTGTTGACGTGTGGAGGTTTTTAGAAGCGAAGTAAATAGCAATTTCAAATGGAAAGGATGGTTGATTTATATGGCGAGATATAAAATGATAATTAATACAGATACATATAAATGCGGAAGATGTAGTAAAAAGAATTGGGAACCTGGAACTCGAAATGATTATATGATTGCAATAAACGGAATAACGAGAACTCTTTATAATATGAGAGAAGTAATGTGGCAACTTGAGTTATTCCATGGAAATTCATTTGTTAAGTCAGAATATAGTGATGATAACCCAGAGGAAAATTATGGACTATCTGATAGATATGTTAAATTCTTAAAGAAAAACACAATTAAATATCACGATAGACTGTGTGAACTAGATAGACAACAGTATTTATCGGGCTATGGATGGATGCAAGGATGTTTTGATGTTGGCGAAATAATGGAAAAATTAAAAAAAGAAGGAACTGTTAAAATTCCGTTTAGTTGGCTCTATGATATTAGGCAGTATAATAAAGCCATGGATGGTTGTTATATGGAAATAACGAAGATTGCGTAAGGAGTGATTTATATGTTAAAAGCAATAAATATTAAATGGGACACAGATGGAGACAAGGAAGTGTTAAATGCTCTTCCAACAGAAATGATTGTTCCTGATGAATTAGAGGAAATGTATAAGAAAGATAGAGAATTTGCACTTGAAGAGATTTCAGATTGGTTATCAGACGAGACGGGATTTTGTCATGATGGATTCGAAGTTGTAAAGGTGATTACAAAAGAGTCTGTTGAGAATGAGTTATACGATTTTTTCAATGACAAAATGGAAACTGGTGATGCATCTGAAATTGAAAGAGTTGGTCGTTATCCAGATATGTATGTCACAGGAGACAACGGAATTGTTATTGATTGTGTAGGTGGAAAACGGATTAGATTGATTATTCAGGTAGATTAAGGAGTGATGAGATATGTATAAGGAAGAAGCAAAGGAAATTTTAAAAGAATTCTTAGAAGATTGTGATAAAACGCAGAAAGAAAAAACAAAAACACCTTTAAGAAAGGCTTTTGATTTAGCTTATAGTGAATTATGTAAAAGCGATAATACTCTTTGTTTTACACAAGAAGAAATTGATAAAGTGTGTCAGGCTATTATTGATAGTCCAGTTGATACATCGAGAGAATTACAAGATAGAGTGTTGAGTATTTTACAAAATAATAGTTATTAAAATAGCACAGTAAACAAGAGTTTCTTTAGAAGAATGGAGGCAGACATGGAAAAAATTGATAATAATATTCAGTTAGCTTTCTTAGGTGGTATGAAAGCTGGATTAGAAGCATTAATTCATGGACTTGAAGTAGTAGCAGAGAATAATAATGGGCAAGTATCATTTGAGTTTGTTAAAATGGTTTCTGCTAGTACGATAGCTGATGTAGAATTAAAATTATCTAGTATAGAGAATGGGAAAGGTCTTATAGATGCTTTAAATAATAAAAGCAAATGAAAGATAATTTACAATGCTCAGGATTTGTTATAAAGGAGAGATGTATTATGGTAAGAATTAAAGATGGAAATTATATAGCAATATTCCACGATAGAATGATTGAAGTAAAAGCAGATTCAAAAAAAGATGCTTATAATAAAGCAAAAAGATATTTTGAATCAAGAGAACATAGAGAATTATTTGATGGCGAACTAAAAGTGTGTCAGATACCATCTATGATAGGTGTTCTGGATGAGTGAAATAAATAGAAAAATATTTATTGGAAAGTAAGGTGGCTACATGAATATTGTATTAGAAATGGAAAATTGGATTGTTAATGATGAGTATTTTATCACACAAGGACTAAACGGATATGAAGTGTATGATTGTGGCGATGATACAAAAGAAGCAAAAGACTTATATACGGGTACATTTGAAGAATGTTTGACTTGGATATGGAATAGTATCTAAGTCGAATGAAAGGATGATTTCTTGTTTTAGAAATGGAGGAAATAATTATGAGCCAAACAGTATTTGATGAGAATGATTTTATAAAACGAGTACCAAAAAAGATTTTGGAACGTACAAGAGAAAATATGGAAGTGTATCATATGGATTTAGCAGATTCATTTCAGGAAGCAACAAGGGAATTAGCAAAGAAAGGTACAACTTTGTGGAAAGCATGGTATTATGATGATTTTAGAGAATATGTACCATGTATTTACTGCCCAGAATATTTGGATTTATCAAAATATCCATTAAAATACAAAGGGAAATAATTCAATGAATCGGAAATTTCAAAAGGATGGTGATTAAATGATTCTATTATTAGGTAAAAATAATGCAGTTGAAAGATATGTAAAAGAGATACTGAACGTTGATATGGATAATAATATTGTTTATTATCCAGATGAAACAACACATTATACAGATTTGCCGAAATGGGTTGAATTAGCGAGAGAAGAGAACCCCTATGTGGTAATAACACAGAGACTTGACATGATTGATGCATTTCTTCATTCTGATTTGGAATTTAAAGTGATAACAGCTTTTGAAGTAAATGATAATATTAAAGGAAGAGTTCTCGAAAATAAAGAAAAAGCTATATACGTAAAAGAAATACTTGGATTAGAACTACGATGAAAAGCACTTCTAGTCTTTTTAATACGACACAACACATGATATAATTAAAGAAAAACGGAGGTAATTATTATGGCACAGTTAATTGGATGTTTGATTGCAGGATACTTATGTATTTATCTTCCTTGGAAAGCGAATCAAAAGGAAGAATCTCGTAAGAGAAAAGATATGTATGATAACCTTAATAAGAAGGCTGTTGATGAAATGGAAAAGTGGAGAAAATAGTAATATAAAATAGTAATATAAAATAAGAAAGGTGGTTGATGAATATGTTCGGGGGACTATTAGCATTCTTAGGAATTTATGCAGGAAGTGCTGCAAAGGCAGCTAAAGATAACTATGATATGAAGAAAATTACTCGTACAGTTGATGAAAAGGGGAACGTACATTATGCAGATAGATTGTGTAATGAATATATCAACGGAGAACGAGTAAAGAGAGTTGAAACAACTGATAGAAACGGAGTTAAGTTATATTCAACTGTTGGTGTGAATAGCAGTAAAGTGTATGACACTTCTTATGGGAGGGGCACACAGCAGTTATTCGAAATGAGTGAACATGATAAACAGGAAAATCTAAAATACGGAAAAAATGTATATAGTCAATACAATCCATATTTCGGAAAAACTGTTACAACTGAAATTAGTTCAGGCAGAACAATTACCTGTTTGTTTAGCGGTAAAAATAGTAAGACTGGTAAAGAGTTCTATAGAGTATGGTATTTCCGTCCAGAATGTCAAGGAAAGCTTGATTACAATACTACTGTTGATGGCGATATGGGAATTGAAATTACAAAAGAAGAATTTAATAAGTTGAATTTTGGAGCTTTGACATGCACATGTATGCCAAGTGATTATGATGTAGTCCATGCATTATGGGGGGATAGGTAATGAATAAACAGAGAAGAGAAAAGATAAGGCAACTCAAAACTCAAATTGATTTGATTAAAACCGATTTAAAACAAGTTTCAAGTGAGTTATCTTCTATATTAGATGAAGAACAGGATGCATTTGATAACATGCCAGAAGGATTACAGAGCAGCTATAGAGGAATGTGTTCTGAAGATGCAATTGATGATATGGAAGAAGCGAGCGACAAACTTGACGAAGTGATTGAGTTGTTGGGTGATATTGTGTAAAATGTAAAAAAGTAAATAATAGTTTCATATGGAAAAAGGGAAAGGGGACTGATATATCTTCAGTCCTCTTTTTGATGTAATTTTGGATCATCTGTGCGTCCAACAAGATAGTCAATGGAAACATCAAAGTAATCAGCGAGTTTAATCAGCATATCAAGGCTTGGTTTTTTGTTTCCATTCTCAAAATTACCAATAGTTCCCCTTGTAGATTCAATTTCTTTACCAAGCTGCTCCATAGTAAGACCATTAGAAGTTCTCAATTCTTTTAGTCTTTCAGAAAAACTTGGAAAAAAGAATAAAAACATAAAATCACCTCTTGACATAAGTATTCAAATAGAATACAATAATGATGTATTCAAACGGAATACATAACTGGAAAGGAGATAATTATGAACCAGCTAAAACAAATCCGTTTGGAAAATAAATGGACTCAACAATATGTGGCAGATAAAATTGGTATTACAAAATCTGCATATTCAAACATTGAGAATCAGAATAGAAGTCCATCACTAAAAGTAGCCATTCAATTACAAAATTTGTTTGGTCTATCAATTGAAAAACTGTTGGAAAATAAGAATAGCAACCCTACACCGACCAAAGTTTAGAAGTTGCCATTCCACACGATTTGAACTTAGTCCAAAGTCAATTATATTCTATCGTACTTTCTGGACTATTTCAAGTCACATTTTCCAAACAAAAATTGCGTACCTTGAAAACTGAATAGCAGATTGGCTATCTTTAAAAGCTGTCGTGATAGAGTTGGAATACTCTCGATAATGTGCGAGCAAAATGGAGAATAAAACATTAGAACATTATCAACAAATTTATATAAGAAAGGAAGATACGATATGCGACTAACAAAAGAGCAGAACGAAACAGAAAATCCATTACTTGATAATAGGCAACTTAGGGATAAGTGTGTCGGAAGATATGAAGTATTGGAACAGGTAAAAACATTGTTACTTTTACCAGATAATGAAACGGCAACAGTAAAACAAATTGCTGAATATTATTCGTCAATTAGAACAGATGAAGAGAAAGCATTGGGTAAGAAAGATATTATTATTTCAGAAGATGCCATTCAAAAAATTTATCAAAGGAACAAAGAAGAGTTTTCCAATGACGGTGTAATGCTTAAAAAGTCTAAGGATTTTTTGAATTGGACAAAGTGTCCAAGTCAAAGAGGAAGTGTTACGATGCAATTTGATAATGGGAAGATATTAACAATATCAAACTCAGGAATCAAAGTATTTCCTAAAAGAGCAATTCTTAGAATTGGGATGCTTTTAACTGGATCAGAGGTTAGTTCCGAAATTCGCTCACAGCTTCTTAATATAGAAGAAAAGACTTCAATGGAAATCAAAACAGAAGACATTGAAGAAGAACAGAGTTTAATGCTTAGTGTCGGAATGGCTGTAGCAAGTGGAGATGCAAATGCGGTTGCTATAGCATCAGCGAATATCGTAGCATTTAAGAATAGACACATTGAGAAATTACAGAACGATAACAAAGCATTAGCAGGTGAAATTCTTTCATGGTCTGATAGAAAGAAGTTAAATGCAGGTGTTAGACAGTTAGCTGCTGTAACTGGTATCCCATTCGGAAACATGTGGAATGAACTTTATAAGAACCTTCAGTATAAATATGGAATCTGTTTAAAACAGAGAGGTGGAAAACCATTTATTCAGTGGGTTGATGAAAGTGAATGGGAGAATGTTATTAAGACATTCTGTGCAATGTGCGAAGCATATGATCAATCACCAACAGAAATGTTTCAGCAGACTACACCAGAAATTAAACCAAAAGGAATCAGAGATTTAGAAAAGTTAAGAGCAAAGAGAATATCGAAATAATTACATAATATCCACGCTGTATATGTGATGGAAACTGTCTTATACTTTCCAGTTCAAAGAAAGTAGTGTATAATATAAAAGTAATCCAAAATCGAAAGAGATTGGATAGAGGTTGAGGTTCACAGCCAGTTACCTATGGTAGCGAATGGAAAATAATTTCTAATGAATCCAAGTTTTCATGTGAATAAAAGGAGAATAATGGTGTATGAAAATAAAAGATTTTCTTGAAAATTTTAATGGAGACAATCTTATTAGGATTTATGATGGTTATGATTTTAGTACATATAATTATATACAGGAAGCAATTTCTTCCTATGGCTGTTCCACAGTTAAGAGTTGGAACATTGTAGATAATATATTAAAAATAACAATTCAGTCACAGTTTTACTAAGAAATCTAAGTTTACTATCAAATTAAGGAGGAAGATATGGCAAAGAAAATTATATATACAGATGAATTTGGAAACAAAATAGATATTAATTCAATCGAGGGTATTCATGTTATACTTAATGATATTTTTACAACATGCGATAATGAGAACAGCTGTTTATGCGTTAAAGAGAATATCAAAGCAAGCGTAGAAAAATGTTGTGAAACCAGAAAACTAGAAATTAAAACTGGAAAACCTCAAGATAAAAGTAGCATTTGGTAAGGAAATTTAACTTTCCTTTGATGATTGGAGGTAGAAAAATGGAAAATAATAAAGCTATTTGTAGAAAAACAGACGACCACTTTACAGAGGGCAAGGAATATGAATGTACATCAGCATATGCAAAATATGAAAGTGCAGTTGTAGATATTCTTGATAACAATAAAGAACTTATCACAGTGGAAATAAATGATAAAGATTTTCAGTTTATTTTCAACTAAGAAAGAATGATTTGCTTGGAAGAATGGAAGAGGTGGTATAGTGAAAGAATTTAGAAGTACTGATGAGATCACAAAAGAAGACCTTGAGAAAATGTATAACGCAATTGCTAAATTTGATAATTATATTTCATCAGCAACAAGGAAGCCAACAGATGAAAACATTGGATTATATGAACATTGGATTGATTGCAGGTATGATATAGAGAATTTAATTGTAACTGATAGATAAGAGGTGAAGTAAATGGAAAGACTTGATATTTATAAAACTAATGATGGGAAATCTTTAGTTCTTTTAAACAATGAAAATGATTCGAATGGATATATAAATTATTTACCAATTACAAATAATGCAAATGGTATGAGTGTTAATACAAAATCTGGCAATCCTGTTATTATAGATATAGATAATGTATCTATAATTAAGCTGAACGAGTTAGAGTCATACATTGATCATGTAATAGAAAGTGATTTTGATTTTAAAATTAAGTGGTATATTGATGGTAGGCAAAGAGAAGAGGTAAAAGATTGAGGTGAGTAAAATGAAAGACAAACCAAATAAAATAAAAGCGAAACTCATTGTAGAAGTAGAAGCAGAATTCTATGATGATGAGTCTTCAGAAGAAACATTGAGATATTGTGTTGAACAGGATCTAGAAGATGCAGGATTAAATGTTATTGATGTGTCTGTGATGGAATGAGGTGATATAGATGGAATTTAAAAAAGGCGATAGAGTATTTCATAAGGGCTTAGAGCTTATAGGAACTTTTATGGAATATGCATGGAATAGTGATGAAGAAGCTATTGTGAAATTTGATAATGCTGATAATTCTGATGATTGTAGGCATGTATCTGTGAATCAGTTACAGAAACAACCGAGTAATGAAGAAATTGGTGAAAGAATTGCGAGGTATAACAGTGGTAAGATATATGGAATGTTCTAAATGTGGTAAGTCATTACTTGAAAATTCAATTATTGTTGTAAGAACTGGGTTTACTGATAAATATTGCTCATATGGTTGTGCAGCAATTGATAGTGGACTTTTTGAAAATATAAAATTAACTGATGAAATTGTCCAAGAATATAAATCTTGTGATGGAAGAGATTGGTTGATAGGAAATTAAGGTGGTATAATGAGCCGAATTAATAAAACGCAAAATAATTTACAATCAGTATGGAATAATTTGGATCTTGCTTATGAACATATGGAAAGAGCTATTGAGGATTTATCGCAAATGACTGGACTACCTGATGAATTAGAGAAAATGATTGGGCAGTATGATTTATCGGAAATTAGTATGATAAAGCAGGAAGTTGAAGAATTGATGAAATGAGGTAATGTAGATGGAAAATAAAAAAACATTAAAATATTTAAATGATATGAAGAATAGTAAAATGCCACCATTTGATAGTCAATATGAATTTTTCTTTGCTACACTGGAAGATTATTATATTGCAAAATCAAATGGTGCAAAGATAATAAAAGAGGAACTTATGGAATGGGATTCTGAAGCACAAAAAGAAATTGTTAATATATTGGCTGATATTATAGAATCTGATGAATTGATTGGCTTTGATAGAAATGATATTTTATCATTGGTTGACTAAATGGAAGGTTTACAGAGTATAGTAACCGACACATTAGCAAGTATATGTGCTATGGCAGATAAAAAATACAAAAGATGGAACGCAAAGAACTACTAAAATAGAAGATTATAGAAGTGGTAAAATTTCACTGTAAATAATGGAGAATTCAAATGGAATCAATTATAAATGAATTGGCAAGAAAAGATAACTATACAAATGATAAGCAGTATAATTCAGGTTTAAGGCTAATAAAAGAAATGGGGTATCGCCATGTTAGTGGAGAACCTGATGTTAAGTATTATTGCATGTGTAATGGGTACTAAGAATTTGTTGGAAGATTGGAAGAGGTGATATAGATGAGAATAAGATATGCTATTGAAAAAGAAATAGAAGTTCCAGATAATTTAACAGCTATGGATATTGATGATATTATTTCACAAAAATGTGAAGGAGAGAATGGATTTGATTATCAATGGATGAATACAAGTGAAATTAATGAACAGCATTTAACGGATTGTTTGACGGGATGAATTGACGATTTCTTATGGAAAATTTGGAGGTAATAATATGAAAGTACTTGGAAGCTTTGTAGATTGTGTTTATGATTCAAATTTATATAAAGAGGATATGGGGGATATTAGAACAAAACTTATAAGTAGATTGCCAGATAAAAGAATCTGTGAAATGGCAAGTGTGCTTATAATCGACACGAAATATGATATGTATGTTGTAAAAATACGAAGACCTGAACTGAATAGTAGTGGATGTGTTGACATAGAAAAGACTCATAAGAAAATTTACGAAACTGATTTTATCGAAATTTCAAAAAGAGATTATGAAGGATTAGATTGGAGAGAAGCTACTAAGAGAACTGATGAATTAATGAAGCCAGGATCATTTGTTATTTTCAAAACGGATATTGAAGTAGATACATTAATCAAATGAAAAATTGCTTTCAAACGGAGGTGTTCATGAGTCAAAATAAAATGACAACAAATGAAGTTGTAAAATTATTACTAAACAAAGGAAATGAAATTGATAATAAGATCATAAATGTAATATCTGAATTACTTCGGCTAGGATATGATTCTGAAAGAGGTGAGGAGTATGTGCGTGATTTAATGGATTCTATAAGATATACGGTTGATGATATTGAAAGAATTTTAAACAGATAAATCAGACATTTAGAAGCAGAAATTAACTGCTTCTTTTTTAATACAGAGATCGAGGTGATATTATGGTAACAATTAGAGATTTTATAGAAAACAACGAAAATGTACTAATTATAATTGAAGTGGCAGAAACAAGAAATACAACAGATCCATTAAGAAAGGAACTGTGGAAAGGTATGTTATATGATATTCCAAAAGATTTACAGAATCGGGAAGTAATTCAGGAAGGATATGGGATTGTAGCTCAGTGCAATATTTTAACCATATTAGAGGATGGTGATAAAAAATGAGTAGATATAAAAATGGAAACCCAAAACGACAATCAAGATTCATATGTATGAAATGCATGAATGAAAATATGTTGGCTAGAGGAATCCAAAGACAAAAACAAAGAGAACAAAAACATGTTAAAGATTTGTATTGTTTGAAGTGTGGAGAGGTAACGAAGTGTATCGAAGTAAGATTTTGTGACTCTTATGAAGAAATTTTTGAAGTTGCGAAGATAAAAAGAGAGAATTATTACATAGATAATTATGAAAGTGAGGAAAATGATTATGGCACAGACAAAAGATTATGCGACTAAGAAAAAAGGTAAAACAGAAGTGCAGCCATTCTGGAATATGTCAGATATCAAGAATGTTGTAGAGTGGTTTGAAAAGAATAATGAATGGGACGGTTATCTAATTACACTACTTGAATTATTACTTGGCAGACGAATTAGTGATATAGTAATGATGAAATGGTCTGATTTATATTATGAGAACGGAAATCGAAAGAGTGAAATTGATACCATTGAGGAACAGAAAACAGGAAAAATCACTAATCTCCCTGTGAGCAATATGGTATGGGAGGCTGTTGATAATTATTTGTTGCACGTCAAAATTAATCCAATGGAACATTACGATAAATATATATTTGAGTATCAACCAAAAACCAATTGGATAAATCGACAAAATAATAAGGTTTATAATCACAACAATCTTGAATTATGGTGTGAATTCTTAAATAAAGATTTTTCTGATAATAGAAAGAAAAAGATTATTGAAGATTTTAAGAATCAAAAGGAATATGCAACACTTGGAAAATTCTTATATTGGGAAGTAGAATATACAGATATTTCAAAATGGCAGACAGACGATTATAGAAAGAAGCTGAAAAAAGCAGTTGAAGATAATAATATAAATCAGAGAATAAGCACACATACTCTTCGGAAATCATTTGGATATTGGATTCACAAGACACATCCATTTGATCCAGATTGTTTATTGTCATTACAGAAACTGTTTAACCATGCAAATTTACAAACTACAATGGATTATATTGGACTAACAGAAGAGAAAAACAGACAGTTGATTAACGATCACGGAGATTTTATTCATAATGTATTAGCTGGTAAGGGAGATGAGATAGTTAAGAATATGCCAGTTATCTCATTAAAGTCTGATGATTTTGGAAAGATTATAAGAATGCTTACGGATGATGTGGACAAGTATCAGGCTGCAATTAATATGGCGAATGAGATGAGGGTTATGTAAATATGTATAGGACGATACAGATTATTTCGTATCGTCCTTACTATGTGTTATTTTATTTATTGCCGTTGTATAACTTAAAAGTCGTTTCATTTGACCATCATCTGAATCAAGAATCTCAATGGGAGAACAATCGAGTTCTTTACAAATTGATTCTAAGATGTCAAATTTAATTGAAGTTGATTCACCTTTGTAAATTTTGTCGATTGTTGGATATGTTACCCCTATTTTTTTAGCCAGTTCGTAACGTGTCATATTTTTTTCTTTTAATTTGTCCTGAATAGATAGTTTCATAAGTATAATCCTCCTATATACATAGAGTATCATATACAAAGAAAAAAATAAATATAAAAAATATTTATAACAATACTTGACAATATATATAGAAGAGTATATAATACAAAATATCAAAAGATAATCCATTACATACAAAAGAAGAGAGGAGGGTACATATGGATTTACAATTGCAAAGATATGACATTATAAAGGCAGAAATAAAATATAAAGGAATGGGTTCTGTCCAGACAAATGAGCGTCCATATGTGATAATATCAAATCCAATCGGAACTAAGCACGCAACTATTATTACAGTTATGGCTTTAACAAGTAAAATAAAAAAACTTAATATGCCAGTTCATAGTTGTATTCATGCCGACAATGATAATGGATTAACGGAGTATTCCATGGCTTTAGGAGAACAGTTATTTACCATATCTAAAGAAGAAGTAAAAGAAAAACTTGGTACAGTAACAAGCAAAGAAGAGAAGAAGCTTATAGATAAAGCTTGTTTTAATGGATTATTTTATGGAACTGAATACAGATTAGAGGAGGCGAGAGCATAATGTACGTTAGCAAAGAAGAAGCAAAACGGATGATTGATTCAGCCCAGGGAAAGATATGGATTGATTCTTTTAATGGAATTACATTTATTCATACAAAACCAAAACAGATTAGTGCAGATGAGGGAAAGAGAATAATTAATAAAGCAAGTACTGTTGATTATCTGGATAATGACTTTTTTGGTCATTTATGTTTAGAAGGTGTACAAGCAGAAATTATACACAATATAAATTTTCCACTTATTTTTCGAGAATAGTGTCCTAATTATGGGACACTGCCTGATATATAATTATAATATACATAAAATGACAAACAAATGTTCGAAAAAGTATTGACAAGAACGTATGTTTGGAATATCATTGTTCTTGTAAGAGAAATGGAAATACAAAAAACAGCCAAGCGATTCAAACGGTGTTGGCGCACCTTTCTACTTGACTGCTTTACCCAATACGGCAGAAAATACCGCAAATTTATTTTACATATTTTACCAATTGTTGTCAAGACTGGTAAATCTATAGCGTTTCTGCATTTTAAATCCATTTTTACAATTAAATAGAGAATATTAATATAGGGCATTCGCCAAGCGGTAAGGCACAGCACTTTGACTGCTGTATTCACCAGTTCGAATCTGGTATGCCCTGCTATAACCGTACATAATTTCGCTTTGAGTAACAACAAGCACCATTAGCTCAGTTGGTTAGAGCAACCGGCTCATAACCGGTCGGTCGTAGGTTCGAATCCTTCATGGTGCATTAAAAATTAAAAAGAAGGAGATGATTTTAATTGGCACAATATGTTAATCGTTGGATTATGCGAGATAGAAAGGGGTGCTACGTTCCAACGTCATGTGAGGCTTTGGCAGATATTTATGGAAATAAAGAAGCCAATTCTGTCTACAATAATAATCTTTCTAAGGCTTTGAAATCGTGCTTTCGTGTTCAAAAATATGACCAGCCACCAGAGCTAATAAAGCAAATGACACATGAAGAAACACAAGAGAAGACTGAAAGGGTGGCAATAGCTGAAAATATTCAATATTGGATTGAGAAGGTAAAGGGACTTAATGGATTAGCCTCAGAAGCAGTACATAGAAAGAATGAGTTAACAGACAAACTTAGCACAGTAGATAAAGAAATATGTGACATATTACATTACATAGAATTTTGTAACCTTAATGCTGCACAAGGATATAAAGCCTATAAAATGCTCAAGGAACGGAGAATAAAACGCAGAAGCATTAAGAACGAATTGCAGGTGGTAGACATTATTTTGGGAAAGAAAATTTCTGAAACAGCTACTGATGAGATTGAGAAAGCTATCTCAGGAATGGATAAGCGTAAATATGAACCAAGAGTAATGACTGAATTATTTGACTATTAGGGAGGTAGATAAGGAGAATGTTATTATGTAAAAATTATTGGACTCAAATGGTGGGAGTTATGTCGTTCTCAAAGGACAAGCATGAAAAATTCAGTCGTTGTCCGAAGTGTTGTTCAGAGACACGACATACAAAAATCAATGATAACGAGTTGAGTTTTAGAGAAGTGTTACATAGAGAAATTAAGAAGGGAAAGTAATTACATAATGGAAATACAACAAATATTGGAATGGTACTGTGATAATGAAATGTATCGGCTCAAAAAGATATGCTACCCAATGTTGATAAAAATTGGGGGTATATCGGACAAAGATTATGACGATTTTTACAGCATCGCTTTAAGTGTATTATCAGACACCGCATTAAGATTTGATCCAGAAAAAGAAATAGATTTTGATTCATTCTTAGCCAGCAACATTAAGCGAAAGTTTAAAACCGAGATTCGTGATCGTAATCGTGCAAAACGTATTCCTGCTAAGAAACTTGAAAGTACAAGCAATCTTGTTACAGAAGACGGGGTGGAGCTTGGAGAAACTATTCCATCAAAGTTTGATACATATGAAACTGCTTGTGAATACTTGTTTGAAGGTACTAAGATTGAAAGATATTTGGACAAGTTATCATATACACAACGTAAAATTGTATCGTTATTATCTGATGGATATAAGGCAAAAGAAATCAGAGAATTATTACATATGAATAGTAAGCAATATTCTAATAATCTTGCAGCTATTCAAGCATATGAAAATATAAGAGAATTAATGTAAGGAAAATGTAGGAGGAATTAATTATGGCAAAGAAAGTAAGAGAACAAACAGTATCATTATCTTCATATTTAGCAAGTGTAAATAGTGAGGATATTTCAGAAAATCAGGATGTACAGAGAATGTTTTGTTGGGACAACCCGGCAATGAATGAATTGATTTTAACAGTTCTTACGGAAGATTACATTCCTCCTATTATTCTCGGTGAAGAAGAATTAGGCGGTGGATTAACACAGGAATATATTGTTGATGGTATACAGAGAACCACAGCATTAAATAAGTTTCGCAATATGAATTGGAAAACAACTAAATCATTTGAAAATAGCGTTATTCAGTATCAAGCAAAGAGAAGAGATGAAGAAGGGCATCTTGTAAAAGATGAAAACGGAAGTATTCTTTGGGATAATTGCGAATTTGACATTAAGAACAAAACTTTTGAACAGTTGCCAGATGAATTGAAAAAGAAATTTGACGATTATCAGATCCGTATTGTCGTTCATCAGAATTGCACCATGCAAGAGATTAGTAAGCTTGTGCGAAGATATAATCGTAACAAGTCTATGGGTTCTAACCAGAAGGCTCTTACATGGATTCCTACATATGCAAGAAAAATCAAAAATATTGCAAACAATGAGTTTTATAAAAATTGTGTTGCACCTTCAGAACCAATGCGTAAGAACGGAACATATGAGCAGACAGTTGCAAATTCTGTAATGACTGTATTTCATATAAATGATTGGAAAAAAGCACCAAAAGACAGAAATGAATATCTTGAGGAAAATTCTTCGTTCGATGAATTCGAAAAGATAAATGAATATGGAAATCGAATCGCAAAAGTTTGTGGCAATAAATTTCAGAATATATTTGTATTCAAAGATATTCTTTGTTGGATGGCTACATTCCATAATTTCACAAAGTTAGGACTCGAAGATAATAAGTTTGCAGGATTTGTAAATGCACTTGTAAAGGATTTACATAGTAAAGTAATTGGAGAGTGGAGTTATGACACACTTGATAAAGAAGCTGGTACATCTGATAAAAAGATTGTACAAGCTAAAATTGATACATATACTACTTTGATGATGGATTATTTACATATAAATACAACAGAAAATGTGGAAGAAAATACGGAAGAAAGTATTCTTTCCTTTGTACGGGAAAATGCAAATTCTAATGCTACGAATGATGATGTGGATTTTTATACAGATATGGTTGAGGACTGTGTGAAGATTGACGCACCTGTATACAAGTTTTGTAAAATGGCATTAATTGCTCTTATGGCATATGCTTGTCAGAAAGAACAGGATCAGGACTTTGAAAGTTGGATTAAAAATTATAAAACAAGCAATTTTAGCCAATCTCAGAAAACAAACTATCTTTATCTGAAACGTGATTTTGATAAATTCATGCAGAGGGATGTAAGTGCATAGTGCTGATTTTTCAATTTTTGGCAAGGTTGTAATATATAATGCTGAATATACCTGGATTTGATTGGGCGGTGCATTGGTGCTTACGGTGGATGGGTTCGAATCCCATACTGTCCATCAAGTTAGGTATATTCGGTCAACCGTATTAATAGGAAGGAAACTAAGATGAGAATTTATACAGAAATGGAATGTGATTGCGGATGTGAGGATGGCAAATTTTGTATATATTTTAATAAGGATACCAAAAGTTGCGATTTTCATAAAATGCGTAAGGTAAAAATTGTAAAAAATAAAGATAGACAATAGAATCCTTTCTTTGGATTTCGAGGTGATTTTATGAATAATGAAGATAAAATAAATAAGATTATTGAGCTATTGCAATCACCTGATTTAGATGATTATGAGTGCTGCATAGAAATAGCAAAAGTAGTTGGTATTTACAATTATGAAAGAGAAGACAATCGTGATTGAACTTGAAAATTCTCTTTATTTGGATTGTGAGGTGAAAAGATGAAGATAACAGGAATAATTCGTAGAGTTGATGATTTAGGTAGAATAGTAATTCCAAAGGAAATTAGAAGGCAGGTGTTTGGGAAAACGGATGCAACTGGTGAGCCAATGGAAATATTTATTGATAGAGGAAATGTTGTACTTCGAAGATACGAGGAAATACAAACTTGTAAATGGATAAAATACGATTATAGAACGATTTGCCCGAAAGAACATGACGATGCTGATGATCCATATTGGAGGATACATGAAAATATGGCAAATTTAAAATATTGTCCTTATTGTGGCAAAGAGATAGTTGTTGTAGATAAATAACAGTAAAGTTCGATTTCTTAGGAAGATTTAGAAAAGAGGAAATTATGGATAAAAAAGAATTAAATATCTTTGGGAGATATTTATATAAAGGATATTTTGAAGAAGATTTAGACATACCAATTGAAGTAAATAATCGTCTAAAAAGAACACATGCATGGTTTGTGTCAGATGACGATCCATATATAGAGGTATCCAAACATTTGATTCAACAAAATATCTATATTATTGCAGATATTTTATCTCATGAGCTAACCCATTATTATTTGTATAAACATGACAAACCATATGATGATAAAGATATTGAATTTTATGCTCTTACTTATAAAAATGGCATAAGTAGAACAGAATCAACGATAATCGAAAATGGTATTTTAAAATATGAATATTTTAAGAATGAATCAAAATGTGACTGTGGATTTAAAATAGAAAGCTATTTTCCAGTTATAGATAATGAATTTAGACCTGTTTTAATGTGTCCTAAATGCAATAAGCCATTAGTTTATAATGCGATTGGTGCTGTTTATAGGGATTTTATGCCAGGATTTAAATTAAAAATGACATGTGATTGGTACGAGAGAAAAAAATCTAAGTAAAACTTCGTTTCATTGTAAAAATTTCTGAGCGATTCAGCTCAATAAAATTCCCAAATTAAAAAGAGAATATAGATATGTAACCAATTAACATTCATATATAAAAATTATAGAAAAGGAGAGTAAAACAAATGAATGGATTGAGTAGTAAAGAAGTTCTCAAAAGTAGAGAGCTTTATGGAAGTAATAAGCTTCCTGAACCAAAATTGGACAAGTGGTATGACTTCGCAAAGGAGGCATTAAGTGAGAAAATCACAATGATTCTTATTGCAATTGCTGTATTGCAGTTATTCCTTGGAGTCATGGGAGTAATGGATTTATCAGATCCAATTATGATTCTTGTTGTATTAGCAATTGTAACATGTATTGCTGTTAAGACTGGACTTGGTGTTCAAAAATCAGCAGCAGAGTTGAGAGCCAAAACATCAGTCAGGTATTGTGACGTAATTCGTGATGGCAAAGTTCAAACAATTAACAAGGATGAATTGGTAGTTGGTGATCTCGTTTGTGTAGGAATGGGACAAGAAATTTTTGCAGATGGATATCTCATTGAAGGTAAGATTTCTGTAAACAATGCAGCTATTAATGGAGAAACAAAAGAGTGCAAGAAAATACCGATTGAAGGATATGTTCATAAGAAAACTACTTCAACAGATGCTTATACGAATCAGAATTGCTTATTTGCTGGTACAACAGTAATGTCAGGCGAAGGAAAAATGATTGTTACTGATGTAGGTGTAAATACAGTAAATGGTGATACACTTGTTAAAATGCAAACACTCGAAGCACCAAAGACAGCACTTGATATTGCACTTGATAATCTGAGCGACTTCATTTCTAAGTGGGGAACAATCGCAGCCGTTATTACATTTGCGGTACTTACAATTTCAGGAGTTGTACAGGTTGGATTTGGAGAATATTTTAGCGGTGGCGTTCTGAATATTATTCAGAAAATCGCACAGAACTTCTCAGTAGCATTAACAATTATTGTAGCTGCTGTTCCCGAAGGGTTGCCTCTTATTGTAAAACTTGTAACAAAACAGAATGTAAAGACAATGGAGAAATTCAATATTCTTGCTAAGAATCCTGGTAAAATTCCAGAGTTAGCATATGTTGATATTATCTGTACTGATAAGACAGGTACTCTTACGACAGGTATTATGACTCCAAAGAAGATTATTGATGGCTTTGGTAATGATGTAAATAAGGATTCAGTTCTTTGGGATAATATCAAGGCAAACATTTCTTTAAATAATAGTGCAACATTTGATTCAGAAAACAATATTACAGGTGGTAATTCAATTGATAGAGCAGTTCTTAGCCTTGTAAATCCTGAAACATATGCTGACATTCAGAAAAAATATCCAGTTAAGTTAAAGCAGGTATTTAATAGTAGTAATAAGTATTCAGCTTTTACGACAAAGGATGGAATTACATACTATAAGGGCGCACCTGAGAAATTGATTGAGCATTGCACAAAAGTAATGGACTCAAGTGGTGAAATTATAGAGAATAACGATAATGACACATTAAGTAATGCAATTACAGCAATGACAAGTAATGCGATGAGATGTATTGCAGTTACAATGGCAGATGGTGATTTAGTAGAGAATGAAATACCAAATGACATGACATTCCTTGGAATTATTGGTGTTGTAGATCCTGTAAGAGATGAAGTACCTAGTGCAGTAAAAACAGCACATAAGGCTGGTATTCAAGTTATTGAAATTACAGGCGATTGTATTGAGACAGCAGTTGCAGTTGCTACAGAGTGTGGAATTTACAAAGATGGAGATTTAGCACTTACAAATGATGAATTTGAAGCGATGTCAGATGATGAAGTAAAGAGTATAATTCCTCGATTGAGAGTTATTTCAAGATGCTCACCAAACACAAAACTCAGACTTGTCACATTAGCACAGGAGATTGGAAAATCAGTTGCAATGACAGGTGATGGAGTAAATGATAGTCCTGCTTTAAAGAGAGCTGATGTTGGTTTTGGTATGCAAGGTGGATCAGATGTAGCAAAAGAAGCTTCAGACATTGTATTGACAGATGATAATTTTGCAAGCGTTGTAAAGGCAGTAGAACTTGGAAGAACATTTATGCACAATATTATGATGTTCCTTGAATTCCAGTTACCTATCAATATTTCACTTCTAATTCTCAGCGTTATCTATCCAATGATTGCAACGGGCGCATTACTCGCATCGGTTCAGATTCTGATTGTAAATATCATTATGGATTCCCTTAATTCACTATCATTCGGTGGCGAACCACCAAAAGATGAATACATGACAGAGAAACCTATCAAAAAGGGTTCTGGTTTATTTATCAGAGGAGCAAAGAAACGTATTGCAATAAGTACAGTAGCTTTTATTGCACTCTATGGAATTATTACATTTAGCCCAATTGCTAATATGTTTGCGACTGAGACAGAAGCTATGACAGCTAGATTCGCATTGTTATGCTTTATGGCAGTATTTAATGGATTTAATATTCGTACAGAGCATATTAATTTATTCAATGGTATTGGAAAGAACAAGTTATTTTCAGCCATTGCAATCGGAATTTTTGCAATGACGTTTGTTCTTTGCAACTTTGCGGAGAATCTTATTAAGGTCACAGCTTTAGATTTCAAACATTGGGTAGTAGTTGTAATTCTAGCGTTTATGGTTATTCCAATTGATCTTATTAGAAAGATTATTGAGAAGAAAAGAGAGAATAAGTAATTGAGGAGATGAGAACATGATAAGGAGAGATAAAAGTTATAAAAAAGTAGAGATTATTACTCTTATATGCTTTTCAATTAGTGTTATTACAGTATGTATTACACGCTTTATTCCATTTATTTTTCTGACGTTACTCACATTCCCAATTTCTTTTAAATTATTAAAAGGGAAGGTTGACAGCCTTCCCAAGAATAAGGAGGACAAACAATATGTCAATTAGTTTAGTTAAAGGTCAGAAGATTGACCTTACAAAAGGTAATGCAGGTTTAAACAAAGTCGTATTTGGTCTTGGATGGGATACAAATAGATACGATGGTAATGCAGATTTCGATTTGGATGTATCAGCATTTTTTACTGATGATTCAGGAAATGTAACAGGCGAACAGGATTTTGTATTTTATGGTCAGCCACAGCATCCAAGCGGAGCATTGATTTATTCTGGCGATAATAGAACAGGTGTAGGTGATGGCGATGACGAGACAATGATTGTTGAGTTAAATAAGATTCCATCTAATATTACAAAGATTAGCTTCTCAGCGACAATTTATGATGCAGAAAATCGTTTGCAGAATTTCGGAATGGTTGATAATTCGTACATTAGAGCATACAACGCTGATACAAATGAGGAACTTTTCAAATATGAACTTAATGAGGATTTCTCATTAGAGACAGGTGTTATTGCAGGTGAGTTGTATCGTAAGAACGGTGAATGGAAGTTTAATGCAGTTGGTTCAGGCTACAATGGTGGTTTAGCTGCTATTGGTAGAAATTTTGGTCTTGATTTATAAAATGGAAGGAGAATATATATGTCAGTAAATTTAGTCAAAGGACAGAAAATTAATTTATCTAAGGAAGTAGCAGGTGGTCTTACAAAGATTATGGTAGGACTTGGATGGGATGCTGCTAAGAAAGGATTATTTGGTTCTAAGCCAAACATTGATTGCGATGCTTCAGCAATTATTTTAGGAAAAGATGATAAGTATCGTACATGTGTTTATTATGGTGACAGATCAGCAGAAGACAGATGTGTGTATCATCATGGCGACAACCTCACAGGAGATGGAGACGGTGATGATGAGCAGATTACAGTTGATCTTGCGAATATCACAAATAAGGTTGAGAAGATTGTATTTGTAGTAAATATCTATGATTGTATTTCGAGAAAGCAGGATTTTGGACTTATCAAGAATGCATACATTAGACTTGTCGATGAGTCAACTGGTAAGGAAATTTGTAAATATAATCTTTCAGATGATTATGCTGGCAAGACAGCAATGGTATTTGCAGAGGTTTATAAGAAAGACGGAGAGTGGAAATTTAACGCTATCGGTCAGGGAACAAATGATTCAAGTGTTAGCGAATTAACAAGAAGATACAAGTAGGAGGATTTAATTATGTCAGTTTCATTAAGTAAAGGACAGAGAGTAGATTTAACAAAGGGTAGACCGTCATTAAAAAACATTCTTGTTGGACTTGGATGGGATATTAATCATTATGACGGAGAAGCAGATTTTGATCTCGATGCCTCTGTGTTTATGACAAAAGAGAATGGCAAGGTTGGCAAGGATGAGGATTTCATTTTCTATGGTAATCTTGAACATAGTTCAAAGAGTGTAAAGCATATGGGAGATAACCGTACAGGTGAGGGAGATGGAGATGATGAGGTTATTAAGATTAAACTTGATAAAATCCCATCAGACTATGAGACTCTTGCTGTGACGGTCACAATTTATGATGCTGAGAGTAGACTTCAGAACTTCGGTATGGTTGGGAATGCATATGTGCGTGTAGTAGACGAAGAGACAGGTGAGGAACTTATTCGTTTTGATTTAAGTGAAGACTTCTCTACTGAGACTGCGTTAGTCGTAGCTGAAATATATAAACATAATGGTGAATGGAAGTTTAAGGCTGTAGGAAGTGGCTATAACGGTGGATTAAAGGCATTATGTAATCAGTATGGAATTGATGCAGAGTAGGAGGATTGTATGACAAATTTTATGTTTATTATAATTGTGGCGATTGTATTAATTGCACTGATCCTTTTCTTTACTCCTTTTGGTAAACAGCTTCGAGTAAAGTTTAAAGGAAGAACAGATGAAGTAATGCGCCAGGATGCACAGACACCAGAAGGTGCTAGAGATTATTACAATGCAGCCATTAGAGAAAAGGAAGATTTTTATAACAAGGCATCTGCTACATATGCTGAAATTTCAGGAAAGCGTGATACAGCAGAAAAAGACTTATATCAGGCAAATAAAGATATTATGCGTGTTACACAGCAGATTAACGCTTGTCTTGATGAAAACAAAGAAAATGAAGCAATGCAGTATGCAATGAAGAAGTCTACTTTGGAGAATAAGATTAATGTACTAAAAGATACAATTGAAGAGATGAAAGAAGCACAGGTTCATCAAAAAGATATTCGTGATCAGGCAGCCGAAGAATTGCAAAAACTTAAAGAGGAAAAGGAACAGGTTCTTTTTCAGATGGAAGCCGATAGTCAGATTATCGAACTCCATCAGAGTATGGATAGTCTTAATACGAATAATGAGAGCGATAGAATGCTTGAAAGAGTTCGTGAAGGAGCAAGAAAGACAAGAGAACGTGCAGAGGGAAGTAGAATTGCATATGATTCTAGCGCACAGGCTAATGAGAGAAGACTTGCTAATTCTGAAAGAGAGCGCAATGCTCGTCAGATCCTTGATGATATGAAGAGACAGAGAGGTAATAAGTAATGATTGTATTAAACATTGGAGTTTTCGTAATCTGTCTTGGTGTATGCTTTGGAGCAGGTTTTATTGTAGGAAAACGTAAGAAGAATAAATAATTCAAGAGTTGGTAGGTGTCATAGCCTACTAACTCTATCAAAGGGCAATAAAATAAACCTTTCAATTTATAAAACGGAGAATATAACAATAGAAACAATTAACAAAAATAAATATAAGAAAGAAGAGGTACAAAACATGGATGGATTTATGAAATTTAAGAAGTCATTACAGAAGCACTTCGATGAAATGCAGAAAGAGACTACACATTTATTTGAGGTAAATGTAGACAAAGATGAATTATGGAATACATATCTTGATAGCTTCCCTGCTGGTACAAATGAGATTTTCAGAGAGCGTAGGGAACATGATTGTAGTTGTTGTAGACAGTTTATTAAGAATATTGGTTCTGCTGTCACTATCAAGGATAATCAAATTCACACAATCTGGGAACTGAATCTTGGCGACACAACATATCAGCCAGTATGTGATGCACTTGATGCTTTTGTAAAAGCCCATACAGTTACAGATATTTATACAACTAAGTTCCCTAAGATTGGTACAGATTTTAACTTTGAGGAAATCAATGGAAAGTCTCATCAGTGGGATCATTTCTTCTTAGAGCTTCCAAGTAAGTTTGTAAATAGAAGTAGTCGTTCTAATGAGGAAGTTAAGGGACAGTTCAGAGATACAAGAAACGTATTTAAGCGTTCTCTTGATGAAATTACTATGGATGCACTTGACACAATTCTTGAACTTATCAATTCAAATACACTTTACAAGGGTGAAGAGTGGAAAGGTGTACTCACAGAGTTCAAGAAGTATAAGAAGAAATACGATAAGCTGACTTCTGATACTGAAAAGGATTTATATGCTTGGGAGAAGTCGGTAACAGCAGGTATGGCTATCGGTAGAATTAGAAATCATTCTATTGGAACACTTCTTATCAATGTAAGTGAGGATATGGATCTTGACACAGCAGTTAAGAAGTATGAGCAGATTGTCGCTCCAAGTAATTATAAGCGTCCAAAGGCTATTTTTACAAAGAAGATGCTTGAGGATGCAAAGAAGACCATCGCAGAACTTGGATATATGGATTCATTACAGAGAAGATTTGCTAATCTGAACGATATCACTGTAAATAATGTACTGTTCTCAAATAAGAGTGCTGCAAGAAGAATGGTTGGTGCAGATGATATTTTTGGTCAGATGGAAAAGGATGTTGCTGTAAGTCCTAAGAAGTTTTCTAAGGTTGAAGAGATTTCAGCACAGGATTTCATTGATAAGGTACTTCCAACCGCAAAAGAAATTGAAGCTTTTGTAGAGAATAAACATGAGAAGAATTTTGTTTCTATGATTGCACCTGTTAATACAGACGCTAAGACAATGTTCAAATGGAATAATGGATTATCTTGGGCTTATTCAGGAAACATTACTGACTCTGATATGAAGCAGAATGTAAAAGCTGCTGGCGGTAATGTTGACGGTGTACTCAGATTTTCTATTCAGTGGAATGAAGATGGTCATGATAATTACGACCTTGATGCACATTGTATTGAACCAGATAAGAATGAAATTTTCTTTAGTAATTGTAGAAAGCCAAGTGTTTCAAGAATGGGTGGTCAGTTAGACGTTGATATTATTCATCCAGATGGAAAGGTTGCAGTAGAGAATATTACTTGGGAAGACCTGTCAAGAATGAAACCAGGTGTCTATAAGTTCTTTGTACATCAGTATTCAGGAAGCGTAAGGCATGGATTTAGAGCTGAGATTGAATTTAATGGAGAAATTTACAAGTTTGATTACGATAAGTCAATGAGAACTGGTGAGAATGTTCAGGTGGCAGAAGTTACACTTGACGAGAATGGAAGTTTCTCAATTAAGGAAAAACTGTCTGGAAGTTCATCTATTTCAAGCCGTGAGATTTGGGGTGTAAATACTAACCAGTTTGTTCCTGTATCAGTAATTAGTTACAGTCCAAACTATTTTGACGAGCAGGATGGAATTGGTCATAGACATTTATTCTTCTTCCTGAAGGATTGTATGAACAACGAAAGTCCTAATGGATATTATAATGAGTTCTTAAAGAGCGACCTTGAAAAGCACAAGAGAGTATTTGAGGCTTTAGGTGCTAAGTGTCATGTAAAAGATACTGATGATCAGCTTTCAGGAATTGGATTCTCTATGACAAAGAGAGCAGATTTAGTTGTCAAGGTCAAGGGTGCAACAGAGCGTGTAATGAAGATTAAGTTTTAAATTAGAAAAGGAGATTATTATGACAAACAACGAATTATTTATTAATGCAACAAGAGCAAACTATCAGTTCCCATTCAGAGGAATGATTAATGTAATTGATTTGTGGGATTTATCTCTCACAAATCTGGACTCAGTATTCAAGACACTCAATGCGGAAGTAAAGAAGTCTGAGGAAGAGAGTCTTCTGAATACTAAGTCAAAGGAAGACGAGGAGATTTCTAACAAGATTGAAATTGTTAAGTATATTGTTAGCGTGAAGCTGGATGAGAAAAAGAAGAGAGAAGATGCTAAGAAAAATGCTGAGATGAGACAGAGATTGCTTGAAATCAAGGCTAAGAGACAGGATGCAGCACTTGAAAATATGTCTGATGAGGATCTGGATAAGGCACTTGCAGAATTAGGTGAGTAATTGTTACAAATATACCATATATAGTATTAAAAATAAGCAATATATACTATATATGGTATATATTTTACGTTAGAATGAAACGCACATTTCCTATGGAATTTTGGAGGTTAAGACAATGACAATTGAACAGATTAAGAATAAATTAAAATCAAAAGAGTATGACTTCCTGAGAACAGATAAGAATTTGGGTAACAATATCATTATCTTAACTCTTGGTGGAAGTCATGCATATGGAACAAATAATGAGGGTAGCGATTTAGATATTCGTGGTTGTGCATTAAATAGCAAAATGCAGATTCTTACTAATGAGAATTTTGAGCAATTTGTAAATAATGAAACAGATACCACGATTTATGCATTTAATAAATTGGTCGCATTATTGAGTAACACCAATCCTAATACAATAGAAATGCTTGGCAATAAGCCTGAACATTACTTTTATGTATCACCTATTGGTCAGGAGTTAATTGATAATGCACATTTATTTTTATCAAAGAGAGCTTGTCATTCGTTTGGCGGTTATGCTAATCAGCAATTATACAGATTAAACCAGAAAGCTGCACATCAGATGTCGCAGTCTGAATTAGAGAAACATATTCTAAAGACTCTTGAATTTATGCAGACTGACTTCACAAAGAAATATACACCATATGAAGATGATTCTATGAGATTATATATTGATAGAGCTGTGCAGGAAGGTTATGACACAGAGATATTTATGGATGTAAAATTACATCATTACCCATTAAGAGATTATTGTTCTATGTGGAATGAGCTTCAGAATACAGTTCGTCAGTATGGAAAAATTGGCAAGAGAAATGAAAAAGCAATTGAACATGGTAAAATCGCTAAACATTCAATGCATTTGATTCGTCTGTACATGATGTGTTTGGATATTCTTGAAAAAGAGAGAATAATCACGTATAGAGAAGACGAACATGATTTGCTTATGGATATTCGTAATGGTAAATATTTGGATAGCAACGATCAGCCAATCCCAGAATTCTTTGAAATGGTAAATGATTATGAAAAGAGATTAGATTATGCGAAGGAAAACACAAGTCTTCCTGATAATCCTAATTATAAGGCTATCAATGAATTTGTTGCTAGTGTAAATGAAAGGGTGGTAAAAGGTGAAATCTAATCTAAAAATTGAAATTCCATCCGGTGCAAATGAAATTATCCATAGTCTACAAAATAATGGATATGAAGCTTTCTTAGTCGGAGGATGTGTGAGAGATAGTATTCTTGGAAGACCAATTCATGACTATGATATTACAACTTCTGCCACACCAGATGAAATGATGAAAGTATTCAAGGATAAGAGAATTATTGAGACTGGATTGCAGCATGGGACTATCACAATTTTAATTAACGGTGAAGGATACGAAGTTACGACTTATAGAATTGATGGTAACTATTCAGATAGTCGTAGACCTGACAGTGTTACATTCACACGAAGCCTTGAAGAAGATTTAAAGCGTAGAGATTTTACAATCAATGCAATGGCATATAACGATGAAGTTGGTCTTATAGATCCGTTTAATGGTATGGAAGATATTAAATACCACAAGATTAGATGTGTTGGCAGAGCAGAAGACAGATTTTCAGAAGATGCATTAAGAATTTTACGTGCTATTCGATTTGCCTCACAGTTGGGATTTGTCCTTGAACCTGATACAGATTGGAATATCTCTAAAATGTATAAGAATTTGGAGAATATATCTATTGAAAGGATCAATAGTGAGTTCTGTAAAATTGCTGCATCGAGTGATTTCTGTGTACAAATGGTCTTATATCACGAAGTATTCTTGTTGTTCATTCCTGAAATTAAAGATATGTTTGGTTTTCAACAGAATAATCCGTATCATATTTATGATGTATGGAATCATACTGTACATGCAATAGAATATTGTGAATCCGATGATTTAGTAACAAGATTGGCAGTATTCTTTCACGATTTTGGTAAGCCACACTGTTATCAAGATGGAGAAGATGGTATCAGACACTTTAAAGGTCATGGAAGAGTCAGTGCTGATATGACTGATAAAATAATGAAGCGATTAAGATTTGATAATGACACAAGAGAGAAAGTTGTTGAATTAGTCTATTATCATGATGCTACTTTTGAGGTGGGAAAGAAATATATCAAGAGATGGCTTAATAAAATTGGAGAAGAACAGTTTAGAAGATTATTAAATATTCGTAGAGCCGATATTAAAGCACAAGCAGACATGAATCAGGAAACAAGATTACAGAAGATTGATAACATCGAATATATTTTAGAAGAAGTCTTACAGGATAATGAATGTTTTTCTCTAAAGGATTTAGCAGTTAATGGTAAGGAGTTAATTACTATTGGATATAAGCCAGGAAAAGAAATTGGTGAGGTATTAAATAATCTGTTGGATTCAGTCATTAGTGGAGAATATATAAATGAGAAAGAAAAATTATTAGAAATAGCAAAGAGGAGATTACATGGTTAAATTATTTTCACATACGGATCTTGATGGAATAGGTTGTGGTATTTTGGCAAAACTTGTATTTGGTAAAGATGTAGATATTTCATATTGTGATTATGATAATATTGATTCAAGTGTAAAGGAATGTTTGGAAACAGAACAGGACGACACAATCCCAATTTATATTACCGATATTCGTGTCAATGAAGAAACTGCTGAGTTGCTGAATAAAAGAGGCAATGTTCAGTTATTAGATCATCACCCAACAGCTCTTGGATTAAATAAGTATGATTGGTGTGATGTAGTTATCGAAGATTCTAAAGGAATTAAAACATCGGGAACTATGTTGTTTTATCATTGGTTAGGTATGAATGGTTGCCTGAGTGAAGAGTTAGAGAATAATAATGCGTTAAAGAGATTTGCTGAATTAGTGAGAGATTACGACACTTGGAGATGGTCAGAACTTGGTGAAGATGGTGTTATTTGCAAGCAGGTGAACGATTTACTTTATCTGTATGGTCGAGATGATTTTATTCATTGGTGTATTTCAGAGATACGTGGTGAAATATTCCCATTGTTATCTGCTAAAGATGAGGTTGTTCTGAAGATTAAGCAGGATGAAATTGATAGATATATTGAGGAGAAGAATGAAACCATGTTTACCAGTCCTATGTGTGGTAAGGTTTGTGGTTTTGTATTTGCAGATAGGTTTGTTAGCGAATTAGGTAATAGACTTTGTAAAATGCATCCTGAAATTGATTTTGTGGCAATGATTGATATTGATGGTTGTACGGTATCTTATAGAACCGTTAAAGAAGATATTGATCTTGGTAAAGATGTAGCAAATTTATTTGGTGGTGGTGGTCATCCAAAGGCTGCTGGTTCAGAATTTAGTCAGAGTATTAAGTTGAAAGTTATTGGTGAAATCTTTGAATAGTGAGGTGAGAGAGTGAAAATTATTGTAGATAAAATGCCAGATGAACCAAAAGAATGTATCTTTTCTGAATGTACAAATCAGTTGCGTGGTAATTATGTATGTAATTTATACAAAGGAAGAGGATGTGAACCTAATAGATGTGATTTTTTAAAGTCGATTGCAGATTATCATGCGGTTGAACATATGGGTGATAATGTGGTAAAGATGATTCCAATAGAGTGAGGTAAGATGAATGGTAAATAAATATAATTTATGCGATAAAGTAAGGACAAAAATTCATTATGAAAATGATAATAGAAAAGAAGTAGATGCCTTCATTCGTGGTATAGAACTCGTAGATGAAACAGACGAAATTAGATATAAAATTTGGTTTGAATCAGATAAGTTTGATAAAAAATTAGGTAGCACAGGTTGTATAGGATATATAAGCCAAGAAGACATTATAGGACTTTGTTCTGAAATTAAATAAGTAGAGAATAATCTAATATAGAAGTAATTCTATTCACGGCTGATCAGCCAAAATTTCAAAAAAAAAGAGGTGAGAAAAATTAAGACCTATAAAAAGATTTTATTTTCAAAAGATGCAGAGTCTCCGTTGGCGTGGAGAGATGATAGAAAAGCAAAAACTCACATTGAATTAGTATTATACTTTGATTTCAAAGAAGGTGTGAGATTTACTGCAACGGCAGGAAATATATCAGCATGTCGCAGAAACCCATTCAAGGCACTTTTTAGAGTGTTAGAACATGAGTCAATCGGAATGTCAAAGTATGAATGTCTCAAAGATGACACAAGAAGGAAAGGGTTATGGCAGAAGCTATGATTTATATAGAAATTTCTTAGCTTGGACATTCGTTCAAGTATTTCCAAAAACAAAAATATAACAATGAAATATTTTTTTCATTCGATTAGGCAGACGTGCCTATTTTCGAGTGATTTTTACAACAAAATAATATTAAAACGAAAGGATTTAACAGTAAATTCTAGGATAAATGATTGCGCAATCTCTGTAGATTAAAGGATTTTGACAGAGAATAAAGAAAAAAATTATTGTAAGTTAAGTGTAATTGAGCTTTGCAGTGGTATTGGCGCACAGATGAAGGGAATTAATAATACTCACCTTTTCAATGCAAATATGATTGCAACAGCAGATTTAGACAAAGAAGTAGTAGTTAGTTATGCTGCAATTCATTGTGGATTAACTAATGAAATGATTGAAAATTATGAAAATTATCCAAGTAAAGAAGAAATGGTAAAACAACTTACAGACAAGAGACTTGGATATGATTTTAAGAAAGATGTTCCGTATGATTGGGAGAAGCTTTCACGAAAGAAGAACAAGACAAAAGGTATTGAGAAATATTGGTTAGCAGACCATATTTCACATAATCTTGGTGATATGATGCAGATTGAATCATTGCCATATAGTGATTTACTTACATACTCAACTCCATGTACAGATTTGTCAATCGCCGGTAAGCAGGAAGGATTAAAGTGGACATGTCATGATTGTGGTTGTGAATATGATCCATCTGAATTAGACGTAGATACTCGTTATACCTGCCCTAATTGTGGTAGTCATAATATTAAATCAACTCGTTCAGGTTTATTATATGAGGTTGAGAGACTTCTTGTAAAAGCAAAAGAGAATAATACATTACCAAAGTATTTGCTTATGGAGAATGTAGATGCTCTTGTATCAAAGAAGTATATTGACAGTTTTAAGGATTGGCTGATTCGACTTGATAACTTGGGATATAACTCATATTATCAGACAATCAATGCAAAGAATACAGGTATTCCACAGAATCGAAATAGAATCTTCTGTATCTCTATTCGTAAGGATATTGATACCAAGTCTTTTGAATTTCCACAGCCTTTTGATACAGGAATCAGATTAAAGGATTTATTAGAAACAGATAGCAGTGTTCTGGAGAAATATTTCTTATCTGATGAAGTACAGAAAAGACTTCAGATAACAGATCCAAAATTTGAAAAAAATATTGTTGGTACTACAAAACCTGAATTCAGAACTATCGGTCAGAGAGATTTAGTTTATCAGCAGGATTCAGTAATGGGTACTTTAGTGGCAACTGATTATAAACAGCCAAAACAGATTCTTGCCAATTCAAACGAACCAATACATATTGCTGATTTATGCAGTGAAAAGTTTCGTGGTGGTAACACAGAACCAAAAGTTAAGAGAGATAATTTAAGAGTTGTGAGAAAACTTACGCCAAAAGAGTGCCATAGGCTCATGGGATTCGATGATATTGATTATGAGAACTGTAAAGCAGTTGGAATGTCTGATACACAGGGATATAAACAAAGCGGCAACAGTATAGTGACAACTTGTATCTCTTTGTTGATTGAGCATTTATATAAGGCTCAGTATGACAATACATATATTTGCACAGATGAGAAGATGGTAAATTTTCATCAGCCACAAGTGGATTAAGTTCTGCTTGTGGTGATAAACCACAGTTAGTTGGAGGTATCGGTGAGATAAATTTTGGAAAGCAATTTCGCCAGGGTAATAGAGTATATGATTCAGATCATGTAGCAATGTGGTTATTGGCACAGCCTGTAGGTAATGCCGGTGGATTTAGTTATTTATATGTGGTTAGAAAATAAAATGGAAAATAACACAATAAGTAGTTGAAAACAAAACAGTATATACAATATATAGTATTAAATAATTGCAACAAATACTATATATTGTATAAAAACCAAGACCTAAAGAAAGCGGAATTTCTTCTGAGTTTTCAGAGAATAAATACATATAAAAACAAAGAAAAGAGGATTAAATGTATGAGTAAAGCTATTTTAGTGTTAGATATGCCTGGAACTTGTTGTGATTGTAATTTTTTGTAGAGAAATACAAGAAGGTATTGAAGCATGTTGTGAATTAATGGATGAGCCAAATGATAATACTCTTTGTAGAATAGTTGATAGTGAAAATGGATATTGTCAAGAAAAACCAAATTGGTGTCCATTAAAAGAATTGCCAGATGAGACACACAATGATGTATATATGGATGAATATTGCGATGGTTATGATGATGGTTGGAACTCATTAAGAAAGGAAATTTTAGGCGAAGATGAGGAGAATAAATAGATGACAGTTGGTGTAAAAATATGTGAAGCAAAAGATACAATTAAGAAATACGAAAACCTTGGGTATAGATTTGTTAGTGAAGAAAATGTGGGTGAAGGATATTTAAAACTTAACTTCAGAGATCCAATTGTTCCAGAAGAGAATAATACAACAGATATTCAATTTCATGAAGGTGATTATGTAGAAAATAGTGATGGCAAAGTTGGATATATTTCATCCATTTGTCATTGTGATGAGTGCAAGAGGCGTGGATTCTTTGAACCAACTATTAAATATTCCGATGGAACAACAGATTACATTAGCAATTATTCTGTTAAAACTGTTTCGTCTGATTATAAGCAGATTGGAACTCAGAAGTTTTCAACAGAAGATATATTGAAAAATAAAATAGCTGCACTTGAAAAAGAGAATAAAGAATTAACTGAAAAGGTAAATTATTTGACTGATAGAAATCATGAATTGCTCAGTCTATGCTGCTTTTATGATATGGAAAGGAACGGATGAGACAATGGTAGATATTCAATATAAAGACGGAAAATATATTATTGACGCAAGAATTCATAGTGAAGTTGATACAAATGATATTGCAAAAGTACAGGAAAGATTTACTTCTGATTGTGCTTATGAGTTTGCAGAAGCTATGAGAGAAGCAGTAAACGTTAGCCATTTGGTAATGAAAGAACAGAGAGGAGGCAAATTAGATGAATAATCCATTAAAAAAGATAAAATTTAAAATATTAAAAGATTATACAACTGATGATGTTTTTAGAGAAACACAAAAAAAGTATGATGAAAAGATTATAGAGTTATCAGATAGGATTAATCAATTATCAAGAATAATTGAACATACTTCTGGGAACATCGTGAACTTTTATCTCGATAGGAGTTGGGTAAATACATTTTATATGTTCCAAGATAAAAAAGTATACACATTATATATTTATAAAGGAACAAGTGAGTTTCCAATTATTCTAAAAGAATTATCCGATGAACATGTTGATGAAAAATCATGTATTTTCGCATTAGAAGATAATATCGCACGTTTTGAAGTAACAGTTAAACGTGTAAGTATGGATGTAAGATATGTATTCTTAATTGATTATGAAAATAAAACATATATTGTTAAATCCAAAACTGAAATTGATCTTTCTAAGAGCAAGGAAAAAGAAGAGAAAGAATCATAGATTCCCTTGGAGAATAAATTAGCAGGAGGTAAACAATATGGAATATAGAGAGATTGATTTTTGTTGCGGTTGGACTATTGAACGAGCTGTAAAGGAATTACACGAAAGAGCAAAGGATGGCAATAAATATTGTGGTGAATTCAATGGAAATAAACTAACATCTGATATGTCTTTAGATGATGCTTATATGCTTTGTATAGGTAAAACTTTTGACGAATTTAATAAAGAGCAAGAAGAAAGTCGTCAAAGATTAATTCGTGAAGAGGAAGAACACAAAAGAAAAATCCCTGAATTATCAAAGTATTGGATAGAAGAAGGTCATAAGGTTTTATCTAAAGAGAAATGGGATATGTGGGATAAATGTGTTCCTATTCGACTTAATGATCTATACAGAGGAATGGAACTTGGTCAGTGCTTAGATGTTATCAAAACTGTTAAAGAAAAATCTATCCAAGATGGAATTGAAATTATGAAAAATCAGGGACATTCTGGTATGTCATGGGGATTAATGAAGTCTATGATTAGAGAATTTTGTGATTGTGGCAATGAGTTCTTAGAACAGTTAGGAGAATAATATGGCAGGATTTATATCAAAGCAACCAAACGGATTATATTGTAGATTTTCGACTGTCACGGATTGCCCTACTGTATGGAATATGACGAGAGAAGATTATATCAATATGAAAATGCAGGAAGCAAAAGAAGATGCTGAAGATGTATTGGATAATTATCTGAAGCCGTTTGATATGGTGGTGGATATGTATTATCCAAACAATATGACAAAAGAGGAATTTGATAAATTCCTTGAAGAGACTGGATATGATAAGAGATCTAAATAAAGCAGAGAATAACATAATAGGAGGTACAAATAAATGCAGAATATTAGTATTAAAGGAGTTTGCGATTGTGTAGACTTAGACAGAAATATCAAATTAACAAATGGTGCAGTCGTAGTGCAGAAAGAAAATAACAATGTAATAGGTGTTTATTTAGTGATTTCGTTCAGAGACAATAAGAACAAGTATGGTGGTGACAGTACATCAACATATTGTAGTTTGGTAAATCTCGACAATGGACAATTAGCTTTTGAAGAAAGATGTAGTCGTGCGACAACAGAGAGACGTGTTCTTAGACATCTAACAAGAGCAGGTTTTAGTTATCCTTATGATCCAAATTCTCATGAGCAGGATAGTAAGTTTTACAATATGAGAGTTCAGGTTTATAACAATGGAAATTACAAAATGAATCTTGAACTTGGTGATGAATATATTATGTATGGTAGATAGGAGAATAAATCATATGAAGAAGAAAATTTTAGCGGTTGTATTATGGTTAACATTGTGCTTAGGAATGACTGGATGTACCAATGTTGTCAATATTGATAAGACAATTAAGAGTCCAAATTCAAAATTATGTGATTTCGAGGTTATTGAAACAAATTTTTATGGAGCAATTTTAGTAGACAAAAACACCAATGTTTTATATTACTGGATTCAGGGTGATAGTATGACACCAATCTATAATTCAGACGGAACAGTTAAATTGTATGACGGAGAATAATATGATAGACAACAAAATACGTCATCAATATAGACAAACCGTTGATGATTTTAAAATAGCATTTAAGGAGACTTGTTTGTATAGATTGTACGAAAAAGTTGTGAAGAAATTGAGTAAGATTTTGAGATAGTAAAGGAGAAGTAGTATGGCAGATTACAAGATTGGTCAGATTTTGACATCAACAGAAGAAGTAGAAATTGAAAAAGCATTATCAGAAGAAAAAGTGATTATTCCAAAGGGTAATAAAGTAATTATTGGTGCAGATAAGTTAGCTCATCATATCAGAAATGGTTTCATTCAGCCATTAGCGGAAGGTTCAACTGTAGAAGGATATGATGTTACTGGTATTGCGGAATATCTTTATATTGTACTTAGAAATCACTTACCTATTGATGAAATGATGGAAGATTATGAAATCACTAAGCAGGAAGTTATTGAAGAAATCGAATGTGCTTTAGATGAAATTTTATAGACCACAGTAAACCGAAGTTTCTTTGGAAAATCTAAGAGCAAGTCGCTCAAAAAATCACAACAATTAAGAGAATCAATACAATGAAAGGAGTATGTAATGACTGAGAAAGAAAAATTATTAGAATATATTAAGAAACCAGTTTTGACCACAGCGAGAAATAGTATGGGGTGTGATGAAAATTGGTATAATTCATATTTTGCAATCAAAGAGACTTTTTCGATTGAAGAAATCAATTCTATGTCTGATAAGGAAGTAGAGAATCTTGTAAGACTTGGAGATTCAATGTCGGAAGCATTTTATTAAAAATAAAAATAATGAAAGGAGACGAGGTTCGTGTACACAAGAAGGAATTCCTTACTCCAAGTAATTAAATATGATAGAAATTAACAAATTATATAGTGGCGACTGTATGAAATATATGTCACAGATTGAAGATGGTGGAGTTAATCTAACTCTCACAGATATTCCATATGGAGAAGTAAATAGAGACAGTAATGGCTTAAGAAAACTTGATAAAGAAAATGCTGATATTATGACATTTGATTTACAAGAGTTCTTAATAGAGTTATACAGAATAACATCAAGCACAATTATTATTTTTTGTGGCAAGGAACAATTATCAGAAATACATAAATTTTTCTCTGATAAGCAGAAAAAGAACAAAGGAACTGTAAGACAATTAATCTGGAAGAAAACAAATCCGAGTCCTATGAATGGTCAACATATCTATTTATCAGGGATTGAAAATGCTGTTTGGTTCAAGAAACGTGGTGGTACGTTTAACGCTCGTTGTAAAAATACAGTATTTGAATATCCTTGTGGTCGAAGCAAATTACACCCAACAGAAAAGAATCATAATTTAATCAAAGAGTTAATCCTAGATAATAGTAATGAAGGGGATATTGTGTTTGATCCATGTGCAGGCAGTGGTTCACACTTACTTGTTGCAAAAGAGAATAATAGAAAGTGGCTTGGAATGGAATTAACAGATACATATTTTAAGATTGCAAGCGAAAGAATGAAGTAGAAGTACAGAGGTGACAATTTGATAGAACCACAGTTTTGTGTTGTAGAGGAATTAATATCTATGGAATATATGGACAGAAGTGTTTTAATCCTATATCCATATGAACTTAGCAATGAACCAATATTAGAAGACAATATCCCCAAAATGACAAAAGTGATAAGAGAATATATAAAAGAGTCTGAGATGTATAGAAAGTGTGTAGATACAATTCCAAATCTTATATGGGATTCTCAAAAATTATCTATGCAGAATGAAGCTGATGAGCATCAAAGAAAAGCCGATGAACTTGCAAAAATAATGAATGAAGGTATCAGCCCTTATGCCTGGTATGTTAAAGGTAGGTTTAATGGAGAGATAGGTGGGCTTCATTATAATGTAGATAATATAGTTTATTTGGATAGAAACTAACAAGAAATTTTGGTTTCTTGGCTTGTCACGAAACCAAGTAACAATGTAGATATAATTTTATAAGAAAGGAAAATATAGTCTCATGAGTTAAAGGTGCGCACCACTATTGGTAAGAGACTATTAAAGTATTAGAGTTATTTGCTGGTACACGTTCAATTGGCAAGGCTTTTGAAGCAAGAGGTCATGAAGTGTACAGTGTAGAATGGAATAAAGATTTTGAAAACATTGATTTATATGCAGATATTAGTCAAGTAACTGCACAAGATATCTTAGAAAAGTTTGGTCATCCCGATGTTATCTGGGCATCGCCTGACTGTACAACGTTCAGTATTGCTGCAATAAGTCATCATAGAAGAAAGAATCCTGAGACTGGTAATCTTGATCCAATCAGTGATTATGCAAAATTTTGTGATGCAACTGATCAGCATGTCGTTTCTTTAATCAAAGAATTAAACCCAACTTATTATTTTATTGAAAATCCTCGTGGTGGTATGAGAAAGATGACTTGGATGCAAGACCTTCCACGATATACGGTTACATATTGTAAATATGGTGATACTCGGATGAAGCCTACAGATATTTGGACTAACCATCCGAAACCAAAATTTCTGCCTATGTGTAAGAATGGAGATCCGTGTCATGTATCAGCTCCAAGAGGCAGTAGGACAGGCACACAGGGATTAAAAGGTGCAAAAGAGAGAAGTGTAATACCACAGAAATTGTGTGAACATATTGTAGATATTTGTGAAGAAGGACTTGCTGAAAATAATTTACATGATAAGTGTAAGTCGTGCGACAACAAGTGGTCTTCGCTTGAATGTGATATGTGTGAAAATTTCGATATGTATGAGAACAAAAAAGAGAATAATGATGTGTAACTAATAATTTGTAAAAATTTCAATCTCTAAAATGCCCTAAAATCAAGGCTTTCAGAGATTGAAAAAGCCAAGGAAAACCACGTTTCTTTTGGTTATGAAAGTAGGTGAGAAATTGAAAAATATATTTTTAGAAGCTGCTATGAACTATAACAAGATGAGTAATTCAGAAAAAGCAAAAGCGAATAATATAATTCGAGAAAATGTCAAAGAAATCATGAAGCCTCGTCCAAAAACTGAACGAGAAAAAGAACTTGACAGATTAGCGAAGGAAGAAAAGGAAGAGTATGAAAGAAACAAAAATGCTTTCTATGCTGATCCTATTCATTGGAACAACAATAAGCGTAGAAGACATGGATTATCTGTATTAAGAGGGAATGTTAATAAATACCGTTTAAAGAAATATCCAGCGTTTTATCCTTCTGTAAAATTCTTTGGTCGGTTGGATGATATTATTACCGAAAAATTAGAAGATAATTTTAAGAATAATGAGTATTTTAATTCTTTTGTTGAAGAAAAAGATTTGGCAGTTGGTGATGCAAATGTATTTAGAGTGAGTAAATAGGAGAATAACAATGAGTAAATCATTAGAATTTGTAAAAGAACGAATTGCATCAGGTCAGTGTAATGGCATGGAGAATAATAAATATGAATCCATGATTGAACAGGATATACGAGAGTTATTTACGGTTATTACTTACACCAAAGATGGAACAATTTTAATAGATGTTCCTTATCTTAAAGGTGACAAACCTTATTTTAATGTAATTATTAAGCATGATCCAGATGCAGATTTTGAATATTTCACAATGCAGCGTTGCAATTGGGATGGAACGTTTGTATTCTTTCAAGATTTAATGGGTGAGTGCATAGATAAAATGATTCATCTTAAAACCTGTAATGTAAATAAGGAGATTCCAAAAGATTTAACTGGATATTCTATTGTCTACACTGTCGGAGATTTTGTATTAGCAGAAGAATTTGGTGATCAATTTGCAACAAAAGAAAAACCTTGGATGAAGAGTAGATTTACGGCTATGTTACCAATTAAGTTTAATGTAGTAAGGAATGAAGAATAATGTATTTTGATTTAAATATTGAAGAATGGAATTTTAAAAATGATTATGAAGACATCTATTTTCTGCTTCATTGTTTATACAATGCAAAAACTGAGTTATACGACAGAACTCTTACTGATATGAGAAGCAGATATGATCCGACTGAAGCATTTATAGATAACGGGATTAATGGCTGGAATAGAAGGAGATCGAATTGGTATTCCAAGAAATTATACGATAAATGTGTGAAATGTATTGAGTTAAAAACAAGAGGTCATTTTATACACAGACATTGGAAAGAATGCGTTTGGAGGTATAAAGGTCTTTCAGCACAAGAATGGATAAATTTATATCAGCAATTAATTAAAGAAAATAAATACGACAGTTGGATATTGGAATATATAGAAGCGTAGGATGGTGTCAATATGGAAGAAACAACAGAATTAGAGAAGAAATATTATAAGCTTCTAATAGGCGAAACGTTTCATTGCTATGATATTACATTAAACGAATTACTGATTATTATGAACGCAGAGCTTAATATTAATACATTATCTTTGCAGAAGTCAGGAAGACATAATTTTTATTGTAGAGTCGATGATAAAACCAAACAGTACTATTTACGAAAATTTGGTTTGTTGGATAATGACCATGTAGAAATAGGAGAATAACAGTATGGAGTTATCACAAGATGAAAGACAAAAATTTTTAGAGTTAATAGATAAAGTAAGTCCATGTGCTGCAATTTCTGAAAAAGAAAATCTTAAAAAGTTTAAAGAGTGGCTGGATAGTGATAGCTCAAAAAGAGTTACATTTGTTGAAGCTCCAAAAATATTTAAAGATCAGGTTGGAAATGACAAAGTGTTTCTTATACCAACAAATGACGAAGCTATAAAGCCAATAAGAGTAATATTCGAAGGAGAATAACAATATGAACAAAAGACAGAAAAAGAAGTTATTTAAACAGACGCTTATTAAAGTTAGAAAACTGAATCCACAGGAGGGTGATGTGATTTGTTTACAGCCAGATTTAGATCGGGTTGATGCCGAAACTATGTGCCAGTTTATGAAAGTTTGTTCGAATAATGATGTTTTCGGTGAATCGAAGTTAGCTTTTGTACCTGCTGATATTAAGCAACTAAATAATAAGGAAGAAGCTCAAATATATGTTGATAAGTTACAGAGTATTGTAGATCAGATGGGAGAATAAACAATCCAATTAAAGAAGCATTTCTTTAGGAAAGGAGAACAATAAATGGAAACATTTTCAATAGTAGATAAGATAAATGTGGATAAGTTGAATACAAAAGTTGCAGAGTTTGTATGTAGGGAAGGGCATGAGCCTTATATATTTGCAAATAAAGAGACACTTGATGCATTAGTTAAGCCAATTGAGCAGGCTGAAATGTTTATAAATTCTTGGGGAATTGGACTTGTAAGCTCATATAAGGGTTGTCTTACTGGTATGTATCGTGGGAATAAAATGTTCAGAGATGATACATTAAAATTCGGTGAAATCGAGCTGAGATAAGAGAATAAATATATAGAAAGAGATGATTCGATGAGATGCAGAGATTGTCCTTATGGGATTGAAGATTTTACATTAAGAACAGAAATGTATAAATCGGTATATGGTGAATATCCAGATGAAGATAGAGCTAATCAATCAGAACAGTTTGTTTGGTGTGATAAAGTTGGTGGCAAAGTTTATTCTTTTGGTCATTGCAGTGATTGGTATGAACAAGACGAAGAAAATTATAAGAATCATTCTAAGAAAAAGAGAATAAATAAACGTGAGAGATATTTGAGACATCAGAATCACCTCAGATATTTATATGAAACTGTTGGTGGTTATTATCCAACGCCTGTTAGATATGTGGATGAAATATGGATTAAGGGTATTGGTTATATTAAAAATCCAAAGCCATATTATCAGAGATTGTATCGTGGTAAGAAAAGTAAATATTTGAAACAGTTATCTAATAGGAAAATACGTAGATATAAAGGTGAATTGCATAATGGTTATCAGCACATCCATAAAATTTTTGATTGGTGGAATGAATTTTGTTAGGAGAATAAAGAAATGAAGATAGAATTAATCAAATTAAAATTCAATGATACTCATTCTTATAAGCATAAGCCATTCACTCATTGCTGTGATGAAATTCAAAATGATAAAGCTATTGTATTTACAGGTGAAGATTTGGTTCATAGTGACGATTGTTGGGATAACGAAAGATACATTCCAAGATTCTGTACTTCTTATACAGAAGTCATTACGTCCTATGAGGATGAATGGGAGCAGACAGACAATTATCCAATCCAGTTTTGTCCTCACTGTGGCGAAAAGATTGAGATTTCAGTTGTAGATGAGATTGATGTATCGGATAAATACAATGAATTATCTAAGCAGCGTGAGGAATTGTGGAAGAAGTGTCAGAAAACAGATAGTAAAAAGAGAGAATCTGAGTTAAGAGAACAGATTATAAAGCTTGATAAGCAGATTGACAGTTTTTATTGGTTAGATGAGTGGAAGGAGGATATCTATGTATAAACAAATTATTATTGCTAGAAAAGATTTGAATATGAGTTCTGGCAAGCTCGCAGCTCAAGTCAGTCACGGCTCTATGGCATTTCTCAGTTGGTTTATTAGAAATAATGCCGATTTAGATGGTCATGTTGATGGCTATATTGACGAAGATATTCTTCACAATTGGATTGAGGGTGAATTTACAAAATGTGTTCTTCAAGCCAAGAATAAGAATCAGTTGCTAAAAGCTAAGACTATGGCAGAAGAATTAGGAATGGTTGAAGGTAAAGATTTCTGGCTTATAAGGGATAACTGTCACACTGAATTAGAACCCGAAGAGGATGGTAGGACACTTACTGTAATTGGTTTTAGACCAATGGACAGTGAACTTATTGATCCGATTGGAAGAAAATATAATTTATATATGTAGAAATGGAGAATATTAAAATGGAGAACAGATTATTACTTGAGAGTGAAGTGATTAAAACAGTAGATAAACATACGAACGATGAGAATCAGTTAGATAACGACATTAGCTGCATTCTTGAAGAAGTAAATTCTGTTGTATTGGTTGGTTCAAAAGAAGCAATGAATAACTTTAAAATAGAAACTAAACCAGTACAGAAACAGAAACGAGTTGAACTATTCGAGAATGAAGATGTTGTACTAGAGCAACGTGGCAACAGATATTATTTGTCTCTGTACGATAATAAAGGAAATTTCCAGAGAGAAGTTACTATTGATGTTAAGGACGATTACAAGGTTGGACTTGGAAATTGTAAGTAAAGGAGATTACTATGGCGGTATTTAAAAATTTTAAAGATGATGAGTTAATCGTAAGCTGTAAATGTGGATGTGATGAAGGTATCCACTTTAAGATTCATGATTATGGAGATGGTGATTATGCTTTCTTAACATATACAAATGGAAACTTTTACACTCAGCAAAGACCATTCTTTGAGAAGTTGAAGAAAATTTGGGCGATTATTTGGAATAAGGATTTTTATTATTCTGATATTGTGCTTACAAAAGATAATTTTAAAGAATTCAAGGAATGGGTCAATAGAAAGTAAAGGAGATTGCTATGAATAGAAATTTGGATGGATACTATTTTAGAGTTAAAAGAGATGGTAAATGGGATAATATTTGCTGGTCTGATATGACAGATGAAGAAAGAGACGAGCAAATGACCAATCGTAGTGAGGAATGGTTAAAGTCGCTGTGTAAGGGACTTGGTAATGTTATTCATAAGATTGGTGAAGATTTAGACATTGCGTGTGAATAAAAGTAAATTCAGGTTTCTTGTGAATATTTAAAGGAGGAATAATAGTGAGTAATTTTACACCAGTAGAAGTTGTAAATATATTGGCTTGTATCGCAATGATGTTCTTTTGGGGACTACAGATTGAACCATCTAAAAAAGTACAGAATTTTGCGAGAGTGTTTTGGTTAATTAGTTTAATTGTAGTGTGGATATGTATATTTTTGAGATAATAATTCCGCAATAAAAGAGAGAATATTAAACCAAGGATAAAATCAATGATTTTTATGAACTAGGAAAAATAAAAGAGGTGAACGATTAATGTCTTTAGTATATAAAAATGACACATACAACTATAATGGCGAATATGAAATGGGTTCATTAAATAAGTTTGCACAAGCAGAAAGAAGATTGTTAGCAAAGAAACAAGCATTGGATGATATGAAGAATGAATATAATCTTATTGAACAACAAGCATTTCGCACTTATAAAGAGAACATTCAGTATATGCTGCTCGATCAGTCGTCTACGATTAAAACGTGTAGAGAATGGTTAAATATGTTATCAAAGAATCAGGATGCAGATGGTAACAAGCTTGATAAGAGAAAGAAGTATAAAGAAAAAGAAATGTATGATTGGTATATTGATTATATTAAAAAGCTTCTTGATATTGAGTATATGAATAATGTTAAATTCATTGATTTTAATTTTGGTCAAGCTACTGATATTCAGTTTGAATATAAAGAGCATAATTGGTGTTTAGAAATTCCTCATATTAAAGCTATCAAATTAGATGCATATAAGAATTATGGTGGCAGTGTATTTAAACTTGCGTTAGTACACAATGATACAGAATGTAGTTGGTCGCAGTTTGGCTCTACATATGAAGAAGATGAATTAAGAGATATCATGACACAAGGTATTAAGAAATATTGTAATTAGTTATTTCACAGGAAAGCAACATATCCTTGGATTTTGAAAGGAGGTATTAAATGGTTGATTACAAGACACTTATTGATTCAACTGAATTACAACAGAAAGTATTGGATTATATCGCCTCAGATGAATTTAGCAAAATGGTTGATTCAACAGTGTTTAAAGATAACAATCAATGTAAAATGGCTATTATTCACGGAATGGCTATTGCATCTATGTTGACTTGTAGATGTGAATCATTTTGTATAAATTTTAAGAAAGAAGAATTTGAAGATGACAACAGACCACAATGCTGTATAGACCATGATAAGTATTTTTCAACATGTGACACTTGTGAGTTTGGAGAATAATATCTTGGAGGTGTGCGCCAGTTCGGTGCCGAATATATAGTTGGTGGGAATCCAGTCTGGTAAGACCTAGCAAGTCGCCAGTACCGAGTCCTTGGAGCATCGAAGGCTAACAATGATGTTTAAGCGTAGGACAGGGAACAGGAACGCCGTAATGCGAAAGCGTGAAGTGATTGAGCTTCGTTAGAATTATCGATTGTGTGGGGTGGTCTGCTACCTCCTTGGGTCACCAATAAGGAATAATCGCTAAGCGAGATTATGAAAACACACCGGAGTCCCAGAGCACGGCATACCTGATATAGTTATATTCGACATACCTGGGAGACCTGGACAGTTCTGGACATGAGCCAGTAGGGAGTATCGGCCAATGCAATGGTGAGTACGAACGAAGACTGTTGAGGAGTCGGATTCATCCATAGTACCGATGAAGGAAGTAATGACTCTGGAGGGAAGGGATGGACAATAAGTCGCTTTTGCAATCAAAACATAGAAAGCACAGGAGGCAGACATTCTATGGAAAAAGAGAAAGCAGAAATAGCCAGTCTCGTAGAAAAATATGGAAGAGTCCAGTCGTTAATGAAATACGTCAACAAGGATACGCTCAAAGAATCTTACAGCAAACAGCCAAAAGGTAAAGCGGTGGGAGCAGACGGAGTTACAAAGGAAGAATACGGGAAGCGGTTGGAAGAAAATATTGAAAATCTGATAGTAAGAATGAAGAAATTTTCCTACAAACCATACCCGGTACGCAGAGCCTATATTCCAAAAGGAAATGGGAAAATGCGAGGACTGGGAATCCCGTCATTTGAAGACAAAGTGGTTCAGGGTGTTTTCAAGGAAATACTTGAGGCGATATATGAGCCGAAGTTCAAAGAGTTTTCCTACGGTTTTCGTCCAAATAAGAGCTGTCACGACGCAATCCAGAGGGTAAATAAACATATCATGGCAGATAAGGTAAATTATATAGTGGACGCTGATATTAAAGGCTTCTTCGATAACATAGACCATGAGTGGATGATTAAATTTCTGGAACACGATATAGCTGATAAGAACTTTATACGATATATCAAAAGATTTCTGATAGGCGGAGTCATGGAAGACGGAAAGCGGCTGGAAACAGAATCAGGAACGGTACAAGGCGGGCTGATTTCGCCAGTGCTTGCAAATGTGTACCTGCACTATACGTTAGACACATGGTTTGATTATGTGAAGAAACACGAGTTTAAAGGAGAAATGTATATGGTACGCTACGCAGATGATTTTGTTTGCCTGTTCCAATACGAGAATGAAGCACGAAAGTTCTATCAGCTTCTGATTGAAAGACTGAAGAAATTCGGACTGGAAATCGCAGAGGACAAAAGCAGGATACTACCCTTTGGCAGATACAAGGGAACAAAAGAAAGCTTTGATTTTCTGGGTTTTACGCATTACAATGCGAAAAGCCATTGGGGGAAATACTGTGTACTGCACAGAACAAGTAAAAAGAAGCTGAAAATAAAACGAGAGGAAGCCAAGAAATGGATATGGGAGCACATGCATGAAAGCATAGCCGACACGGTAGAGACACTGAATATAAAGTTAGCAGGGCACTATCGCTACTATGGAATCTATGGGAACTATATAGGACTCATAAAATATTTTGTGTATGTGAGGCAGGAAGTCTGGAAGAGTAAACGTCGCAGAGACCAGTCTTATTGGCTGACATGGAAAAAGTATCGGGAGATTTTAAAGATACATCCATTGGAAACTCCGAAGATATATGTAACAAGTGCTTATTAGGCGAAAGGCTTATTGAAGAGCCGTATGCCTTAATAGGGCATGTGCGGTTCTGTGAGGGGCTTTTGAGACTTGAACCTCTCATCGCAAAAGAATATAGATGAAAGGAAGTGGAAAAGTCGAGACAAAGTCTACTCGACGAAAACATGGATGATTATAAGAATTATATTGTAATTGGACATAAATATAATGGGTTAGGAGAATCTGCCGATCCTGATAGTTGGGACAATGTAAAATATGATTTTAATACAGAAGATGAAGTGAAAGATTTTCTGAGCAGGAATCCATCATATTTATTTCGTTTAAAAGCAATTTACAAAGTAAAAAAATTGGATATTAATCATTTTGTTTAAACATTAAAGGTTAAAAATACAAGAATCCAATCTTTCATTGGAAAATTTTTAATCATATCTAAGCCATTCGGCTATGGGAATCCCAGTAAATAAGAGAATATTACAGTGTAACTAATAAAAATATTACATATAAAGGAGATTTTAAATGAAGAACACAAATTGGAAAGTGCCAGTAATTATTGGCGTAGGAGTATTAGCAGTTATTTTGATGATTGTATTTGGTGTACAGAGTTCGCAGAATAAAGCTATTGCACTTGAAGAGCAGGTAAATACAGCGTCATCAGACATTAAGGTACAGGAAAAGCGAAGAGTTGACCTTGTATATAACCTTGCTGATTGCGTAAAACAGTATGACAAACATGAAGCTGATACATTGACAGCAGTTGCAGATGGTCGTGGATCAACAGGAGATATTGAGAATGTAACAACAGCTATTACAGCAGTTGCAGAAGCATATCCTGAGCTGAAGTCCAATGAGAACTATAAGACTCTTATGAATGAGTTATCTATGACAGAGAATATGATTGCAGAGTATCGCAGCAATTACAATAAACAGATTAAGGAATACAAGAGATATGTAAGAAAGTTCCCTACAAGACAGTTCCTTGGATTGCTTGGATATGAAGTGCAGGAATATGAGTATTTGGATTACAATACACCAGTTGATGCTCCACAGGATTTGTTTAAAGAGGATTAGTATATGAGATATGGTAGAAAAGGTTTTGATTTTGGTGATTTTGAAATAACAAAACGTGAAATCTTGGCTAGCATTTCTATCATTGCAGTTATGATTCTGTTTGGTATTCTGATTTCTTCCAAGATTTCAGAACACCAAATGGATAAAAATGAAATTTATAACAAGGCTGTTAAGATAGAAAGTCAAGAAATGTTCCAATATGGAATTGATACAAATGTTGGTAATGCGTTTGTATATGGTGATTTGAAAGCAGTAGATACAGTTACATATCCTGAAATTGGTGGAGAATATATGAGTGTAGAAAAAGATGAGGAACACTACACAAAGCATACAAAAACGGTATATGAGTATGACGATGATGGTAATGTAATTGGTAGTCACGAAGAGGAATATTGGACTTGGGATTTATATGACAGTGATAACAAACATTGTGATAAAGTAACTTTTCTTGGAATTGAATTCGATTATGGTCAAATTTATAAACCATATGAGAATTATATTGACACGATTGATGGCGATTATCATGTTAGATATGTCTATTATGGTAGCAAAACAGAGTATACAGGAACAATTTTTACAAAGTTAGATAACCATACAATCAATAAGACGGAATTTTATAAAGATATGAATATCAATGATACAGTAGACCACTTACAGTCTAATGTAGGTGTGATTGTTTTCTGGATCTTTTGGATAATTTTAATTGGTGGAATGGTATTTGGGTTCTACTATTTAGATAATAGGTGGTTAGATTAGTAAGAAATTTTTCTTTCCTTTGAACAGATTGGAGGTGTGAATATGTATCAAGAATTAAAAGATAATGAAAATTTTTCAGATAAATACGCAACATGGATTATAGCATATTGTTTAGATACAGATTCATTTTTTGCAACGAATCAAAGACATTTCTTTTGGGAATATAATGATGAATTCCAATGCGAAAACGATGCGATTAATTATTTCAGAAACCATTTGGACGAATTTAAAAATGCTAGGAAAGAAATATTGAGTCATTGTGGTGGATGGAGCATTGACAAGGATTTATTTTTAGAAAATACGAAGGAAAGGTTTTCAAATACAAACAAAAAGAACAAACATACACAATTACCAAAAACAAGTTGTAGTATTCCAATGCCAGAAGTTGCAGCTATTTATAATCCAAAAGCCATTGCAAGAATAAAACTATGTGGTGGTGCTGTAACGATTAATGTTGATGAAACAATGGCATGGAAGAAACCAACTGATGAGCAGATTAAAAACCTACATGATTTATTTTGTATTGATGTTGAGATATTAGACAGTGGAGAATAACATTATGAAAGGTAAATATAGAGGCTGTGACATAGAAGTAGGACTAGATAGCTCAGGTTTCTTAACCTTTGCAGTATTCGATGATGGATATGAAGTGACAAGTGGATTTTCTGAAAGTAGTGACACTGTGAGAGATTATTTCAGTTATATGAAAAGTGTAGTAGATGACTATAAAGAATATCCAGAAGATTACGAATAGGAGAAGTAAATAGTGGTGATGTTAAGAATCTTACAAGACACGTTTTGATGAGAGTGTTGGATGAATTGAGAGAATAAATATTTGTAAACAATAATTTTTATATCATAGGAGGAAAATAATATGATGAACAATTTTTTAAATGGTATGTTTGGCAAGGTAGGAAGTGGAATGTGTAGACTTTCTATGAATGGTGGTATTGCAGTTAAGACAAATGGTGGTTACAAGACATATAACATCAAGACTGGCAAACTCACAAACTGTAGTAACTTTGTATTTGATATTGGTGAGGAATTCTTCTTTATTATTCCAACTAATAAGGTAGAGAAGGGCGACATCATTCTTGTAAATGGTAAGCCAAGATGTGTTATTGAAGCTGATAAGACAAAGATCACAGTAATCAATTATGAGGACTCAACAATCGAGACTGTACTTCCTGAAAGACATGTATTTATGGGTAATACATATTTTTATGGCAAGATTGTTTCGATGTTTGGTAGTGACGTTATCAAGGGCAAGAAAGGTACAAACAATATCTTTAAGTATATGATGCTTTCTCAGATGATGAAAGGTGATAATGGTTCTACTGGCATGATGAATGGTAATGGTGGAATGAGTTCTATGTTGCCACTTATGATGATGGGTGGAAATATGAGTGATATGTTTGACGGAATGTTCGACTTTGATATGAGTAGCAATGATGACGATGACACAGAAGTAGATGAAGAGGAGGAAGCATAATATGGGATGTGGTTCATGGACAAGAGATAGTTATGTAAGTTATTCAACAACAAAGGGTATGAGTGTTTCAACGGATGGTATGATTAGTGGTTCTTATTCTAATCAGGATATGTTTAAGGCAAGAAATATTGATTCTGCACTTGATCCTAAGAATGTTATTAGAGAGTGCTGTGATACAGAGGAGCATCCAAACACAATTCCTGTTATTCTTGCACTTGATGTAACTGGTTCTATGGGACAGGCTGCTGTTGAAGTGGCAAAGAAGTTAAATGTAATTATGACTAAGTTATATGAAAAAGTTACAGATGTTGAGTTTCTTATTATGGGTATTGGTGATTTAGCTTGTGATAGTTGTCCAATTCAGGCTTCACAGTTTGAGTCAGATATTCGTATTGCTGAACAGCTTGATAAGATTTATTTTGAATTTGGTGGTGGTGGAAACAGTTATGAATCCTACACAGCAGCATGGTATTTCGGTTCTCGTCACACAAAACTTGATTGCTTAAACCGTGGAAGAAAAGGAATTATTATTACAATGGGTGATGAGCAGTTAAATCCATATCTTCCATTTAAGAATAGAGGTCGTGGCTTATCAGAGGTGACAGGTGATAATCTTCAGTCTGATGTAGAGACTAAGGATTTATATGAAGAAGCATCTCAGAAGTTTAACATTTATCATTTAGATGTAAATCATGGTCACAGGTGGGATGAAAAAGAAATTGAGAAATCTTATAAGAAGTATCTTGATGATACACATTTTAGAAGAGTAACTATGGATAGTATTACAAATGAGATTGTAGATATTATTGTTAGTGAAGCAGAGAATAATGTTACAGATACAGTTGCTACACCTTCTAACTCAGAAGGAATTACTTGGTAGGATAGGAGATTTAAGAGATGAAAGACATTAAGATTGTGATAGGTGCTAACTTTGGAGATTGTGGAAAAGGATTAATGACAGATTATTTCTCGCAGAAACCTAATAGTATTGTTGTTTGTTCAAATGGTGGTGCTCAGAGAGGACATACCGTAACAACGCCTAATGGAATCAGACATGTCTTTCATCATTTTGGATCTGGAACATTCAATCATGCAAGTACATATTTATCTGAAGATTTTATTGTTAATCCAATTATTTTTAAGCAGGAATATGATGAATTGATAAAATTAGGATATATTCCGAATGTTTATATAAATCAAAACTGTATGTTGACAACACCTTTTGATATGATGGCAAACCAGATTATAGAGGAAAATCGTGGGAAAAATAAACATGGTAGTTGTGGCTTGGGAATTTTTGAAACTATCAAAAGATATAAAGCTGGCATAACTGATGTAGATAATCATATCAGGGAATATTACTTAGAACAATTTGAAAGAGAGAATGTTATATTAACAGATGAATGGTCAAGAATATTCTTTGATAATGGTATATTTGAACATTTTTTGGATGATTGGGATTTTATGAGTAATCACTCATTGACTATATCAGATAATTATTTCTTAAATCAGTTTGACACTATTGTGTTTGAAGCTGCACAAGGTTTATTACTTGATCAGAATAATACCGAATATTTTCCACATCTAACACCGTCTAATACAGGTATAGAAAATCCCAAGAGAATAATTGAAAACATTGAATGGAATGATGAGATAAATATTGAAACTTGTTATGTATCTCGTACTTATTTAACAAGACATGGTGCTGGTAAATTCCCATCTGAATGTAATAAGAGATTTATCAATGAATATATGTTTGATAAAACAAATGTGCCAAACCCATTCCAGGGCACATTGAGATATGGAACACTTGATTTGAGAGAATTGTATAGTAGATGTTCCGATGATGTAGGGAATTTTGGAGACGAAAAATCAATCGCCATTACACATTGTAATGAATCTGATTGGGATAATGATAAATTGATTGAATTATTCAAGGATTGGAATATTTATTATTCAGATGGCGAAACACATAATGATGTGAATTGAGGACAAGAAAGATTCGTTTCTTGTTGAATGAAAGGAGAATATATAAATGAACGAAGAATTTTTATTAATCGTAGAAAGCTTAGAAAAATATAAGGATCTATTAGAAAACAAGAATGATGAAATTTGTGACGGAATGACTGAAGGCGAGAAGAGAGCATATCAGTTAGGAATTACAAATATGTACGAAATGTTGAAACAAATTACTGAGCATGATCGTAACGAAGGTAACTATAACGTATTTGTTCCTGAGATTGAGGAAGAAGAATCTGGTGAATATGATTTAGAAGATTTTGTTAAATGGGATTCTAAGAACAGAGAATAAATAAGTAGGAAGTATCGGTTTCCATGGGAGGTGAAAAAGTGAGAATAGAAGAAATTGCTTTAAGACAAGAAGCAAGACAAATGTTATGTGAAGCTGGTTTAAGTAAAGAGGAACTTAAAGAACTGGTATTGAAAGATATAGATGATAAAGTAATTCAAGCGATTGAAAGTAAAATCAAGGGTGTTGATTTTGAACAAATGATTATGGATAGAGTTGATAGAGCTTTAACCAAAGCAGTTGATGATATTGTTCGAAGAGAAGTAGAGGGATATTTTTATAACAGAAGGCTCAATATTCGTGCAACTGCTTCATTTGAAGAATAAAAAATCGCAGTAAATTTCGATTTCTTTTGGAGAATATATATAAGGAGGATTGATACATACGAATTTAGTACAAGCATTAGAAAAGCAGATTGAGTTCTGTAATCAATATACAAGATATAAATGTGGTGTATTTGTAAGAACAAAAGCACAACGTGAGATTGTAATGGAATGTATTTCAAACTTATTGTTAGATCTAAGAAATACCCAATTAAGAAATTATGAATGGAAGTTAGGCTGTTATTGGAATAATGGTAATTGTATTGAAGTATTACCTGTAAACGATTCAGTTAGAGGACACAGATTTAATGGTGTAATAATTGAAAATGAAATCGAAAGAGATGTTGTTAATTCTTTGATTATGCCATATTTAATGGTAAGGATTGATTCTACTGGATACAAAATTGAAGAATTTAATAATGTTAAAGAGAGAATATTTACAGTAGATATTAGCAAGAGTGATGTCATTGAAAGTAAAAATCGTTCAATTTATATTTCGACTGGTTGGCAGAGAAATATGTTAAGCAGAGGATTAAGAAATTCAAGTATGTTTATTGATGATTTAAACGAAGAAATTTTTAAGAAGGAGTATATGTGTATGTTCGGTAATCACACAGCAGCTTATAGAGTTGCACAGGCAGGAACAGATAAAATTTATATTTACAATGCGACTGGTATTCCAAAAGAGAATATTAAATATGAGACAGAGTTTGTTAATAGAACTAAGGAAACTTATCTGAATATCAAAGGCGAACATAAAGTTGAAGGTATTGGATTTGAAAATGAAATTGATGTTCATTTACTTATTGATACTGATATATATGATAAGTATGAAGTTGACTTCCATGATGGTCTTGTTCTTGTGTTTTTACATGAGATTATCAATGAGAAGCCTGTTTTAGAGGATGTTTCAAAAAGTAAATAAAAAAAGGAGAATATACATATGAGCAATTTAAAAGAAAAATTAACAAAAGGTGGCGTAACAGCAGTTATTGTCATTACAATTCTAATTGTATGCTATGGACTTAGTTGGATTGTTACATGTGGAATAATCAAACTTATTACAATGTGCTTTGGTTTGACATTTAAATGGTCTATTGCAACTGGGATTTGGTTGATTATCTGTATTTTAAGGTCAGTTTTCAATGTAACAGTGAAGAAATAGAGTCGAAGGAAACTGACATTTCTTGGTGCAATTTAAAGGAGAATTATAAAATGAGCGATATTTGTAAAGATAGAGAAGCTTTAAGACCTGAATACGAACATTTTATTCAGACTGAGAGAGGTAAAGAATGGAAGCATTTTTGGCAGAGTCAAATAAATTCAGATATAGGTGGAGATTTTGGAGATTATTTGTATGACTTTTATCCAGAAATGTTGCAGTAATGAGAAAAATAAATGGCAAAAAAGAAAGGTTTTGGTGTAAGTCCGATAACAAATACAATCTACTATGGAACACAGGATACAGAAAAACATATGTGGGTTGGACAGAAAATAGATGTTACGGATGATGCGATAGCTGCTGTATATGAATGGTTTATGGGTAATATGGAAGACTTTGAAGGTAAGAAAGAAGAATATCAGATCACATATCCTAGTACAGAGTTTGAATTAGTAATGAGAAGAAAGAAAACAGAGAGTATATAGTTGGAGGTGAGAATGTGATTCAAGTAATTGAGACAAATTTGAGTATTGATAAGGATGATACCATAAAAGATCATCAGTCACGAATTGTTGAAGTTGAAGATTGGGATACATATTGCAAAGCATTTGAAGAATATAATGGTGAAGCTGTTTATTTTAAGTCAAAGGCTATGCGTGGTTACAGTATTTTATCGAATTGTACAATGACAGATTTGATATATGATGACATTCATCTATCTTGTATGGTTTTACATTCATCAGGTTTTAATACGAAGAAACTTGCATATAGAATTGTTTTATAATCTATGACTCATTCAAGTCACAATTTCCAATAAAAATAAAAATCGAATAGAGAATAAACATATGGGAGAATCTTATGTGGATTAACAGAACAAAATATGAAGTCGAAAAACTGAAATATAGACAGAGAATATCTTATTTAGAGAATCTTATCTGTCCATGTGAGTCACATGATTATGTTGAAATAGCTCACGAAATTATAGACGAACATAGCACAGTAAAATACATTTTCAGATGTAAGAAATGTGGAAAATTACACGATGAATTAAGTTCAGTGTAAATCACTGTTTCATGTGGATTTTTGAGGAGGTGGTACAAATAGATAAAACTGTAAACTTATCGGATATTATTCTTGATGATTTAGAGAATATACATATAGATGCAAAAGGAGCAATTCTTGGCGAACTTGGAAGTATAAATATTGGAATTGATATTTCAGATTTAAATAATGCAATGATAGAAATTAATTGTTGGAACGAAAGAAATCCTATAACTGGGAAAATAGAACATAAGAAAAAAGCAACAATTAGTTTCACAGATTATGAAATGAGTTATAAGTTACAGGACGAAAGTAAAACAAATATATTGAAATGTTTATGGGAAGCAAGTAAAAAATAAGAAAAGAATGTACAAGTGGAGGTGAGAAAGTGCCTACAGGTTACACAGCGTATATACAAGATGGAGATATTACAACAGGAAAAGACTTCCTAAAGCTTTGTCTTAGAAATTTTGGTATAGCTATTAATATGAGAGATGAACCATTATCAAAACCAGTTCCAACTCAGTTTGAGCCTGATCCTTATTACAAGAAAGATTACGAGGAAACGGTTGAGGTTCGTAACAAATATAGACAAATGACTTTTGAGGAAGCGAAGAAAGAGCTTATTGAAAAGCATAAAAAAGATATGGAATCAACAAAAAAGTCTCTTGATAAATACATTGCAGAAGATGAGCGATATATGAAAGTTAGAGATGAAATTGAAAAGTGGATTCCACCAACATCTGAGCATGAAAATGTTAAGAAGTTTGCATTAAATCAAATTGATATATCGCTAAATACGGATATGAGAGAATATTGTAATAAGGAATTAAGCAAAGATTTGGACATTAGCGATGAAGCAGTTTATTCGTATATGAATGATATTAATGAGTTTTATGAAAATGATGTTGCTAGAGCATATAAAAGATGGCAGGAAGAATTGAAGAGAACTGCTGATAAAAATATGTGGATGAAACAATTCTTAGATAGTTTAGAGAATATCTAATTAGTCTTGAACAATTCAGTTCAAAAATTCCAAAACAAAGTGTCTCGAAAATTATATAAAAATCGAGACAAAACAAGAGAATAAATAAATGCGGAAAGCATTTGTATGGGTGGAAGAACAGCATACCCTTGGGTTTTTACGCTCAAAAATCACTGTTGAAGATAGATTTTTACATAAATTTATTTTCTGTGTTCCAGTCGCAAGACTGTTCAAATATAGTTATCAAAAAATTTTATTACATATTATAAGGAGGATTCATTTAATGAATTTTGAAATGACAGGAAAGTTAAGCATTAGTAAGGAGAGTGACAAGTTTCATCCTTATCAGGAGAAACAGTTTGACTCTGGTTGGATTCGTAAGCAGTTAATGTTCAATGTTGCTTGTGGTGACAACAGACATATGCTTACTGTTACATCTGGTGCTTTCGCAGATGGACATGGTGATGTGTACACATTTTCTAAGAGTGGTGTAAATGAAGATGGTAATAAGGTTAAGGGAGAGTCATTAAAGATTCCATTCAAAGAGAGACTTACTTCTCCAAAATTAGCAGAGGTTGCTGAATTCAAGAAGTTTATCTTTGATCTTGAGAAGCCTGGTCGTAGATATAAGCTTGAAAAAGCTGCTGAAAAGGTTAAGGAAGGTACAAGTCTTACAGACAAAGAGTTAAAAGAGATTGGTCTTGAGAGCGAAACAGATGTAAATGCCGAACTTGAAAATAGTAATAAGAGAAGACATGAGTTTATTTCCGAGTGGGATTTTATTGATTTTATCAAAAAGGTAATTGAAAGTGGAGAGTATTCTGATAAGAAATTCTTTATTCGTGGAAACGGTGAATACCAGTATTCAGATAAAAACGAGAGAGTATATGAATCTTATGTCCCTAATCGTATTTATCTTGCGGCAGATGACTCAGAAGAGGTATCTACAGCAACAATCAATATTTTGTTTAACTCTGAGAGTTTAGATGATATGTGTGTTGAAGAGAAGGGCAAATATTATATAAATGGTTACATGATGGAATATGACAATAATCGTAAGGGTAATATTCCTGTACCAGTTACAATTACAATTCCAGTTCCTTCTGATGATGCAGATGAAAAAGCCAAGAAGAGAGCAGAATCAATTAAGCATAAATTTATGGTTGATGATGACACATTTAAGGAATATGGGGCTGTTGTTAATATGCTGAATGGAGCACAGAAGACAGAAATTACAGAAGATATGCTTACTGATGAACAGAAGGATGATTTAGAGTGTGGTCTTATTACTATGGATGATATTCGTGCCGAACTTGGGGGAAGTGTATACGGTGAAAGAATTAGAGAGTATCAGTTCTTAAAACCAGCAAAGGGCTTTACTAAGGGTAGACAGGATACAGTCTACGCTGAGGACGATATGGTTATCAAGCCACTCGAAGAGGAAGTTCCTGAAGGAACAGAAGACTTATTTGAAGATGACGATGATGAACTTTAAAAGAGATGAGGGCATTTGCCCTCTCTCAAATAATAATAAACAGATTTTAGGAGGAATTTTAAATGGCATTTGGTAAAAGAAGTACAATTAGTGACAATTTATACGATTATTCAATTATGATTTGTGGTGAATCTGGTGTTGGTAAAACAACAGTAATCAGTGAACTTTGCGAAAAAGAGTTTGGTGAAGATGGATATCTATTACTTAATACAGGCGATGAGGAAGGCGTATCTGCAATTGAAGGAGTCACTTATGAAGATGTACCTACATATAAGAAATTTGTGGAAATTAGTAATGATATTATCAAGAATAAGGATACCGATTATCCAAATTTAAAGGTTGTTATTATTGATACTCTTGATCAGCTCATTGATTGTACTGAAAAACAGGCGATTGATGATTGGAATAGAGAAAATATGAGCAATAAGAATTTTAAACCAGCAAAAACATTAAACAGTGTACAGGGTGGATTTGGTGCAGGATATGATGTTGTATTCAATATGATTTATGACAAAGTAAGAGCATTAGGAAAAGCTGGAGTTAAGGTTTGGTACACATGTCATTCTAAGACAAAAGATATTATTGATCCAGTTTCAAGTGCAGCTTACACAACTCTGACATCAAATATGGCTCAGAGATATTTTAATGATTTTAAAACTAAAGTTCATGTTGTTGGAGTAGCTTGTGTTGATCGTTCAATTGAAGCAGAAGGAACAGGACGTACTAATATTATTAGTCACAAAGAGATTACTGTAAATAAGGTTAAAGATGAAAAGAGAAAAATTGTTTTTAGAGATGATTCTTACTCTGTAGATAGCAAATCAAGATTTGCGGGAATTGTAAACGAAATTCCGCTTGATGCTGATGAATTAATTAAAGCTCTCAAGGATGCAATTAAAAATTCAAAGAAAAATGATTCAGTTGGATCAAAGAAGACAACATCAAAGAAGACTGCTCCAATTAAAGAAGAAAAGCCAGTAGAGTCAGATCCGATTGAGGATGATATTGACGATATTGATACACCAGTTGAGACAACAGTTGAGGAGACAACGGAGACACCTACATATCCAGATGATTTAGATGCTGTTATCCGTAAGATGTATAAGGAGTGCAAAGACGCAGAACTCAAGGCATCAGTCAAGAATGTAATTGCCGAGTATGGTAAGCTCAACGATGTTGATGATGATGGATTAAAGAGAATCTACAACATGATGAATTAGTGAGGTATAGCACATGCTGGTAAAATGCAGATTGTGCGGTACTAAGGTAGATAGAAATGAAGCATTCAAGGTAGTAGTAGGTGGTAAAAACACCTACTATTGCAATGAAGCTGAATATCAAAAAGTATTGCATGAGAGAGAAGTAAAAGATAATACATATGAGTGCATTAATCAGATATTTGGATATAAAGTTCTAAATTCTGCACTGTTCAAAGAGATAAATCTTTTATTGGAGGTATATTCTTATGAACATATTTTGGCATATCTAACAGAGAATAAAAAGTATATAACAAAAGTTCTTGAAAAGGATTTTGTAAGTGAATATGCAAAGATTCGATACTTCGCTGCAATACTAAAAAATAATATTGCTGATTTTAAAATGAAAGAACCTGAAAAGCCTAAAGAGGTGGATGTAGATATGCCAGCTATGAAATATAAGAGAAGAAATAAACGTAGAAGTTTATCTGAAATTGAAGAAAGTGTAGGTGATTGACATAAGTGAATTTATTACAGGTGTTAAAGAAAAGTATCCTGCTCAATTATTAAAAGGTAGGATTGAAATAGAGGGTAATGTCATTAGTTGTTTCTTCAAAGATATGCTTCTACTTGATGATACAACATTTGAGCAGAAAGATTTTGTCACAGTAGATGGTCTTTTTTATTTTTCGTTATTGAAAAATTTACGAAAGAAGGGATTTTATTCTCTTGATGAAATTACTATTCTGTCTAATATGAGTCAAGAAGTTGTTGAAAAATTTGAGGATAAAGGTGGTTGGGAAACGATTCAACACCAGATTGATATTATCAATACTCAGAATTTTGATACATACATAGATATTCTTTATAGAGAGAATATTATGATGAACATGTATAAGGATGGTTTTAATCTTCTTCAAGAAATAACAATAGGAGATAAGAAAGTAATTCCGCTAAAGTTATTTAGAAAAATGACTGCTGAAGAAGTCACAGATTGGTATGAAGCTCGTATATCCAGTTATGGTACAGGATATAGTAGCAAGATTCTTGAAGAGGAAGAAATAGATTTTGATGATGAATTTATTGAATCTTGTAAAGATGGTGAAGAGAATGGTGTTCCATTTGATATAGCAGGATATGATAAAAATGGGGAGGAAATGAATTGTTTTCCTTTTCTATCACGACAGATAATGGGGTTACTTGAAGGGACACTTACTATGATGGGTGGTTTCTCTAGTGCAGGTAAGTCTACTTGGTGGATTACAGTTCTGATGGCACTTCTACATTATGATCGAAAAATTCTTATTATCTCCAATGAGGAGAATATCAAAAAATTCAAGATAAAATTCATGGTCTGGTTACTTGGAAAACGCAATAGATATTTCAAACTTACAAAAAAGAAAATGACATCTGGCGATATAAATGCAGAGAGTAGAGAGCAATTAACGGATGTTCAGAAGTTTTGGAGAGAGAATTATAAAGGAAGAGTCAAATTTATCTCTATCAATGACGCAGATATGAGAGTGGTTAAAAAGAAAATTCGTGAAAATGTTTTGAGACATGGATATGATACGGTGTTATATGACACGTTCAAAATTCAAGAAGGAGATTTTTCATCTGCTAGGCAAGACTTATCACTTGTAAGAGATAGCCGAGAACTTGATAAATTAGCAAAAAAATATAATTTGATTATGCTCGCTTCTGTTCAGTTAGCGGAATACATGAAGGGCAAACTGTTTCTTGACGCAAGTTGTTTGAGTAATGCAAAGCAAATTAAGGAAATTTTGGAAAATCTATTCTTAATGCGAACTGTATATGCGGAAGAATTGGACGAAAAAAGTAAATACTATTGTCGTCCGTTTAGGCTCAAAAAAGTTAATGATAAATGGATAGAAGAAGAATATAAACCAGATCCTAATGCAGTATGGCGAATGTGTTTTACAGAGAAATGCCGTAGTGGTGCTAATTCAAGCGATAATGGCATTGCATATTTACTGAAATATGATGGTGATCATTGCATTTTCCGTGAAGTGGCACAATGCCGTCCTCGACACGGTGAAATAAAATAACAAATTATGGAGTGATATATGTTAGCTGATGTTAAAAAAGAACTGATAAATCACCCAGATAAGCTAAAAGATGTTCTTGAACATTTTGGCTATTGTAACATAGTAATTCGTCCCAAATATATTTCATTTGGGCGAGATGAGAAATCTTCAAAGAAAAGTATAGTAATCAATCTTGAAAACAATGAATACCTGTACATTATAGATTATGCAAGAAATATCAGAAAGGATATTTTTTCATATATTATTGAACAAAGAAAAGTTGAATTCATAGATGTCCTTAATGAAGTAAGACATGCATTAGGTATTACAGATTACTATGATTTCTTTGATAATAGAGGAATTTTTGGAGGATTTTATGAGAAGATTAGAAAACGAAGAACAAATAAAGTCAATACATATGATGATTCCATCTTAAATTGCTATGTTAATTGTGGGAATACGAAGTTTCTTGCTGATAATATATCACTTCTTTCACAAAAATTTTTTGATATAAGATATGACATAGAATCACAAGGTATCGTTATCCCTATAAGAAATCAGTTTGGACAGCTTATGGGTGTCAAGGAACGATTTAATTATGATGTTGCTGATGGTGAAATGAAATATTTTTATGCTGTACCTTGCAGTATGAGTCAAACATTATTTGGTTATTCTCAAAATTATGAATTCTTAGTAGATAATACTATCTACATCTTTGAAGCGGAAAAGAGTTGTATGCAATGCTTTTCTTATGGGATAAGAAATTGTGTATCTCTTGGAAGCGGATCTATTTCTATTCAACAAGTCAAAATGTTACTCGAATTAAATCCCAAAAAGATAATTTTCCTGCATGACGTAGGATATGGATTAGAGAATATTATGAGAAACATTGACATGGTAAAGAATTATTCTAGGTTCACAGAGATAGAACTTGGATATTGGAGTTATTTTGGACGAGGATATAAGGATAAAGTTTCGCCATCTGATTTAGGAAAAGAATGTTTAGAAAATATTTTGCAGAATGAAATAACAATGATTGGAGATGAGGATGACGAAGACGAATTATAGAATACTAAATGATTGTCGTGGAATGTATGAGGATGAAGTATTTGATACGATTTTAAGTCAAAGAGGAATTAATGATGTTGAACATTTTTTGACTCCTACAGAAGATGATTTGCTTCCCCTAGATTCATTACTTCGTATTGACGAAGCATATCAAAGAGTAGATAGAGCAATTGTAAATAATGAGCGTATTGGAATTTTATTTGATACAGATTTAGATGGAATTACATCAGGAACAATAATGACCAGGTATTTCAGGCATTCTACTGATAACATTAAAACTTATATTGATGAGGGTAAAATGCATGGTTTGATTGGGCAAGATTTATCTCAGTTTGAAGGCATTGATTTACTTATTATTGTAGATAGTTTGGATAAAGATATATCTCAATATAAGTTATTAAAAGAAATGGGAGTAGATGTAATTGTACTCGATCATCATGCAATTAAGGAGAAAGAATCATATGATGATTATGTAATTCTTGTATCTTCCCAGAGGAATTATGAAAATGCCCAACTATCAGGTGCAGGTGTTGTGTGGAAGTTTTGTAAATATCTTGATGAACAATATCTTACAGATTATGCAGATGAACTTGTTGATTTAGCTGCATGTGGTCTTGTTGGAGATATGATGGATATGACTGTTATGGAGAATAGATATATTGTATCTAAGGGATTAGAGAAGATATATAATCCAGCAGTTAAGAAAATTGTTGGTGGCTTTGAGTTTAATAGTACCGCTATTGCATTCAGCATTGCACCAATTGTCAATGCAAGTAATCGCATGGGTAAAAATGAAATTGCTATGAAAGCATTTTTGGAAGACGAAAATAAACAGGTTTTGGCTTACGTGAAAGAATTAAAAAAATGCAAGGAAGAACAAAACAAAGAAGTAGATAGATTATTACCCGATGTGTTGAAACAATGCGATACTCAAGTAAACAAGAAGATGATTATTACATATATAGATACACCTTATGGTGTTAGTGGATTACTTGGAAATAAGTTATTGGAAAGGTATCAAAAACCTATTCTTGTTCTAAAAGACATTAAGGATACATTTTCTGGTTCAATGAGAGCAATTGGGGTAGATGATTTTCGCCAGATTTGTAACGACAGTGGTTTTGCAAAAGCAGATGGACATGAATTAGCAAGTGGTATTACTATAAAAAAATCTGACATTGATAAGTTTGCATTATATATAGAAGGAACTCTTCCAGAATTGGAATCTGACACTTCTATAAATGTAGATATTCAGATTAATATTTCAGATGTTACTCGCAAACTTGTAGAGAATATAAAGAAGATAGATAAAATATCTGGTACAAATTTTAAGCCTGTAAAAGTATTTATTGATGGTATTGATGAATATGAAATCGGTCAAATGAGTGACTATAAACATCTTGTAATAAAACCAAATGATTATCTACAAATTATCAAATGGAATTTTGATGGTTCATTTGACGAGATGGAGGATCATTCGATGATGAATGATGAGTTGGAAATTGTATGTACACTTGATTCGGGATTTTTTGGTAGAAAATTTGTATTAAAAGCAATATGTGATGAGATTAAGGAGGTGGCTTGATATTTCTGATATTGAATTAGTTAAAAAAATTATTCCAACATTAACGTTTAAATTTCCTTATTCCGCAGAAGATTATGTGAAAAATTTATATCTTGAAAATTATCATTGCCATAAAGATTTTAGTAATACATCTACCCCAGATTGTGCTGAATCAATTAATGCATACGCTGATAGAGTACATGAGTTTGGAACAAAATGTTTATATTCTGGCGAACATGGTTCACAAGGCAATCAGTTCCAAGTATATAAAGTTGCTGAGAGTGAACATCTTAAATATATACATTCATCTGAAGTATATTGGGTAAAAGATAGAAAAGAAAAAGATAGAGCAAATTGTCATATGATTGTAGCAGCTAAAAATGCTGAAGGTCGTGGAGACATTAATTTTGCTTTATCTATGGCAAATATTGATGGATATTATTATAAGCCACGTATTGACTTGGAATTATTATTTAATATTCCAAAGGACAATGTGATTGTAACGTCAGCTTGTGTTGCAGGTTGGAATTATAAAGATGCAGAAGATATATGGCTTAAAATACACAAATATTTCGGAAATAATTTCTTTTTAGAAGTTCAGTATCATAACACTGATAAACAGAAAGAACTTAATAAAAAGATTTTAAGAATTGCAAAAGAACATAATATCCAGATTATATGTGGTCTTGATAGTCATTATGTTAAAGAAGAAAATGCAGTTAAGCGTGACCAGATTCTGAAATATAAAAACATTAATTATCCAGATGAGGAAGGTTGGTATCTTGATTATCCTGATACTCAAACAGTAATTAAAAGATTTGAAGAACAAGGTGTTTTAAATAGAGAAGAAATATATAGAGCAATTATGAATACAAATGTTTTTGTGGCAGAATGTGAAGAAATTGTTCTTGATAGAAAATTTAAAATTCCGAGTGTTTACAAAGGAAAAACCTATAAAGAAAAATGTAAAATTTACAAAGATGTTCTTAATAAAGCTTATGCAAAAGAAAAAGAAAAGTCAAAAGAAAAAGCCGATGGTATTCGATATGAAGCAAAACAAGTTATGGAAGCTGGTGTTGTGGATTATTTCTTAACAAGTAAGGCTATTGTAGATGATGCAATAAAAAATGAAGGTGGTATTTTAACAACTACTTCAAGAGGTAGTGCTGCATCATTTATAACAAATAAGCTTTTAGGTCTTACAACTGTTGATAGATTCAACGCTGACATTCCTATTTATCCTGAACGTTTCTTAACTAAGGAACGTGTATTGGCTGGTCAGATGCCAGATATTGATTTGAATGTTGCTACACAAGAACCATTTGTTAAAGCAGCAAGAAAATTATTGGGGGAACATGGCTGTTACCCATTAATGGCAATAGAAAAACTTAAAGAAAAGGCAGCTTGGCAGTTATATGCAGGTGCAAACGAAGTTAAACCAGAGGATGCGAATCAGATTTCAAAGTATCTTGATGAGTATAATAAGGCATTAAAATATGCGGATGAAGATGAAAAGGATGATATTCATGTAGAAGATTATATCCCTGAAGAGTATACAGAATTATTCAAACAGAGTAATGAATACCAGGGGATCACAATCAATTTGAAAGTACATGCTTGTGGTCATTTTATCTTTGATGGCGATATTCGTAGAGAAGTAGGATTAATAAGTGCTGTTTCTGAATCAACTGGCAAAAGAACAGTATGTGCAGCTATTGAAGGTGGTTATCTTGATGAATTCGGATATGTAAAAGAGGATTTTCTTATTGTAGATAGTGTTTATCTTACATATAAATTTTTTCATAGTATTGGCATGGAAGTTCCGACATTTGATGAACTAAGACATATGATTGATGGTGATAAAAAAACATGGGATATTTATGCAAATGGTATTACATGTTGTGTTAATCAGTGTGAGAAAGAAGCGACCACTAATCGAGTGAAGAAGTATAAACCGCAAAATCTAGCAGAGTTAAGTAGTTTCATTGCAGCAATTCGACCAGGTTTTGCGTCATTACTTAGCACATTCTTGAATCGTGAGCCATATACTACAGGCGAGAAAAAAATTGATGATTTATTATCTGATACTGCACATTTCATGATTTATCAGGAATCTATTATGAAAGTATTGTCATTCTTGGAATTGAAAATGGCTGAAACATATGGAGTTATTAAAAATATTTCAAAAAAGAAATATAAATTACATCCTGAAATGTTAAAAGAATTACAGGAACGATTAATAGAAGGTTGGAAAGCAGAAATCGGCAAGACAGATAATTTTAATAATGTTTGGAATGTAATAGAGTCTTCTGGATCATACGCATTTAATTCTCCACATGCCTATTCAATGGGTGGAGATTCTGCCTATCAAGCATGGTTTAAAGCACATCATACTAAAACATTTTATGAAGTAGCAATCAATCATTATCAGGAAAAGAATAAAAAGGATAAGATAGATGCTCTTGTTAAAGAAGCAATTAAATTTTGGGGATATAAATTAGGTGATTATGAATTTGGTGCAGATAACAGAAAAGTGACGATTAATGAAGAGAATAAATTAATATATCCAAATTTGTCAAGTGTAAAAGGCTTTGGTGAGGGGGTTGTTGATGCTCTTTATGAATTAGGGCAATCGGAGTATAAAACATTTACCGATGTATTAACTGCACTATTTTCAAATTCAATTAATAAGACCATTGTTAATAAACTTATTAGAATCAATTATTTTAAGAAATATGGTGATGTAAATACTTTACTTGAGATTACAAGATTATATGATTTGTTGAATGGTGCGAAACAGATTTCTAAAGATAAAGCTGAAAAGAATAATATTCCATTTGATATACTTGAGAAACATGGAAATGAGACATCCAAACAATTTAATAAACTTGACTCAGAACAAATTATTAAGGAATTGATTTCTAATATTCCTTATAGAGAATTAACTTTAAAGGAAAGGCTTGATAATCAGAGAGAAGTTCTTGGTATTGTCAGTGACTCGGATTCAAAAGTAAGTAAACGTCTATATTATGTTTCTGAACTTGATATTAAAAAATCTATTGTAAATGTTCATCTTTTTGAAATCTATAGTGGTAAAACACGAGAAGTAAAAATGTGGACAAGTCAGTATAATCGAAATCCATTTGATCTAGGAGCAATTCTATATATTATTTCTCTTGAAAAGAAGAATAAAAAAGAGCCAACTGGTGAAATAAATCCAGTTACAGGTAAGAAAATTTATAAAGAAGTACCTGATAAATTTGAATTTTGGTTAAGCAAATTTGTAATAAAAAATGATATTGAGGAGGACGAAGACGATTTTTAACAAATATAAGTATACAGATAATGAAATGGAAGAGTTAATATCTTCCATTACAATCCTTATTGACACAAGGGAGAAAGTCAATTCCCACATTACAGATTACTTTGATCGAAAAGGAATTTCATATAAAAAGAAAGCACTCGGTTATGGAGATTATTCGTTCATGATTCCTGCAAATGAGAAGTTATCCATACCTCGTGATTTGTATTTTAATACAACATGTGTCATTGAGAGAAAAGCTAGTCTTGAAGAGATAAGTAATAATCTGACAAAAGAGCGTGAAAGATTTGAAAAAGAATTATGTCTTGCACCAAAAACTAAAGTTCTGTTGATTGAAAACGCTTCTTATGAAGATATTGCAACAGGAAATTATGATACAAAGTATAATCGGAAATCATTCATTGCATCAATACACAGCTTTTGGTTCAAATATAATATTCCAGTTATGTTCATGCCAAACAATCAATACTCAGGATTATTTATTAGGGAGTATTTTGAATATTTCTTAAAGAATTATCTTAGATAGAGAGAATAATACAATAGAGGATTTCTGGAATGCCCATAAATAGGGCGTTTCAGAGACTCAAAAAACCAAGGAAAGACGGATTTCCTGTTAGTCATTCATTGAAAAGAAAGGAGAGAATAAATAAATGAAAATGCTTGTGTTTTATCGGTCAAGAGAATATACAAATGCAATTATATCTTCAACAAGGCATAAATTGCAAAATATGGATATGGCAAAAGGTCTTGACGTTGATTTTATTAATTTAGATAAAAGAAACTACATTAAGGTATTGGCTCAAATGGAAGAATTGCCACGCTTTGTATATATTTGGTATGACGAAGAAAAGGTTACAGATTATATTAATGAAACATACCCATCAATAGAAGTCTTACATTTTGATATGGAAAATTCAGTCGAAAAACATAATAGTGGTTTTTATGGATATACAACAAAAGAATATAAGTTAGCAGATTTAATGCTTCAGAAATTTAAGGATAGTCTTGTAAAGAAAACAATGTATCAGGTTGATTCTTTATATAAAATTTCAAAAATGGACATAGTGGATTTTCTTTATGTGAGCGATATATAACAACAGAAAACGGATATGATTTTTTAGAAACTCTTATATGTTGGTAATGAAAGGAAGGAATATGATAATGGGTTGTTTTGATTATGTTAAAGGGAAAATAAAATGTCCAAATTGTAAAACTATATTTGAAGCAGAGGATCAAGTAAAATGGACAAACTGTATGCTTCAAGAGTATGAAGTTGGAGACAAAATACCTGCAAAAGATGGTGAATATACATATGGTTCAAGCGAAAGAGGAAAGTTAATATCATTCTGTCCAATGTGTGATTCACTTATTTCATTTAAGGTTGTCGTAAAAAATGGAAAAGTATACAAAGTAAAAGAAACTGGTTTGATTTTATAGAAGATTGGAGATGAAGAAAATTGAATAGAAGAAAACTTAAGAAAGCATTTATTGAAACTATTAAAGAAATGTTTGTAGTGTTTATATTTACGATTGCTGGATGCTTAATTGCCACGTTTAGTAATGCTATTACTGGAACAATCGCATACGGATTAGCATTTATGTTTATAATTGTATTCGCAGCGAATATGTATTTGGAATATAAAGATCTTAAATATAAAGACGAGTAAATTGGAGTTTCATTGGAGGTGATTCTTACGGAATGGTATGTACTCTATAGTGATTCAAATGCACGAAAAATTGTTAAATGGAACATATTCAAGCATGGAGCTTTTAAAAAAGAAGTAGACAAGCTTTTGAAAGAAAATTTAACGAAAGACGATTTTTCAGAAAAACTTGGAAGATTGCTTATGTATTATACGTGGTCTAAAAGCGAATATGAAGTAATCGTATCACCTTGGGTTGGACGAGCAGAAGATATTAAAATTGATGTTTACAGTCAGGTACATATGAATTGGGATAGATTTGTTGATTATGTGTGGTCTTTTAGATAGCGAACAGGAGGACTAAAATTGGGATTTGAGACAAGTGAAAAATTGGATAAATGGGTGGAAAATCATAGAAAAATATGTTGTGGTTTTCATTCAATAGTAGGCGAACAGTTTGTATACGAGTTTTTACCGTATTGTACTACAGAGTGCCAAACAGTTAAGTGTACGCTGTGTGGCAAAGAATTTACAGATTATGTTGGTTAGGAGGATTAAGATTTGAAAACAGTTTTTAATTGGATTGGTGATGATTGGAGACGAGTAAAGAATCATTGTAGAACAACCGATAATAAAGATTTTACAGAGAACGAAGCAACAGATAATTTTAAAAAGAAGTTGCTTATATCAGAACATTCACCAATTAGATTACTTGAATTTGATTGGTCATGGAAAAGTATTTATTATTGGTTGAGTACAGAATGGTCAAGACATAAATTTGAAAAATTTATTAGTTCTCAAAGAGATGATAGATTGGTTGATGATACTCCACGAGGAAAGAAACCACAAGATGCATTGGTTAATTTTGATGGTTATGCTAATGAACAAAACTGTATTGATGGATGGAGAAAAAGATTGTGTGGAAACGCCACACCAGAAGCCGTTGAATTAGCAGAAGATTTCAAAATTGAATTACATAAAACACATCCATTGGAATCCAATGTATTAGTACCTAATTGTATATATCGTGCAGGTTGTCCTGAATTTGGTTGCTGTGGAAAGATTACTGATTTTATTAAATGGGCAAAGGATAATAATAAGGAAATTAACTGGCTTAATATTCAAAATAGATATGATTTATACAATGAATGGTTTTATGAGGTACACAAATAAATGTTCATTTCTTAGGAGGTGATTAATACGAGAAATCCAAATAGATTATATAATTTTTATAACGAAGTAACCAGATTACACATGACATACATGCCTGATTGGAGAGTAGGACAATTTTGGATGAACTTTTTAGGTTGGGTACAGAATGAAAAGAAACGAGATCCGTTCTTCACAGAAGAGTCAGAAATGCTTACATACTTAAAAGAATATTGTGGAGAAAAGGAGGGAGTAAATGGATAAATTTGATATTACATCAAGGGTTGAAGAACTCAATAAAGCTTCCGAAGCTTATTACAATACTGGACAACCTATTATGAGTGATACTGAGTTTGATAATAAACTTGAAGAACTCAGACAGTGGGAAGATGAAACTGGTATTGTATTATCAAATAGCCCAACGCACAATGTTGGCGCAACAGTATTGGAGAATATAAAAGAAGTTACACATAAAACACCAATGTTATCATTGGAAAAGTGCCATAGCACAGAAGAGATTGTTAAATTTGCAAATAATCATAATCTTGTGGCTTCTGTAAAGCTTGATGGTTTAACTGTACGTCTTACTTATAAAGATGGTGATTTAGTTTTAGCAGAATCAAGAGGAAATGGTGTAGTTGGATCTGATGTGACAGAACACGTTAAACAGTTTACTAATGTTCCATTACATATTAATAAGGAAGGAACTTATATAATTGATGGTGAAGCATTAATTAAATTAGAAGATTTTGCAGAGATTAACAAAAATGGAGAATATAAGAATAGTCGTAATTTAGCAGCAGGTACATTATCAAGTCTTGATACTTCGATTGTAAAAGATAGAAAACTATCTTGGTATGCGTGGGAAGTAGTTGAAGGATATAAAGATAATTCTTTTATGGTTTCTTTATTAGAGGCATTTGACCTTGGATTTGACGTAGTTCCATTTGCTAATTTGGCATTGGCAGATATGTCAATTGATGAAGCTATTGAATATTTTCTTGATGAAGCAAAAGAGAAATTTTTACCGCAAGATGGCGTTGTATTCAAATTTGATGACATTGAATATGGCAAATCTCTTGGTAATACTTCTCACCATTTCAGGAATGGAATTGCTTGGAAAGCAAAAAATGATTCATTTGAGACAGAATTAACAGATATTGAATGGACAATGGGTAAAACAGGAAGTCTTTGTCCAACTGCTGTATTCAAGCCAGTAGAAATTGAAGGGAGTAAAGTAGAACGTGCTTCGTTGCACAACATATCCGTATTAAGACAAATTATGGGTAGACCATGGCGAGGTCAACATATTGGCACATTTAAAGCAAATCTCATAATCCCTCAGATTAGATGGGCAGAAGAAGATGATAATAAGACAAAAGATTATATTGATATTCCAAATAAATGTCCAATATGCGGATCACCTACAAAGATTGTTAAAGACAATGATTCAGAAGTTCTTTATTGTACTAACGAAGGTTGTAACGGTAAATTACTTGGCAAACTCAGTCACGCAGTAAGTAAGAATGCTTTTAATATTGATGGATTATCAGAATCAACTATTGAGAAATTCATCAATCTTGGATGGTTAAAATCAATCAAAGATATCTATCATCTATCAGAACACGAAGAAGAAATGGGGTTACTAGAAGGATTCGGTAAAAAGTCCGTAGAAAAACTTCTTTCGTCTATTGAAAAATCCCGTAACACCAATCTGGAACATTTTCTTTATAGTCTTTCAGTTCCTATGGTCGGAAAATCTGCAAGTAAAATGATAGCAGAAGCAGTAGATTATAACTTTGACAATTTTATGCAGCAGATGGCATTAACAGGAGCAAAATATTTTAAATATATTCCTGGAATCGGAAATACTTTAATTAATTCTCTTGATGATTATTTTGAAAAACATTGTTCTGATATTTTAAAATTGTCAAAAGAATTCATATTTGAATCAAAAGGTAATCGTAATACTAATGGTTCATTAAAAGGATTAACATTTGTAATAACTGGTTCGCTTAATCATTATGCAAATAGAGATGAACTAAAATCAGAAATTGAAAGTTATGGCGGCAAAGTATCAGGTTCAATCAGTTCAAAAACTTCTTATTTAATTAATAATGATGTTAATTCTACGAGTTCTAAAAATTCTAAGGCAAAATCTCTAAACATTCCAATTATTAGCGAAGAAGATTTCATTAAAATGATTCAGTAAAAATTCCAATTAAAAAAGAGAATATAAATATGTAGTAATTAACATTCAAAATAGGAGGACAAATGAAAAAACGTATAGCAATTTTAGTATGTTTATTTGCAATTTCTTTTCCTGTCGTCCCCATTTGGGGACGTGATTATAAAAGTAATATAGGAAAAGAATTAAAAATAGGCACAGAAATAGCAACAAATATTAATCAATTACTTAGTTGTATTGAATTTCCAAATATCGAAACGAAAATTGGCTATTTGAACAATTCAACAAATATAAGAGTTGAGCCAAATCTTGAATCTTATGTTGTTGAGGTAAAGCCCTTTAATACAGAAATTGAATATTATGACTATGACGAAAATTGGGTATGCATAGAGCAAGATGAAAATGTATTTTATGTGTATAAATCACTGATTTCAGAAAGTCCAACCGACTACTTATCATATAATACCCCCTATAATAAAATTAAAAGTTATATGAGTTACAAATCCATAACATCAAAATCGAGTGACCAATATAAAATGCAGCAAATAGCATATACCGGCAATTATGGTATTCGTCAGGTAAATGGAAGATATTGTATAGCGGTTGGCTCTGCATATACCACAAAAATAGGTCAGTATATTGATCTTGTATTAGAAGACGGAACAATCATTCCGTGTATTTTAGCGGATTGCAAGGCTGATATTCATACTGATTCTAATAATATTTGTACCAGCGATGGTTCATTAGCTGAATTTATTGTTGATATAAAAGCATTAAGTAAAACAGTTAGATATACAGGCGATATTTCTACTGCATGTGAAGATTGGGAAAGTATGATAACGCAAGTAATTGTTTACGACAAAAAGTCCAGCTAATAAATGTCAATAGTAAAATGAGAAAAAATCTATTTTATTTTCTGACTAAAAAAGGGCGGACTTTCCCCTTGGTGAAAATATCGTTT